AAAGTAGGGTTAATATTATTATGAATCGTTTTATTATTGAGCATAATCCACGCGCTGCAGCGCAATCACTTTGTGATAAGCATGTACCTAAGATGGTTGTTGAGGAAGCACAAATGCTTTCAGCAGTTCATCGGCTGCTTGACGGTAACCAAAAAGATATTCCTGTAGTTGATGAAGAAGGCCTACATGTTTTCCTTAAGTCAGGTAGGAGGCGCACTAAGAAGCACTGGGTGCTTCCTGACGCTCGAGAAGATAATCTGTATAAGGTTGCACATGCAAATCATCCATGTACAATCTGGGCTCGCCAGACGCTTGGTAACTATAATTGGGCAGTAAGACTTCTTATGGCAATGTGTGACGAGTACACCCACCGCTATGATAAGAAACACAAGTCAGAATCATTGCTACCATGGTTAATATCACCACCTGTCAATATAGATCAATCATTAGAACTCACTCCAATGCCTCTTGCTATGGGTTCTAATCCTGAGTGTATAGATCCAAGTGATGTTGTTGGTTCTTATCGTAAGTTCTACGAAACAAAGCAAGAACGATTTAAAATGGTATGGACAAAACGTGATGTTCCAAGTTGGTTCTGCTATAAGTAATTGTTAAGATTATTCTAAAGGGGGCTTTATGTCCCCTTTATTTTATATAAATAACATTACATAAAAAAGATAAGGCCATTTTCGTGGACAGGAAATTTATTAAGAATGCTTTGCAGTCAACAAACTTTAATCTTAAGACTACTGACTTCGAAACCTTAAGATATAAAGAAGAAATCCAACATTTATTTACGACCAAATATTTTAATAAGGTAGAACCAAAATTTATTAAGACTACTAATCTCACTAAAATAGCACTTAATCAGGCTATTTCTAAACTGAGAAATCAAGATGCAGCTGCCTTTAAAGCGCTCCATATGTATCCGCTTAAAAATATAGGTCCAGGTGAAGTCACACTGTTTTATTTGATTCAACTTGCATCACTATCAGGTGGCAAAACAGATGGTGACTTAGAGGTAGGAAGTAAGAAGTTTGAAGTTAAAGCGGTCAATGTAAGTCCTGACGGATATGCATCTAACTTTAAATTAGGCGGTAAGATTGTCATGAGTGATATCATACGATCAGTTCAAGATTTAAAGAAAGCAGCAGGATTAACCGCTAATCCAGCAGAGGTAAATAAGACCGAGCTAGGTATTATTAAGAAGAAATTTCCAAATGAATTAGAGCAAGCATTTAAAGATTTCCAAGATCTAGCATACGACAAATATTTTAAGAGCCACAACATTATTTTTATGGCCAACCAAAACGGTGGCGGTTATCAAATGGGTGATGTTGCAAGAATTGCTAGAATAGAAAAAAGAGATATTGAATTTGAACGAATTACCTCAGGCACAATTAAGCCGAGGGTTTACTTAGGAAAATAATACAAGGTGAAATATTATGGCTGATGAACTTCAACAAATCATGGATCAACTGCACGAATATACTTTTCAGCAAATCAATAGAAGCAATGAAAACCATGGATTCTTTTCTGAATCCGGACTGTTAGAAGCATCAATTATTGGTCGTGAAGGATCTACTCACTACCGAAAAGAAGATGCAAGAAGAGCGCTGCAGTTCTTTGATGATGCCTGGAATATGCTATATGAGGTTGCTGCTTTATTAGATAAAACAGAACCAGCGGATTATCTGTCTATCGAAGATTATCTTCAGATGCTTATTACTTCTGAACACCAAGATAGCCAATCAGATGAAAGTAGTTAAGCACGAAAAAGCTTTTCACATCGATGAGCTTCCTTTGAAAAATATTAACATTATAGACAATTGGCTTCACCCTTTAACGCACGCTTGGGTGAATAAGATGATAAGTTCTTTTTCTTGGCAGCTCTCGAATCAAGTACAAAAACCCAATGGTGAATATGCACACCGATTTTGGGGTACCGCTTTGTATATAAAACATCGGAATTGCCCTGATACGTTTGATCCTCTCAGTAATATAATACGTGAAGAAGAGTATACCTCAGGAAGACATGTCTTCACAAGATTTATGCACAATCTTATTCAAGATAGTTTTGGTTTTGATTGGGGAAGCTTAGATTATATTGGTACTAATGGGCAAACTGTTGGTCTTCAAGGAACGATACACCTTGATAGTCAATCAGATCAAAATATATCTTTTTTATATTACGACCAACCAACATGGAATAAGGATTGGGGAGGTCAGCTTCATTTTTACAATCGTGAAAAAGAACTTGTTGAGTCAATTGACTATATTCCAAACCGCCTTGTCTTCTTTGACGGCAGAACGCTTCACTCAGCAGATGCTCCAGTCAATTGCAATTATGAGATAAGAACATCACTCGTCGTCCGTGGAGAACAAGCAATATTGCGAAAATAATTGTTTACTTTTAAGAAAAACCGTTCTATAATGTTTCCATCAAATGAAGTTAACCCTTGATTGAAGTGAGGAAATATTATGACCGATATAAAAAATCTTAAAGTTTTCTGCTGGACTGATAAAAGCAAAGAGCCGATGACAGCGATCGAGTGGACTGATGGGACCTCAGAGAGAAACGAGATGATTGATGATTCTCAACGAAGGTGCCACACAGCCTGGAGTGATCCTAGATCTGTCAGTGAAATTATGTCATTCAATGAAGCTTTAGATCATGATATCCATGGTATGGACATGATATGTCATGATGTCATTGAAACTATGGCACAAGAGTTTGTAGGGCACTTGTGGGATAGCTTGGAAGAGTTATCAATCACAGAAGTTAACAGGCTTTTTGAGAAAATGAACGATGTTATCGCTGATTTTAATGGAGCAAATTCATGAAAGATTATATCATTATTGCCTTGATCGGAATTGCCTTTGGTTTACTCATGGATTTCGGTTTAACTCTTTCTGGATACTAGTTTTTGATGATCCCATGCCCGATAAAACTGTTGACCTGCCCACCGACGGGTGAGGGGGCATCATGCATCGGGATCATCATTTTTTTTGACAAATAAGTATTTACTTTTCAAAAAAACTATCGTATAATGGTTCCATCAAATGAAGTTAACCTTTAATTGAAGAGAGAAAATATTATGTCAATCACTTTACAGCAACTTCAAGATCGACGCGATGCACGTAACCCTGCTCAGTGGGACTGGCGTGTCCTTGACACTGAGTGTCACATGGCTGGTAACTGCCCTATCCTCAACCTCAATTTCAGTCGTAATATAAAGCCAGTAAAAACCAACCGTGGTGTGCGTCACATGTTGATCAAAGCTAATTTGCGACAGCGACGCTCAGTAGGTGCAAGGTTTACTCGATCTTCAATTCGTACTGTACGGGGCATGTAATAATGAAAAAATTTAATCTAGAACTTTCTGGTGAAGACATTTATATGATTATATCTTCGCTTACTCTTAATAGTAGGGAGTCATGGTCTTCTGGTACGCCTGAAGGTAAAGAAAAAAGTATCAAACTTGATCAAATAGAAGATCGAATTGGTGATCAAATCGACGAACAGCGGGAGATGGTTTAATATGAATGTGATGTATATTAATGGGTTTGGCGGTCAACCATTAGACAATGGACCACTGCCAGAACCAGGCACTAAGAAGTACTATTTAAATAAGCTTGTAAGTTCATTCTTGCATCATGGAACGGTTTGGAACTTTACACCAGATTATACTTTATCAGTTGATGATCAGCTAGAGTTTTATCATAGTATTTACCATCAATCAGAATTGCTTGAAATAGATCTTTTTATAGGCACTTCTATGGGAGGTTGGTTAGCTCAACGTCTTGGCCACAAATACGGCATACCGTTTGTTGCAATTAATCCAGCCGTTGATCCTGAAAAGACTCTACAGCGTAGAATTGGTGATGGTGAAACGTATGACGGTAAAAAGTATCATCTTACTGAAGCTACTGTAAATTCATATGACCCGATGGGTCATGAAGGCTGTGGACTTATTTTACTTGATATGGATGATGAAGTTATTGACTCTCATGCAACTATAAATAAGTATGATAGCAGTTTTAAAGTTCATTCTTTTCCTGGTGGTAATCACCGGTTTCAGCATTGGGATGAAAGTATAGAACTGATAAAATCATTTTATATAAATGCAGAGCTTATATATGGACACGAAGATACAGACGACGTCATTTAAGGAGTTTAAAAGCTTAAACGAAGGATTCGTCAATTTAATTGCAGATAATCCTAAGAAAGAAGATTATATCGACACTGTTTGGGATATGGTTCAAAAATCCTATGCATCAATAGGTGGCATCAAAAGTAATGGCTTCCAATCCAAAGAAGCCATGATGAAAATCCCTTTTTGGAAAGTAGCAACAGTCAACGGTAAAGTCGTGGCTGTTGCTTTTTACAAAGACAAGGGTGGACGGAAGATCGTTGCATCAGGAACAGATGGATCCGCTGATGGAAAACGCCGTATAATAGAGATATGCAAAAACGACTTAAAGCGAGCGTATGGTGAAAAATCTAAAGCTGCTTTAGGGCTCGCGCTTAAAATAACACCCCCTGAAGTCATAAAACAATTTCTTATATCTCCTGACGATGTCCTTAAAATGTCAAAGGGCAAAGATACTATTATACCTGTTAAAGGCTATAGAGGTGAATTACCAGACGATGCAAAATTAACTCTTAAGAAATTTCCGTTTCTCATCGACTATGGATACCTTCGTGATTTTAGTGGTAAGACAATGTTTAAAGTAATGATGGGAACGCCAGGTAAAACTATTAAATAGTGTTTAATAAATATAAGAAATATTGACAAGGGTGAATTGGTATGCAATCCTCAGTACAGCCTGGTGATACAGGGCATTTAATAATTAAAGCCGGCGATACGTATGTAAGAGTACATTCTAATCCAAGGTGTGGTTCAAAAACAATCAAGAATTTGCTTGTTGCTGCTGCGTCAGGTGAAGATTCGTGTGATTATTTAGATAATTGGATAATTGATCCAAATCAGTATGAAAAACGGAAATTAAACAGTGAGATTTCAGCAGAAACAAAAATCAAATATCTGAGGGCCTCAGAAGAAAAATATAGATCAAACTTTGAGGAAGAAGTTTCAGACCTGGCGCCAGTAGTATGTATTGCTATTGTACAAGATCCAATGATTCGATTTGTGTCTGCTCTTAATAATCTACATATGCGGATAATCGATTGGGAACATACTAACGTAACATATTTGGCAAAGTCAGACAGAGAAAAAAACCATTTTAATAATACAAGTAAAAAATTGCGTGATCTCTTTTCACCTGAAAGATTAACTGAATTTAAGCCATTAGATTTTATTGAATACCAACACATTAAACCTTATGAGTATGATCCAGAAGCGCCAGTTGAAGGGATTGTTTCTGTTTTAAGTCACTTGTATAGCGGGTTTATTTTAACGCTTCAGAGCGAGACAATTGACTTTAGTAAGCCGATGACTGTCTATAGAACATGTGATATAGATACCAAAATAAAGCCCATGCTAGAAGAAATGTGTGGTAGATCACTGCCAGATTTTCAATCCAATAAAACAATCCATAAGCATTTCGAATCATTAGATCAAAATATAATTGATAAAATCAAAGAATATTATTCGAATGATTTTAAAATCTATAATGCTATTGAGGCGTCAGAATAGTGGTAGTATCTCATTCAAACAATTTTATATTCTTACGAGTCCCAAAAAATGCAAGCTCTAGTCTTGCAGAATTTTTTGTAAGGAATTGTTGTGACTCTAATGATCAGTATACTGCGGTCAATGATTGTGGGATAAACAACAATAATATCCCACCAGCAGTCTTATCCAAGTATAGACATCAGAGTAGGTTTATACATTTAACTCTCGATGAATTAGTGAGTAACGAGATTATCACCCGTGATAAAGCAAAATCAATGACTAAAATTATGGTTCTCCGTAATCCGTTTGATCGACAGTTAAGTCTATATTTCTTTTTGTGTAAGCAACAGAGAAAACAACCTAGCGCAAACCATTTTAGAGAAGTGTTTTCTAACGGCGTTCACGAATCAGATACTAATAATGCATTTTGTCAAATTGATTATATTAAAGTGGCTGATCAAATCCAACCAAACATAGAAATATGGCGATATGAAAATTTAAATCAAGAGCTTGAACTTTTTAGTAAAAGCCATAGTATCAAGCACTCAATTAAACAACATAAGTCAGGTAAGCGTCCACAAAAACCAATGAACGAATTAGTTGAAGAGTATTATGACCAAAAAACAAAGGATGCTGTTTTAAGATACTACGCTAATGATTTTGAAGCACTAGATATTCTTTTATGAAACCAACAAAAGCTTTTATTATTATGATGAAGGGCAATTTAATCAGTGAAGAATACGCAAAGGTTTGTTCTGACTCGTGTGATAAAATTGGTTTAGAATGGGAATACATCGAGTGGTTTGATGGAAATCACGGCGGACCTAATGTTGCAATGGACGCTTGGGCAAAAGTACCAACCAAGATACTCAACGTTAATTCATTTAAACCAAAAAGAAATACAGCACAATGCGCAACATCAGGTCACGCAATGGCGTGGTGCAAAGTACGGGATCACGGTAAGCCTGCGATTATTCTTGAACATGATGCAGTAATGTTTCATAAGATAGATATCGATCTTATTGATAACTGCATTATTGCACTTGGATATAAGATACAAAAATTAGAAGATTATGATCATGTGACAGCAGGCCCTCCGACTGAAATTGTAGATGTTATTGGTGCCGGCCACGAAGGTGCTCATGCTTATGCTATTACACCAGAAACTGCACGACTTCTTTTAAAAGAGCTTGAAGATATTGGTATTCCAGGTGCTATAGATAATACACACTTCTTAAAATCACGCAAAACAAAAGTGCCGATTAAAATTATGTCGCCAACACCAGCAGTTGGCTGGTTAAGAAAAAGTACGATCTGGGCAAAAAGCGCCACAAAGAACTATCCCTTTATTGGATCATTTGCAGAACACTATATTGGGGCGCATGATACAACACACCCAAGACACAGACCTAAAATGGTACGAAAACAAAAGCCAAAGCCAGAACCAGAGAAGCCGGCAACTACTAATAATACAGATGTGTATAAGAATAAACCAACAAATAAAACTGCAGGCTATAGAAGAAGAAAAAGAATATGAAGACATTAATATACCAATATTACAGAGATAGAGCACGTGCGACAGATGGACCGTGTTTAGATTTAGGGTATGAATATCACGTGTTAAGTCGTAAGTCAGTATCAAAGTATGCTGAAAAGTGTAGATCTGATTATAAGTTTTTAGACCATGATTTTGGGCATGCGCCTTTCTATGGTATCTTTCTGCCGTTTATTGAAGGTTGGTGTGAAGACTACGACGCAATTTGTTTTATGGATAGCGACATACTCGCCACTAATAACTTTGATAATATATTTGATCATATACAAGATGATAGAATTAACTATGTTCAAATGAAATTGAAATCGAGAAACCAATGGTTAGATGCACATGGTGGACATGGCAATTCTGGTGTTGTTGTATTTCCTCGAAAAATATATTCTTTGGTCGGTGAATACTTTAAAAAGAATATTCAAAATCCACCAGGTGGTCATATGGGTGGATGGGATCAATTGATGATTAATCTATTTGTGATTGAGCAGCAGAGGTTTAACGGATTGCCTGAAAAGTTTAATTGGCATTTAGGCCGCTGGGATCAAGAACCAAGATTTGATCAAACACTCATTCATTATCACCGTAAGTATAAGGGTTGGATGAAGGAAGAATTTAATGATGAAAGGATTATGAAATGAATGTGGATTTTATAGAAATTGGTACAAGTGATTTTAGGACATTAATCGAGGTTGCTGATGATCACACTGTTGGATTCTCAATAGAGCCGATACAAACATATCTAGATAGGTTACCGAATAAACCTAAGGTAGAGAAATGCTGTATTGCAATTTCACCTGATGGTACAAATGGAACATGTGAAATATATCATATACCACCTGAAATCATTGCTCAAGAAAATCTACCTTATTGGTGGAAAGGTTGTAACTCAATTGGTTATATGCACCCAGAAGCAATTCGGTTTAAGATGGAACACAAGTTTGTAAAGACAACTGTGCCGCAGATGTCACTCGGTGATTTTATAGAGTTAAAGCAGATTGAAGAAATAAAGCAGTTAAAGATTGATGTAGAAGGCAATGACTGTAAAATACTCATTGATTATTATTCGTACCTTGTAGGGAAAGATAAGTCAGTGTATCCAAAAAGAATTATATTTGAACACAAGCACGCAGCAATAGAAGAAAGAAATAAGGTTGCAGAATTATATGCAGAACTTGGATATAATATAAAGGCTCACACAAGAATCGACACGGAACTGTATCTATGAAAACAAAAATGATCGAGTCTAAGTATGGCAACCTCGAAGTTCCAGACGATAAAATATACAGTAACATGGTCAGATACGGTGGATTACAAACACCAAAGCAAAAGATCATGTTAGATCAAAAAGTCATACATAGCACAGATATTGTTTTAGATATTGGTGCACATGTTGGAACCTTCTCGATTCCTTTTGCGTTGCAGTGTAAACCACCAAAGATTTATGCTGTTGAAGCGACTAATGAAAGCTATGAAGTTCTTTTAAGAAATATAAAGCATAATCGACTAGAGAATGTTATCGCACCAATCCATGCGATTGTTTCTGATAGTAATCAAACAATGGCTGTAAAAGACCCATCAAGAGTAAAAGCAAACGAAAGCTGGATTAAGCAATACCACCCATCTAAAACAGGGGTCAAAGGTTTTACTCTTGATGAAATGTTTAAGGATTTGGATAGTATTGATTTTGTAAAGATGGATATTGAAGGTAGTGAAATTAGGGCGCTAAAAGGATTTCGTGAACTATTAAAGAAGCACTCGCCTGTCCTTTATATTGAATGCAGTGATCTGGCATTAAAAGAACAAAACTATACAATGCAAGATATGGAAGACGAAGTGCGAAGTCATGGCTATAATATATTTGTTGAAAACCATGAAAAATATGGATACAGAGAAATCAAAACACTTAATGATAGTCTCACAAAAACAGGTCATCACGGCAGTCACTATGACTGCTTTATGTTTAAAGATAGAGACCATGCAAGAGGCCGTAGATTTTGAAAGTCATTGCAGCAGGATCAGGACCAAGTCTCGTACAAATAAACGACTGGCACACAGATAAAGTTACGGTTGTTGGTGTAAATAATGTTTGGCGAGTAACAACGAAATGGGACCATTTAATACATGCAGGTGATTATCCTCAAGATTTAAGAAAACAACTCTATATGAAAAAGAGAGCGTATCAGAAAGTACACTCGAGAGAAGGCAATCTTGGATTCAAAGCATCGTATTGCGGCATGTCAAAGATGCCATGGGAAAAAGCAAGGATTTACTTAGGTCTGCCTATCTATTTCGGTACAATGTATTGGATACTTCACCACTTAAAACCGACTCATATTGGTTGTATTGGTTTTGATATGAACTATACACCACAACCAGATGGATCAACTGCAGCATACGGTGTTGGATATGATATGCAAACCAGAGGCATCCCAGATCCTCTCTGGCAATTTAAAAATGTACCTGAGTATATTGCAATGGCCGATCCATATAAGACGCTTATGGATCGCCTGATCGCTCTTAAAGGTGATACACAAATAGTCAACTTATCCAACGATCCAAAGACCATGTTACCCTGGGATCACGTTCCATTTAGTGAATTTTAAAAACATATAAGTATAATAACAATTAATGAAGTTAGGCTGAGGCAATCCTTCATCATATTCTGGCAATCGCCAGGATTCTTTATATCCCGCCTCATCCTTGCTTCTCTGTTATTACAGGGAAAAGCATGTCTAATATCAATGAAGTGCTAAATTTACAGCAAAGAATGAAGAAAAGACAGGTTGCCAAAAGAATCAAGGGCAAACTGAGAATTGGAAGAAAGAAAGCAAAGTTTAAAATGGCTGACCAGAAAAAGCTAAAGAATCGGGCACAAAAACAAGCTCGTCAAATTTTGCGTGGTAAACTAGCAGGAAAGATCGGCCAAGACTATAAAAAATTAGGCTTTTCACAACGAGCTCAGGTTGATAAGAAATTATCTAATAAGAAAGCCGTTATTGCTCGTCTTGCTAAACGCTTACTTCCTAAAGTACGAAAAGCTGAAATGAGCAGGCTAAGTCAAGCAAGAAAAACTCGTCGTGAAAACTATGACATCATGAATGTCGTTTATGGTTTCTATGAAACTGAATATAAGAAGATCATTACCGAAAAGATTGAAAAGAATCTGCGTAGGAAAAGCGAAAAGTACAATGTATGCTACGAAGATTTAAAGGAAGCATTTTTAGAATATCGCAATACTATGTCAGCTCAAGAAACGTTTGATGCTATCAACACTGAACTCGCAATCACCGAAGATGACAAACCAAATAAGCGTGGTGATGATGCCAAAGGTCATAGGCGACCAACCGAGGATGGTGCTGGCTTGACGCGTAAAGGTGCAAAGGCAGCTGGCGTTAAAACTGCTGTAACTACTCCACCAAGTAAGCTCGATCCAGACGGTAAAGCTGCTAAGCGCCGTAAATCATTTTGTGCTCGAATGGGCGGAATGAAAGGTCCTATGAAAGACGAGAAAGGTCGTCCGACAAGGAAGGCAATGTCATTAAAGCGTTGGAACTGTTAACGATGAAATCATTTAGTCAATTTAAAGAAGACGTTTCAAATTCTGAGTTGAATGCATTGCAGAAAAAAGCCGACTTAAAATTAAAGAAGCATAAGATTGATCTTGATATTAAAGGCAATCATTTTAGGGACAGGATTAATGATCCTAGAAATAAGCCAGATATTTCTGCTGATGAGATTTCTTCAATCATCGATAAAATAGATGGTCAACAAGGTAAAAAGATTAAAGCAAAAAAGGGTTCTGAAGCTGTATTAAAAGATAAGAAGTCTAAGATTAATATACCAGCAGTGATTAAACCTGAAAGAGATAGATCTGGTAAAGAGATGATTGCTGTTAAAGCAAAAACGATTATGAGAAAAAAGAACTTTCAATCAAAGACACCATTTATTGCATATGAAGGCAACAATTCATTAGAAGAAGGCAAGTTGGCAAAAATGGCGCTTATTGGTGCAATTGTTCTTGGTGTTGCTGCTGGTAACGCTGCTCAAGTTTCTTCTCGTGATGTAAAATCTTGGAAACAAGACTTTAATAGTTTAACTGTTCAAAACAAAAGAAAAGTTTTAGGTTTAATTGGTAAATCTGGAGATAAAAAATGAAAAGGTTTGGTCAGTTTTTAGACGAAGGTGAGTGCGTTGATGAAGCAGCGTCAATGATGAAAGTTATTGGAGCAAAAACAGTTCATAGAAAGAAGTATAAAAAAGCACTTGATTTTATTAAAAAGAAATTAAAGACAGTAGAAAATCTCGGCGCAACTAAGGTTTTTCGTGTTTCAAAGATTGTTGACAAGTATAGCTTGCCAATTGATGCAAAGGTTGCTTACGAGTTACTTCAAAAAGAAAGTGTCAATGCTAAGATGGCGAGAGAAAAGATTCAGCGAGAAAAACAAGCCGATAAAGAAAAGCATGACCGCATGATGGATCAAGCACGTCGAAGAGATACCCGAATCAAGAACGCTATGACTGAGTCAGAGATTCATGTACGCCTTGATCACCTCGATGGTGATTCTCGTCAAAAGAAAGCTAATGATGTGATGAAGAAACATGAAAAGGCTGGTCATATTAAGTATGGTGGTTCTACTGATAAGGGTGTAATCTTTAAAGCAAAGAGTAAAGCACATGCTGATAGACTGCATAAAGATCTGAAGCCTCATGCAACTGGTGTTGAGTTCTCCGAAGAAAAGTCAGCACAAGATCCTGATATTAAAGATAGAGAGGGCACCCAACCCGCTGCATATCACAAAGGTTTAAAGAAAACAACAAAAGCAAAGCGAGATGCACACTTCAAGAAGCACGGTCCAAAGAGCGATGATAATCCATCAGCGTATAAAGATGCACCTGGAGATAAAGAAGCGAGAGAAAAGCCAATGAAGAAATCAAGATTTACTAAATTTGTTGACAATATGATGGATGAAAAGACTTGTTGGAAAGGGTATAAGCAACAAGGCATGAAGAAGAAAGGTGATAAGCAAGTTCCTAACTGTGTTCCAGAGTCGCTCGAGCAGGCTAAAAAACCGGAAGTAAAGAAAGAAGTTGGTAAGAAGTCTAGTTCTGGAAAATGGACTAAAGCAGATCATGATTATTTGCAGAAAAATAGACAGAAACAAGAACCAGAGTGGCAGGGTGAAGAAGTCGAGCAGGTTGATGAAGGCAAGATTGATAAGTCTTCACCGATGTATAAAGAATATCAAGAACTGAAGAAGATGCCTATCAAACAACTCCGTAATAAAGTTGCTCTTGTAAACAGAGGTGACGATGTCAAGGGTTATGATAAAGAAGGTGCTGTCTCTGAAATCTTACGTGCCAAGTATGGTAAGAAGAAGGTAGACAAGGTCTTTGGTTTCTCTGAAGAAGTCGAGCAAGCTGATGAAGGAACTAACTTTGCTGACTATCGTGCATCTAAAGCAAATCAACCTACATCTGCTGATCGTCAGAAAATGAGCGCAGTTGCAGCGTTGTTAAAGAAAGAACGTGATGCAAGAAATAAAAAACTCAATAAAGAAGAAGTTATACAAGAAAATAGTTTTGCTGAAAAGTCAAAGAAGTCTGGTATTTCTGTAGCTACTTTAAAAAAGGTTTATAACCGTGGTGTTGCAGCATGGAAAACAGGCCATCGTCCTGGTACTACTCCACAACAATGGGGACATGCGCGCGTAAACGCCTTTATTACGAAGAAGAAGAAAGGTGGTTTAAACCACGATAAAGATTTAGCTTAATAAATAACAGACACAATAGGAGTTATCACAATGGATATTAAAAGTACAAAACAAAATGCTAATTTGATGGCTTCTGTTTTAGATGTCGTTCAAAAGAATCAAGATCTTTACCAGCAAAACGCTGAGGCACAATTTAATCCTGCAACAGCTTATGCTAGAGCAAAAGAAAATGAAGTACCAACTATTGAACCGGTACAACCTGCGGTAACCTTTGATCAAAACGGTGAGTCAGGTGCCGAATAAAAAAGATCCAGACGGCCCTTTGCACAAATGGGGTGAACCCGAAGGCGTAAAAGATTTTAAAAATAAAACTCCAGGACAAGATAAAATGAGCGATAAGGAAATTAAAGAAGCAGATATGAATAAAAAATCTGCTAGAAAGAGGTTAAGCGATATTCTTTCTGGTCGTAAACCTGGCGCCATGAAACCAAAAAAAGGTAAAGGCTCATACGATAGGAAAAAGCAGAGATCACTTGAAGAGTTAAAACAAATTAATGAGCTGACTAAAAAGACAATCCAACGATACCAAGATCAAGCAGCACTTCATCACCGTGATGCTAAAGCAGCGGGTGCAACTGAGATTCAAAAGCGCCGTGAAAAAGGCCACGATCTTGCAGATAAAAAATTAGCTGGTAAAACAAAAGTTGGTGCTACTGGTAAACTTTCGGATTATCCTTATAGAAAAGAAGACGTCGAACAGGTTGATGAGTTGGATAAATCTACTTTACAGTCTTATAAGAAAAAGTCAGAGCTTTCTGCTAAAGCTGGCGAGACCAATGCATCTCACTACCCTGAGCCTCAGCACGCTTGGATTAAAAACACATTCAAAGCTCGTGCTGCGAAGAGACGCAAGGGAATTGAGTTAGCAAATAAGAAACTCGCTCGTGAAGAAGTCGACGGCCTTATTGCGAAGATAAACGAAGCGTCTTTGAAAATGCGGATCGCAAAGAAAGGTAAAGTAGAAAACGAACTCAAGAAAATAAAATCATCTTCTGGTGAAATGGCTGCGTTTCTTTTAAATCAATCCGCAGATAACGACACTAGGGATTTAAGAGCATTCTTAAAATCAAAAGATGCAGATAAAGATGTTCTTAAAGTATTTAAAAAACACATGCCAGAATTATTAAAATAAGGGGAATAAACAATGAGAGATATAACAAGAGATCTTATTGATCGAATTTTAAATCGTGAGGGTTATGTATCAGATGCTCAACGAAAAGCAGTTCATGCTTCTAAAGCAGATGAAAAGAAAAAAATGTCTGTCAAAGAAGCGTACAGCATCTATCTTGACGAGATGAGTCAAATTGAAGAGTCCAATCTTGGTCACCTCGCTGCAAAGCACTTCCAGCACTACAGTAACTCAAACTCAGAGTCAGGTCACCGTAATCCAGAGCGAGCATCACAAGCAGCTGCTCAGACTCTGAACCGAATCAAATCTGTTCATGGTGCTTCCGCTGCTGCTGCTGTAAAGCAACACTCTGCTGATGCCGATAACCATGATAACGGCACGGTATCGTCAGGCAAGAAGGGTTTTCACAAGGATTTCGTCAGTAAGCATCTTGGCGGGTCGGGCAGTGAAGCACATAAAGCGTACAAGTCTCACATGAACAAGATGGGTTACACGAAAAAGAACCTTGGCATGCAAACTCATCACGAGTCAGTAAGTCACTTTGCTGAAATGAGTCAACTCGATGAGAACAATCTAGGTCACCTTGCTGCGAAGCACTTTCAAAACTACGGTAAAGCAGCAGCTGGCCAGATCCTGAATAAAATTAAATCTGTTCATGGCGACAAAGCTGCTGCCGCAGTAAAGCAGCACACTAGCGATGCAGACAACCACGATAACGGTATGGTGTCAAGTGGTAAGAAGGGTTTTCACGGCGATTTTGTCAAGAAGCATCTTGGTGGATCTGGTAGTGAAGCGCACAAAGCATATAAGTCGCATATGAACAAGATGGGTTACAACCAAAAGAACCTTGGTATGAAAACTCACCACGAGTCAGTAAGTCAACCTGACGAAGTCGAGCAAGTTAATGAACTAAAAAAAAATACTGTTAAGAGTTATCTATCCAAGGCAATAAAAAGCCGCAATGTGAACAAGGCACATGGTATGGATCACTTAGACAGGAGTCAATCAGCAGCCAGCTTTGGCGACACTAAAATGAGCGACTCGGAATTTGATAAAGGCAACAAGAGATTCGCCAAAGCCGATAAACGTCAAAGCGGTATTGATCGAGCTAAAAGGAGATACAACGAAGAAGTCGAGCAGGTTGATGAGCTTGATACTTCTACTCTTAAGTCTTATTCTAAGAAAGCAGGTCGTGAAGCAGATAAGCACGCTGTTGCTGGCGACAAGTATAATCCAGGCGAAGCGGGGAAGAAGTACCACGACAAGAAGATGGCTAAACGACAACGTGGTCAAGATCGTGCAGACCAAAAAGTCTTTGATCGGGAAAATCCTGTTCACGAAGATGTCAAGCAGGTAGTTGAGCTTGATACTTCTACTCTTAAATCTTATATTAAGAAGGCCAACAAGAAAGCTCTTAAGGCTCGCAATAGTTATTCAATGGCAGCAAGCCGTCGAAGTGATTTCGCGGATGATACTCCTGCTATGAAGAAGAATGCAAACTTAGCTAAAAAGCGTGAAGACGGCTCTGATCTTGCATCCAAAAAATTAGCTAAAAAGAACGAAGCTCTAACGCCAGCGCAAGATAAGCATCTGGACGTTCATGATGATGGCAAAATTGATAGTAAGGATTTTAAGAAGCTTCGCAATATGCGAAAAAAATAATCAGATAAATAAAAAGTAAACCACTCAGAGGATAAAACCATGTCACAATGGGGAAATAGAGACCAACTTTCTGATGCACCTAAGTTTATTGCGGACGGTGATACTGGCGAAAGCGGACAAGATATCTATGGTACTACACCAATCGGTACGTTTGGAGTAGACACTGACGAATCAGCTGCAGCACGCGGCGATGGAAAAGGCAGCGTACCTACAGGTTGGGTTCTTCGTGAAGAAGGAACTGGTCTTCGTGCCGGTCGAGTCCATCACGAAGTACTTGTTGCTCTATCTAAAAACGCATTTGCTACTGGCGATGCGGTAGACTTTGCTAATACTGCGACTACTTTAGTAGCAGATCCGGCTGGTACTGCAGACGATACTGAATTCCCAGATAGTTAATGTATACGGCTCCCGCCTCTTCCTAGTTTGGTACGCGGGAGTTTTTTTAAGGTAGGTTATGAAGGTATTGACTGAATCTAATTTTTTATTATATGCTGCTGCAAATTATACAAGCGTTTGTTATGACACTGAAGAGTTTTATGACGATCTAAAAAGATTTAAGTATCTTAAAAGACTTTTTTCTCGTTATCAAAAAAATGATGATTTAAAAGAAAGGCTTATATTAAATCATTTGATTACTCTATATAACGTTTTTCAACATGATGGTGCAACAAGAATGTTATTTTTTAAAATTGACCGTCATCATTGGCCGATACTAAAAACGTTTTTGTTGTTTTTATCGAAGATGCCAGAAGTAGTACAGCATATTGAAACTGAAGGCAACCATATAATATCAAACGATATTGGAGTTGATATTAATATAGTAAAACTTTTAAGGGAACTATAATGGCAAAGGGCGCAATAGACATAGGATTAATATACAGTTTTCTTCGGAGACTGGTTACGCCTTTTGAAAAATGGGATGCATATAAGTCTGGTGTCATTGATAAAGATGGAAAGGTTATTGTATCAAAACAAAATAGGAGTATTGATCAAGATAAATCTTGGGGATACTTTGATCGTTTAGTTGCTAACCTTAAAAAGCTTTTAGGTAAATTACCTGCGGGCAAAACAAGACTTGCTTCATTTGCTGCAGCATTGTTGCTTATAAGAGAAGAGAACATTGACGCAGATGATCTTGATTACTTAGAAGAAACATTGAACAAGTATATGGATGAAGCTCAAATGATTATAGAAGAAGCGCCAGTGAATACAGCGGGATCAGGTCAGGTTGCTGGTATCGGTGTTGGTCCTGATGGTGAGCCAGGAATTAAAAAGAAAAGAAAGACGCAGGTACTGACAAGAAATTATATTGAAGTCGGTGGCCGACGACTACTTCAATCTAAGATGATGAAGTAATGTTAACTTTATTGGGTTCAATAGTAGGTTTCTTAGGATCCACTGTTCCAAGTGTAATTAATCACTTTGGCAAGAAGGAAGATAATAAGAAGCAACTTGAAATTATGAGAATGCAGATGACGATGGCTGAGAAGAATGCAGACATCGATCTGATGAAGTTTCAAGCCATGGCACTGGATAATGAACACCAAAGATTGATTGCGCACGACACAGCAATGCAGAAAGACACAGGTCCTTTGTCTTGGTTAAGAAAGAGTGTAAGACCTGTTATAACTTATTTATTTTTTGGGTTGTTCGCCGCGGTTAAGATTTCATCTCTAGTGGCTGCAACAGAAACACAAGATTTCCAAACGGCAATATTGATTGTTTGGGATCCAGAAACTCAGGCTATTTTCGCCGCAATTATATCATTTTGGTTTGGATCGAGAGCATTAGAAAAAAATATTTTTAATCGACCTTAAATGGATAATATAACCGATATGTCTGATATAGAGAGCAACCGTTATTATCAACGGTTAGAGCAAACTGTTGTACGCTTAGACGCATTAAATGATAAGCTAGATAAAATCATGGAAGCTCTTGCCACTGCAAGAGTAGAATCTGCGCGCGTAGAAGAAAGAGTTGCACAAATAGAAATTAATAAGGTCGACTACTGGAATCGCTTGAATCGCCATTCTGAAGAGATTGATCATCTAAAAGAAGAGATATCAGTGCAGATCGGTAAGTACAATCTTCTTAAGAGCCACTTTGATCAAGATAACCAACAATGTGAAGAAGATCGCCAAGAACAAAAAACCCGTATTGCTGATCTAGAGCTGAAGACAGCTGAAGTACACCGTACTACAACTCTAATCAACAGAGCTTTCTGGGTATTCATTACTGGTTTTTCAGCATACGTAGGAAATAATGTGTTCCATTTATTGTAATTGCGTGTTAGAATCTCTTTAAGAGTGTAAAACTTAAAGGATTATATAGTATGTGGCTTGAACAGAAGTATATAGGTTTGATGTCTAACCGATTGGACATGTTTAAAAGGAAGAAGCAAGATACGTATAACTTCCGCTGTCCGGCATGTGGTGATTCCCTTAAAAACAAATATAAAGCTAGAGGGTGGATATTTCCAAATACAAAAACCTCTGGTTTATTGTACCATTGTCATAATTGTTCTATAACACTAAGTATCGATAAACTCATCGAAATGGTTGATCCTAATCTCTACCAAGAGTTTGTGAGAGAAAAGTTAATCGAATCCGGTGGTTCTAAGAAAAGAGTTAAGTCTGAAGCTGAAATATTTGCAGCAAAGATGAAACCCCCTACGTTTGTTAAATTAAGTCCTCTTGCGAAGCTAAAGAAAATCTCTCAGCTTCCACACCACCATCCTGTTAAGCAGTATGTTGTATCAAGAAAAATACCAACGACTGCTCACCATAGACTATTCTATGCCCCAAAATTCATGGAATGGGTAATGAATATCGATGAAAGCCTTTTAGCGAAAAAACCTGGTGAAGATGAACCACGCATTATCATTCCGTTTTTAGATGAAGATTCATCTTTATTTGGTTTTCAGGGGCGCTCCCTTCGTCCGTCAGGTCTTAGATATATAACTATAATGCTTGATAAAACAAAGCCAAAAGCTTTCGGATTAGACAAGTGTGATAGGTCTAAAACCCACTATATTCTCGAGGGACCTATCGATTCGATGTTCGTAGATAATAGTATCGCTATGTCAGGTGCATCTATAAATTATGATTTGGTGAACGAAAATTCAGTGTTTGTTTTTGATAATGAACCCCGATCAAAAGAAACATGCCAAAGAATGGAAAGAGTAATAGATAAAGGATACAGCATTGTTATATTTCCTGAATGGATAAATTCTAAAGATATTAATGATATGGTATTAAATAATGAAATTGGTATCATTAATGAGTTATTACAGTGTAATATATCATCTGGTTTAGAAGCAAAACTGATATTCACAGCATGGAGAAAAGCATGACAGAAGAAACGGTATCCCAATATTACGCGCAAGATAAGTCACGTAAAGCTATCCTTTCAAAAGATAGTATTATGTCCTTGACTAATCCACCAAAAGCTCGTTATATTTGTCGTTTGTACAAAGTTAGCGAGAAGGCAAGAATTGACTCTGTGGGCCACACGGCTCGTCTATGATCATGCACTTGGTTTTGCTGAAGACTTGTGTGAAAACTTTGTTGAAGGCTATGGCGAATTTAAAAACTTAGAAGAAGGTGTTTTAGATGAGTAGTACTGAGCACGCGCTTGCAACCTTAGGTACAATATTCATTGCTTTTATGATAGGCAGAACAATGGGTTATTATAAAGGCAATAATATTGGTTATCAACTAGGTGCAACCGATGGCATTCGCAGTTGTTTTAATTCACTAGAACAATTATATGGTATAAAATACTCATATGATGTTGAAATTAACGAAGAAACAGATGAAGATGAAGAATAAGAGAGACGTCAATGGAAATTAATGTAGTAAAGAGAAATGGTAAGAAAGAAGTAATTGATCTTGAAAAGTTTCACAGGGTTACTAGGTTTGCTTGTGAAGATTTAACTGGTGTCTCTGTTTCTGAGTTAGAAATAAAAACACATATCCAGTTCTATAATAATATTAGTACAACAGATATTCAAGAAACATTGATTAAAGCTGCTGCTGATATGATTAGTGAAGAAGCACCAAACTATCAATATGTTGCAGGTCGCCTGATTAATTATGGATTACGCAAAGAAGTTTATGGTCAGTTTGATCCGCCTTCATTAAAAGAACACATCCAAAATTGTGTTAGCAAAGGAACATATGACGAAATCTTTTTAGATCCTGAGCTAGGATACACCGACGAAGAATACAAGTACTTAGAATCTAAAATTGATCACACACGCGATTTTAATCTTACTTACGCAGCAATGGAACAAATGCGTGGTAAGTACTTAGTAAAAAATCGTGTCACTAATGATATATACGAAACACCACAAATGGCAATGATGTGTATTGCTATGTGTCTATTCCACAATTACGGTGTTAACAGGATGTTTTACGCTGGTGATCTGTATAACGCTCTATCTAATTTTGATATTAGTTTACCTACACCTATCATGGCGGGAGTTCGTACGAGTCAGCGACAGTTCTCATCATGTGTTCTCATCGAAACTGATGACTCATTGGATTCTATCAATGCAACAGCATCCTCCATTGTTAAATATGTATCTCAAAAAGCCGGAATCGGTATCGGCGCTGGTCGCATTCGTTCTCTGGGTTCTGCTATTCGGGATGGCGATACCAGTCACACTGGGTCTATACCTTTCTATAAGTATTTTCAAAGTGCTGTCAAGTCTTGCAGCCAAGGTGGCGTCCGCGGAGGTGCGGCTACTCTCTATTATCCACTCTGGCACTTGGAAGTAGAAGACCTATTGGTTCTTAAGAACAACAAAGGTACCGAAGACAACCGAGTACGTCATCTTGATTATGGCGTACAGTTTAATCAGGTTATGTATGAACGTCTTGTAAAAGGGCAGAACATCACACTTTTCTGTCCAAATGAAGTTCCTGAATTGTACGAAACATTCTTTACTGATGTTGATGCGTTTAGAACTTTGTATGAACAGGCTGAACGTAAGACATCGATTCGTAAGAAGACGGTTGCTGCACGTGATCTATTTGCTGCGTTCATGCAAGAACGTAAAGATACTGGTAGAATCTATTTAATGAACGTTGATAACGCCAACGATCATGGTGCGTTCATTAAAGAAAAAGCACCTATTCGTATGAGCAACCTTTGTTGTGAGATTAATCTACCGACAAAGCCATTGAATGATCTTAACGATCCTAATGGTGAGATTAGTCTTTGTACTCTTGCCGCTGTCAATTGGGGCAACATCAAAGCGCCTGAAGATTTCTTCAAGCCATGTACTATTTTGGTAATGGCACTTGATGCACTTCTTGATTATCAGAATTATCCAGTCATTGCTGCGCAGCTTGGAACAGAAGCTCGCCGACCTTTGGGTATTGGTATTATCAACTTTGCGTATTGGTTAGCAAAGAATAATACAAACTATCAAGACCCTAATCTTGAGTTGATTCATGAATACGCCGAAGCATGGTCGTACTGTCTTATTAAGGCATCTGCCGATATAGCGCAAGACAAAGGTGCGTGTAGTAAGTCTAATGAAACAAAATATAGTTTAGGTCAACTGCCTATCGATACTTACAAAACAACTGTTGATGAATTAGTTAAACCAGTATATAAGCTAGATTGGGAATCTTTGCGCAATCAACTTAGAAAGTATGGTATTCGTAACTCTACTCTGATGGCCCTGATGCCCGCTGAGACATCAGCACAGATTAGTAATAGTACTAACGGCATTGAGCCACCACGATCTCTTGTGAGCATTAAGCAATCCAAGGATGGCGTTCTAAAGCAGGTTGTTCCTAACATACGAAATCTAAAAAATAAATATGACTTGTTGTGGGATCAAACGTCTCCTATAGGTTATCTTAAGATTATGGCTGTATTGCAGAAGTTTATCGATCAAGGCATATCTGTAAATACTTCTTATAATCCTTTACACTTTAAAGATGAAAAAATACCATTGTCAGATATGCTACAACATATGTTAATGTTTTACAAGTATGGTGGTAAGCAACTATATTATTTTCAAACATATGACGGTGCTGGCGAAATAGTATCATCAAACCAAGAAGCAGAAGCAGAAGAAGAACCGCAAGCATGTGATTGGAGAAATCCTGAAGACTGCGATGCGTGTAAACTTTAAGGAATATAGGAGGTATAAGTGTCGGTATTCGATACAAAAAAGATAGATGCTACAACACAACCAGCGTTCTTTGGTGAATCGGTTAATATTGCTCGTTACGACAAGCAACGTTATAGCATATTCGAGAAATTAACTGAAAAGCAGCTTGGTTTCTTTTGGAGGCCTGAAGAAGTTGATGTGAGCCGTGACAGCAAAGATTTTAAAACGCTAACTCAACATGAACAACATATATTTACAAGTAATCTTAAAAGACAGATTTTACTTGACTCAGTACAAGGTCGAGGCCCGGTTGAAGCATTTTTGCCGATCTGTTCTTTACCTGAACTTGAGAATTGGTTGGTCACTTGGTCATTTTTTGAAACGATTCATTCACGGTCGTATACTCACATTATCCGTAACATCTATAATGATCCATCTAAAGTATTTGATGAGATGCTCGATATTAAAGAGATTGCCGAGTGCGCTAGTTCTATTTCTAAATATTATGATTTGCTGATGGAATATACAACAAATCATGCAGTAACACAAAAAGCAAAATATGATTTATATGAACATAAAAAGCTTTTATGGTTGTGTTTAAATGCTGTCAATGCGCTTGAAGGTGTGCGCTTCTATGTTTCATTTGCATGCTCATGGGCGTTTGCTGAATTGAAGAAGATGGAGGGTAATGCGAAGATTATTAAGTTTATTGCTCGCGATGAAAATATTCACATGGCATCAACACAACAGTTGATTAAATTGTTGCCAAGAGAAGATAAAGATTTTGAGAAGATCGCTGAAGACTGCGCGGACGAAGTACGTCAGATCTTTACTGATGTCGGCGAACAAGAAAAAACATGGGCATCTTATTTATTTAGTGGCGGATCAATGATTGGTTTAAACGAAACTTTATTGGCTGAATATGTAGACTTTATTGTTGCTAAGCGTTTACATGCGATTGCCTTAGGTCCTCGTGTATCTACTAATCCATTGCCATGGACGGAGAAATGGATCGGTGGCGGCGAAGTACAAGTAGCACCACAAGAAACAGAAATTACATCATATATAATTGGTGGTATTAAAAAGGATCTTGATGATGATACGTTTAAAGATTTTTCATTTTAGGGTATAATAATGTATAAGAAAACAATTAATTGTCTGTCGTGTGAAATTAAAAGCGATGTTATTGTCAAGCAGACAAATTACGAAACTGAAGAACTAGAAATATTATATTGTCCAATGTGTAGTGCGTTGCTTTCAGATATGGATGAAGATATAGAAGATGATTGAAGGTGAAGGTAAAAATTCATGATAATGTTTTGAGTATGGATCATCGTCATAAATTGTTCGAACATTGCATGCAAGAGAACTATCATCTTGGGTGGAAAGATGACACATACACCCAAGATATTTTTCTCCATAAGGTTGTTAATGATTCGCATATAGCAGGTTTATTAGACGGCTATTTTAGGAATGTGTTTAAAGAAGATATTGAACATCATCAGCTCGTACAAACAGTCATCAATTGTGGAGTACCAGGTGCTGTTAACAGAGCACACCGTGATCAATTTGGCGATAGAAAAAACCAGTTAGTCACTTGTTTATACATGGTTAACATGCAATGGGATAGCGCATGGGGTGGTGAACTTAAGTTTTGGGATAGCCATTCAGATGAAGTAAGACATGTATGCAACTATAGACCAGGAAGGATTGTTGCGTTTGATGGTGAAATGAATCATTGTGCTGCTACATATTCTTATAAGGCAGATTATTTTAGATTTACAATTGCGAGTTGGTATATTAAAGAGCATTAAATTATGATGGATAAATGGGATATACGTTTTATGGAGATGGCCAGGGAAGTTTCGCAGTGGTCAAAAGATCCATCTAAGCAAATTGGTTGTGTAGCCGTTGGTGATAACCACCAAGTCTTATCTACTGGATACAACGGCTTTCCTCGTAGTATTTCAGATGATGAAGAGCGTTATGAAGACCGTGAAGTTAAGTATAAATATGTAGTACATGCAGAAAAGAATTGTATCTACAATGCTTGTTTGAATGGTATATCATTAGCCGGTGCTAAACTTTATGCGTATGGTCTTCCTATTTGTAGTGAATGTGCAAAAGGTATTATACAGGTTGGCATCAAAGAAGTCATTATTGATGAGGGAAGTTTTACCATACCGAAGTGGAACGAGAGCTTCGAGTTTACAAAACATCTCTTTGAAGAAGCGGACGTAATTATAAAATATGTCAACATACGAAAACCCTTGGATGCTGAACGGAAAACCCCTGGAGTCAGCAGATATTGAAGAGTATACCGGAATGGTATACCTAATTGAACATATCGAAACTGGTCGAAAATACATTGGTAAAAAATTCTTCTTCGCTACACGCAAACTCCCGCCGCTCAAAGGTAAGACTCGCAAAAGAAAAAAGATTGTTGAGACAGACTGGAAAGATTATTATGGATCGAGCAACTCACTAAAAGCAGATATCGAAGAATATGGATGTTTACAATTTAAAAGGTCTGTATTAGAATTGTGTTACACAAGAACACAATGTAATTACTATGAATTAAAGCATCAAGTAGATAGCGAAGCAATCATTAGTGAAGAATATTATAATGATTTTATTGGTGGAAAAATTAACGGTAGGCATTTAACGAAATTATGAAAGTAACAATGTTGATACAACCATTTGATCTATTTTCTCTTGAGCTAGAAAAATATTTCCAGCAGAATAATATACAATACAAAACGTATCGTGTTGCTCCTGATGGGGATCTTCCTGTACCAGAAGCAGAGTGTATATTTTCAAATATAAAAGGCACACCAGCCGTATATGTTGATGGAAAATACATTGCTGATTTTATTGCGTACTATGAAAATGGTTGTGTAGAAACACACATAGAAGAATCTAAAGGCTGGTATCACAGAAGATTATCTGATGTTATTGCTTTAATATCAATACCTAATTGTAAAGGATGCAAAGAAACTGAAGAGTATTTGCGAGAAAAAGAGATAATCTATAAAGTCGTAAGAATAGACGATGATGTTGGTCCTACGTCTAAGTTCATAAAAGATTTTTTTGTAGATGAATCTGTTGAAGAAAAACAATATTTAAATTTTCCATATGTGATTATCAATGGCGAGAACAGGCCAGATTGGAAAGAATATATAGAAAGTGAGGATTTTCAAAAATGAAAATACTAGTTATATCTCAAAAAGATTGTGGTGCGTGCAATACAGTCAAAGAATATTTACAATGGAAAAAATTGCCATTTAAAGAACAAGTAATAAACGAAGATTTATCTTACGATGATTTTATGAAAGACCATGCTGAGCACGTAGATCATGGAACACCGATTGTGTACATTAATGATGAATTTGTATATGATCCTATTCTTCACCTTGAAATGAATTAAATTTGGAGATTTATTATGTTAGATATTTGGCGCGTTAAAAAAACAAACGAAATTGTGCATCCCATAGCACAGGCTGGCAAACCAGGTTATATATACTGCCTTTTTTCTTTAGACAATAAAAGTAAGAAAGGTAATCTTGCAGATGTTCGCTCTGTTCGAGAATCAAACATTAAAAAAGATCGTGACACGATGATAGGAAAATAAGTTATGGCTGAGATTTATGACGGCGAATTTAAAAGAAATGACACAAATGAAAATTCATTAGGTGGTACTGAACTACTCAATTACGCATTACTTGATGTAATACCTAAAGAAAGGCTTGAAGACTTTCAAATAGTATCAAGCCGTGTTCGTGAACTTGATGAAGAAAAGATTAGAATCTTTTGGGCCCATGATTTACCAGAGGATCCAGAAAATAACTTGTTTGCAGATAGTATTCATCAGTTTCACATGTTTGTCTTCGTTTCTAATTGGCAAGCCCAAGGATATATTAATAGGTTTAATATTCCGTGGTCTAAGTGTCTTGTATTGCAAAATGCTATTCAACCAATTGAGCCTAAGGAAAAACCAACAGACACAATTAATTTAATCTATCATAGTACTCCGCATCGTGGACTTAATATTTTAGCTGCTGTCTATGAGAAACTTCTTGAAAAGCATGATAATATCACTCTCGATGTTTACTCTTCATTTGAGCTTTATGGATGGGGCAAAAATGATGAAAATTATAAGATGGTATTTGATAAACTGGAATCACTGCCAACTGTCACAAATCATGGAACTGTAAGTAATAGTGAAATTAGAACTGCGTTACAAAATTCACACATCTTTGCATACCCATCAACTTGGCAAGAGACGTCATGTTTATGTCTCATGGAAGCAATGGCTGCTGGTAATATTTGCGTTCATCCTAATTATGGTGCTCTCTACGAAACAGCTGCAAACTGGACCGAGATGTATCAATGGCATGAGGACGTCTCAGCACACGCTAGTACGTTTTATAATATGTTAGATGGTGTCATAACTAATTACGACGTAATCAAGCCCAGAACTGCATCAGCCGCGTCATACGCTAATTTGTTTTATGGTTGGCCAACACGTGCAAATGAATGGAATGCCGTTTTACAATTATTGAGTGATAGATATCCTACCGTAGAATCAAGAACTTTTGAGGTAGATCCATCAACCATGTTTAGTTACTCAACAACAAATGGGTGAAATTATACAATTCCCTGGGGTAAATAAACCCACAGAATCTAGCGGCGAAGATATTCTTGAAATTGTAAATAGAATAGAGATGTACTGCGATGATATTTTTGATGATGTTGTATTCACTCTCATAGAAGATGGATATGACGTTACATCAGACGACTACATCATAGATATATCAATGGCATATGAGGCGATTAAATCAGTTATGTATAAAGCAGAGAAGCTACATCACCCTATTCAAGATTTATCAAGGACGATGTATAATCTATCGTTAAAGTATCAAGAAAGCTCTGAAGAACAGCTTGAGTTTGATTTTTAAATAGTATATATATCATTATGATGGAGATTTTTTAATGATAATTTTAGACTTTAATCATGTAGCTATTGCTAGTATTATGGCCGAAGCAAAAAACTTTAATGGTGTGATTCACGAAGATTTAGTGCGCCATACCATTCTTAATTCTATTCGTCTTTCGAAAAATCAATTTGAAAAAGAATTTGGTCAATTAGTTATTGCATGCGATTCTTCGTCTAACTGGCGAAAAGAAATTTACCCCTACTATAAAGCATCTCGTGCAACTGCCCGCACAAAATCACAATTTGACTGGAATGAAGTCTACAGAATTCTGAATAAGATTCGTGAAGAAATTTATGAATTCTTTCCTTATCCTACTATTCTTATAGAAAAAGCAGAAGCAGATGATATTATTGCAAGTATCGTTCAAGAATATGGGCGAGAGCTTGGTGGTGATCCTATTTTAATTCTTTCAAGCGATAAAGATTTCCAACAACTCCAAAAATATAGTAACGTCAAGCAATATAGTCCAGTTCAGAAAAAGTGGATTGATTGTAAGGACGCTAACCTATATCTTGCAACGCATATTCTTCGTGGTGATTCTGGTGATGGCGTTCCTAATTTCTTATCTGATGATGATACATTTGTTAATGTAGATAAGCGTCAGAAGCAACTCCGCCAAACCAAAGTTGATGAGATACTTTCAACCGAAGATTGGAATGGAATGAATGATGAACTTAAGCGTAATTACGCTAGAAACAAAATGATGATAGACTTAGATAATGTCCCAGCAAGGATAAAGGCAGAATCGCTTCAGCAATTGAAAGAACAGGACAACAAACCACGTAATAAACTTTTCAATTACTTTATTAAACACAAACTAAAAAATCTAACAGATGTCATAATGGAGTTTTAAAATGCCACAACTGAAAAAACTATCGGTCCTCCTCAAAGAAATAGGAGAAATTGGTTCACGTAAAGAAAAGATAACAAAGCTACAAGGTCTTCGTAGTATTCCAGCCGCTATGGTTATCTTAAAAACAATATACGATGATAGGATTAAATTTAGTTTGCCTGAAGGTTCGCCTCCTTATAAAGAGGCTGAAGATATGATCGATGATCACGGCGGGTTATACCGTGAATATAGGAAACTAAAGTATTTCTTTGATCATCCACAAAACGCTGTTAAGCGGAACCGAAGGGAAAGTTTGTTTATTGAACTGTTAGAGTCACTTAATGGAGATGATGCTAAATTCCTTTTAGACATTAAAGATAATAAACCAATTAAAGGAATTACTTTAAAGACTGTTAGTGAGGCATTACCGGAGTTATTCAAATGAGCAAAACACGTAAAGATAAGATCCATCGTGAGTATGATAAAGTATTTTCAGATGGTGGTGCCCGTAAAGGGCCATTGAGAGGCGTTCAAGCTCAAGGTATGAATACTGGCCGTTCCATGACAGGTAAAGCAATTACTCATACCTGGATGGACGAATATTATCGTTTTAAAGATGTTGTTAAGGATAAATAAGTCCATGCCAACATATACTTTTAAACATATAGAATCAGGCGAAGTTGAGGACTACATATTACGTATGTCACAGCTTGATGAATTCAAACAAGCCAATCCAGAACTCACCCAAGTCATCTCAGGCGGCCAAGGTCTTGTAAGAGATAGTGGCACTATGAAACCTGATGAAGGATTCCGTGATGTTCTTAAATCAATTAAGAAGGCCTCAGGCCGAGGAGAAAATATAAACACATTCTAAAAAAGGAGGAAAACTAAACCCTATATTATTAGTCGTTAACTTAATTCATAACAAAAAGGGTTTTACATGGCACTTTCAAAAAGAAAAAGACGGGCACTTCGCAGGCAAGGTGTGTTAGATGAGTCCGATCGAGTACCCCAGAGAGGCATGAAATTAAACACTATCCACCCAAAAACAAATAATCAAAAGCTTACTTTTGATGCATATGACGATGGTCAACATCTCATTCTCCACGGTTCTCCAGGAACCGGGAAAACCTTCTTATCCCTATATCTTTCTCTTTATGATCTCTTTGAATATACAGAATCAGGATATGATAAGATTACCATAATTCGATCCGCACAACCAACAAAAGACATTGGCTTCCTTCCAGGTAAAGAGTCAGAAAAGTTGGCGAATTATGAGGCCCCATACAGTTCTATCTGCAGTGAATTATTTTCCAGAGGCGATGCATATGACATCCTCAAGCAGAAAGGTCTTGTAGAATTCCAATCTACTTCATTCCTAAGGGGAACCACATTTGATAATAGCATTATCATTTTGGATGAAGCACAAAATTTATCGTATATGGAATTAAAGACAGTACTCACTCGAGTCGGTGAAAATAGTCGAATTCTATTATGCGGCGATGTATTACAAGATGATCTTACAAGTTCTCGATATAACCAAGAATCTGGTCTGATGACAGCAATGAAGGTATTTAATAATGTACCATCGATGACTCAGATAGAATTTGGTATCGATGATATTGTGAGGTCAGGATTTGTAAGGGAATATATCATTGCAGAAAGCGAATTGCTAGATCGTAACTCGATCATTAGTATAAAATCTGTTGCATGATGTACAAACCTACAATTCTATGATAGAATGTTCAATACACAATTGAAGATGGAAATACCATGGATAAGTTTGAAGCAGAATTTAAATTACTGGAACCAGTGCGACTCAATAGAATTGATGGAAAAGGTGATGGCCCGAGGCTGTATGTAAATGAATCAGGTAACAAGTATGTTTCAGTTACATCAGCTCTCGGTGTCTTAAGCAGAAAATCAATTCAAGCTTGGAGAAAGCGAGTTGGTTATGAGAAAGCAAATAAGATTGCCGGTACAGCATCACGAGCTGGTACTGCTGTTCACAATATTGCTGAAGACTATGTCCTAGGCAGAACTCCAGAAAAACCACCGAATCCAATTGCATCTGAAACGTTTAAGGTCATCAAACCATATCTTGATGAACACGTAGATACTGTCTATGGCGTTGAGCTTCAGATGTATTCAGATAAGTTAAAAACTGCAGGCACATCTGATCTTATTTGCAAGTATCAAGGTAAAAATACGATACTTGATTATAAGACATCAAAAAGGTTTAAATCAGCAGGTGAAATTAAATCTTATTTTATGCAAGGTGCTGCGTATGCTCAGATGGTAAAAGAGCATTACGATATCGATATTGAACAACTTGTAATTCTCATGGCTGTCAACCATGGCGAAGGTTCCCTTGTATTCAACGAACCGTTGAGCAACTGGAAACCAATCACCGAGCATTTTTTCGATCTTTATCACAAAGGTAAATTAGGATGATTATACGAGTTACAACAGACTTTGGCCCAGATATAGTCTTCGCAACTGTTGAGGTTAATGATAGTGGCGATGCAGTATTAGAATGGAGCATGGATGGACGACCCATGCCTGTTAGCGATCTGTCACGAAAGGAGCATGATCAACTTTGTTCTCTTGCTAGAGCTAAAAAATAATTGTTTACTTTTGAAAAAAACTATTTTACAATTGTTCCATCAAATGAAGTTAACCATTGAAGCGAGAAAATATTATGACCGATTTAGAAATGAAAGCAGCAGCATATGATAAGCTTGTAGCTGAGATACGTTCACTGCAAAAAACACATCACGCTTATGAGGAACCCCTCAGTACTTTAGATTACGTGTGTACTCTTAATGCGTTGTTTGATTACACCGAAAGCGTAGACTACGAGCTCACTGCTACATTTGACGGTAGATATCCGTTCTAATTTTACTGAAATTCAACTCTAAGGGGAAGATTGTGGCTAAGTCAGGTAACCGAATACATGGAACTCTCCACGGCCGTCGCAGTTCTTTTGTCGGCTCCAAGGGGTTTCTGCTCGACCTAATCAACGAGAACGGTTGGACGCTTGAGCGATCCGATGTGATCGATGCTGGTGAGTGGAATGAGCGACGCGCCTGGTCCGCGCACAAGGATGGTGTCGAGGTGAAGCTAGGTTCTACTCTAGGCAGAATGAATTGGGCTGACGCCGCTGATACGTTTTTGTGTAGTGGGTTGGGCTGGTCAGCCCATGACCTTAGCAACGCTAAATTGCATTGGGGCTAGGGCCACAGTCATGCATCGGGATCATCATCTTTTTTGACAAATAAGTGTTTACTTGTTAAAAAAACTATTGTAGAATGGTTACATCAAATGAAGTTAACCATTGATTGAAGCGAGAAAATATTATGCAATTAGAAGTTATTTTGGAACAAGGCGTTATTGAAGTTTCTGCTAATGTGTGGGTTGATCCTGCGCGAGAAGATGCTAGTGAAGTTATGAAGTGGTGGTTAGAAGGCCAAGAAATGAAGGCCGCTCCTTCAGATGCTCTTTACGCGCTTCTGTGTGAACTAGCTGAAGAAGAGTATGAATCAGGATTTGCGGAGTAATTATGAATCAACTAGAGATCTATGAAAAATTGCGTCAGCTACATTCTCGCGTTACATGTGCTGATGCAAAGCGTGAAATCAATGAACTTGCAGAACTTATATTATGCGATGGTATAGAACAGCCTGAGGTTATACCGGCTGGATTTACCAAAGTTAATAGGCAGGTAACAGATAAAAATGTTTTATGGTCGACTATTGAATACGACATTGATTACGTAAAGAGGCGTTTAAATCATGAAGGAGATTTCTAATCCGCAAGAGAAATTGACTGCACTTAAAACTGCAATTGACTGTATCAACTATGTCAACAGCGTCCGCCCAGATACGATCACTGAAGAAACTCTAGCTTATTTAGCTGAGTTAAAAACTGATCTACTGTGCATGAATAACACAAACTAAAGGAGAACTACCTATGAGTGAATTTAAAATGCAAGATGGTTGGGTTATTGCTCAAGTTGGTGCAAAGCTAAATGGTATCGATCCTATTCAGCATGAAGTGACGATGCAGCTGATGGATAGTGAAGACACCGTTAAAGTGTATTCGCCTGGCGGTTACCACACTTCAGAGCTTCAAAACTTTGGCATCAAAGCACAAGAGTTCTTAATGCTCACTCGCTTTGAAAATCGAATTAGCGTAGGCGCTAACTAAGGAGATGAGCATGGAACTTATTAACGCAAAAACCCCGCGTGATCAGAACATCGTGCTAATAAAGATATTCGATGAAAATCGGCCGCTAATCGTTGTCGGAGAGATAATCGATATGAATGGTAAAACCTACCATTTATGTAATGGGGCGTACGGTGACACGTACAATATTTTCAAGGATAGTTTTGCATGGGATGAGAAGTTTACTCATTGGATGCCGTTGCCTCGAGAAATTTAAAAAAGTGTTTACTTGTTAAAAAAACTATCGTAGAATGGTTACATCAAATGAAGTTAACCACTTAATTGAAGAGAGAAAATATTATGGTTTTTAATGTAATTCACGAAACCGGCCTCCTTGAAGTAGAAGCTAGTGTCGAAGTATTCAAAGAAGATGGACAGATATTTTGTGATGTTCAGAATTGGTCAGTTGAAGGTGGTACGTGGTACACACATGACTATGCAGAAAAACGTCGTGTAGAAACACTTACATTGTGGCCGAGTGAAGAAGACCACGAGTGGATCATAGCCTAATGGCGAGCAAGTATAAGATTGCACAAGTCAAGTTTAATGGCGGTAGAGGAGCCTTGCTCTGTGACGGATGTAGTGTTATAATAGCGTATGGTTTTGAGCACGAAGATAGAAAGCACTACTGCCCGATGTGTATGAGCGGCAAGTGTAAAACGAGGAACAAGAAATGAAATCCCAAGATTTAACTTTAATTAAAGATCAAATGCTCTCAACAATGTGGGAGATAAAATATCTTACCAAGATATTTGAGCTGAATTCGAGAGAATCAATACAGGCTGCCGATGGCAAATTCCAGAATATGACGCCGGGCGCAGCGTTTAAAGCTCAATACGGTATAGATCTAGGACAACTCGAAGAGTGGACTGAAGAACTAAGGAGAGATTTAAATGAATGATGATGACAACTTTGATGACAACTTTGTAGTGTTTTCGTGGGATAAGCCAGAGCCGCCTTTTAGTATTAGAGTGGAAAAAAGGTCTGGCTCGGTCTTAAACTGGGAAGATGAAGACGAATGGCAAGACCTCGGTCTTTCGACCACGACGTCCGGTGGGTATAGACGGTATCATCTCACTGCCGAGCAATGGGAAAAGTTCCGTACCAAACAGGAGAAACCTCAATGAGTAAAACAGAAACCCCAAACAAACCCCACTTTGAGTTCGTCGCGATGTCATCCGACTGCTCGCCTCATATGTGTATAGAGAAAAGGGCGGATAATCATAACTGGGAAGATGAAGATGAATGGCGATTGCACCGGATCAGTGAAAGTGATAATGGTGGTGGTATTCCACGGTATCACCTCACCGCAGAGCAATATCAAAAGTGGCACCAGCCTATAATTGTGGCCAGTTGGACGTTTACTGAAGACGACATCGTCAAAATTGATCCATTCGATTGGGTGACGCTTTCTTGTCCTGAAGTATTCCCGCACGTACAATACATCCTTACAACTAACGACGATTCCAAGTTGAAGAACTGGGAAGATCAGGACCAATGGGATTTGTACAGAACCGATAACGGCATTAGACGATATCGTCTCACGCCTGAACAAGCACAAAAGTGGTTAAATGGAGAAAACCAATAATGAAGAAAGTAGGATTTTGGATTTACGATTTATATAACTTTTTCTTCGATCTAAAGATCAATCCTTTGCGGCATATACCCAGCCCGTACACTCAGTTTATTCTGATGTTTTATCTCAGTGTAATGTGGTCTGCAATTTTTACTGCATGGGCAGGTTATACTATCTATTATGGCATCTACAGCGTAGGCGGTCATCTTCTAGTGATTGGCGGATTCTTTATAACAGCAATGATATTTCAAGAGGCTGAAAAGAATGGACATACCTGGGTAATTCGCAATAGACTGCCTGATGCCAAAGACAGACGTGGTGTTTGGGATCTAGAGAAAGAAGGATAAACATACTATGAAGAAAAAAGAAATTCTCTATGAGCTATGTTATCGTAGTAGAATGCTTGGAGAGGCAAGAGTTTACTATCGTAATGATTCATCAAATTTCCCTACAATACGTAAAAATGGTACAAGTATGACACCGTCTGCCAAGGTGGTGAGGGATTGTGAAAAAAAGATGCGTGACATAGAAATGAAAGCTGTCGAAAAAGGATTACTCAAAAAGTTTGGAACGTTGATGACTTACAGTGAATGGGCGGATTAATAATGATTAAACAACTAGAGAAGTTGCTTGAAGAATCACAGCGAATTGGAAAGGCGGATCTAAATTTGCATAGCCGCAAATCTAAGTTATCGAAGCAGCTACGTGATAATGACTACCGCGGTACAGTGTTTATCTCGGAAGGTGTGGTGTGGAAGGTAACACAACAAGAAGATCCAAAGTTTGAAAGAGTAGGAGAGTTGGAGGGAGAGTGAATAAAATGTGTTTACTTCTCAAAAAAACTATTGTAGAATGGTTTCATCAACTTTAATTGAAGAGACAAAATATTATGAAGCAAGGACTAATTAAGAGTTTCATCTTTTACGGTCAGGACGCTAAATACGTGGTCTACTGGCACAATAAGGACGGACAGTTAGACCCTTTTTCAATTGTTGTTAAAGCAACACTCGGCACTAACGACGTAACTGACTCCCTGCAGGCCGACATTATCGCTGAGATGTGTGATGTGGCTTGGGACGAGGCCAAGAAGGATCACGACCAAGGCTGCTAACGAACTAGGCACTAGCAATGCCTGTAGAGGAGAACGAATAATGTACTGGGTGGTAATGTTTGACCGAGACGGAGGGGAGCTAGATCCAGAAGGCCCCTATGACTGCCAGAGTGACGCGCAGAGCCATGGTGAGTTTATGTTGGACTGGCGCTGGGTGTCTTATGAAATACAAGAAGATGGAGTTTGATGAATCATGAAAACTTATACTATTGATCTGATACACACCACCGAAGGCACACTAGGCAGGATAACGATTCAGGCTATTGACTGGCAGGCCGCTAATCGTATCGCGGAAACTATGTTTTCGAATAATTACATACAGGCATGGATTGAGGAGGAAGAATGACAGATGATATGTTAGCTGCTGTTACTACAGCAGTAAATCTTAAAAGAGGCGCGTACACGTGGACTGAAGCTCTGGACGTTATAGTGCTTTTAGACCATAATGTCTTATATTATGAACAAATAACTATCTTATAGATCAATATATAAGACATATTATGAAGACTCAAGCAACCAGTACGCCATCAATCAACACAACCTTGACGAGTATCAGGCTGATGACTTGTTCTATATCGCACGTCACCAGTACCGTAGAATTATGGGTCAAATTAAATGAGCAAGCCTGATTCTAAGTGGTACCCAAACAATTTTGATTGGTACGTTAAATGGCTAGCATCCATATTGATTCTAACTTCCCTGGCTTTTAGAGCTGCGGGTGTTGAGTATCGTGATTTTGATTTGGTTGTTGGATTCTTTGGTGTAGCTCTATGGTTGTGGGTCAGCATCATGTGGAAAGATCGCGCACTTATTATTCTTAACGTAGTATCTTTGTTTATGTTAGCAACTGCCATCATAAAGGAATACGCGTGAGTCCTCAAGATGTTAAAGTTGGTGAGTACTATTACGTGCATCCTTTTAAAGTGCATCCTAATGCAGGTAGCAAGGTTGTCATAGAAAAAAGATATGGCGTAGATTTCATGGCAATGGTAGTACACACAGGCGAATCGATTGATTTATTTTTTAGTGAGATGTGGAGAGGAAAATATAAATTATGACATTAATTAAGAGCGGTGAGTTAGCAATACCAATCCACGAATGCAAGACAAAGCATGACTTGTGGTTATCCATAGTAGAACGTTTAGTGCAGGTAGATGACGTTCTTATCAAGTTTATTGAGTGCACTACTCATACAACAAGATGGGAAGCTTGGAAATGAATATGAACCTACTTGAAAGTAAAATCACACAGTTACAAAGCATGGTGGAAGTCCTCATGAAACACTCTCCTGATGCCAAAAAGGAGATACAAGAGGACATAGAAAAAAGAAACGCCATGTTGGATTCACTTGCAGAAATTGAGTGGCGTGAGAGAATGAAAAGTTATGTCGTTTCATATGCCATGGAGTTTGGTCGCAAACTCGAGATCAAAGGTCTTGATCTAGATCCTAAACTGGATGCAGCAATCGATAATCATATCTTGAGGAATTTTAAAAGATGAGTGAGATACTAGGGTTCAGTAATGGACGTCATCCATACCACATATTTGAGAATGCGATTACTAAAGAGTTAGACCGCTTGTTTCAGAATGAACTAGACCCTGTCATCAAAGAGATGACCCGACTACAGATACTCAAGACACGAATATGGTGTCGAGATTACTGGACTGCCATAGGTAAGCAAGTACCACCTAACGTAACATTTTCGGAAGAATGAAGGAGAAGATATTTGTTAAAAAAAATGTGTACAAGGTAAGTTAGTCTATATAGAATGTCTTCATCATGTGAGAACATGAAGTTAAAAAGCGTTAAAACTTAAATTAATAAAGGGTAATATTATGAGTCACGAATTGGAAATTATTAACGGTCAAGCTCAGATGGCCTACGCAGGTGATCTTCCTTGGCACGGTCTTGGTGTAAGGGTTGGTGATAATCTAACACCTCAAGAAATCATGGAAGCTGCCGGTCTTGATTGGTCAGTTGAGCGATTCCCACTGCAAACTAATGTCGGTGATGAAACAATTACGGTACCTGGCAAGAAAGCGTTAGTGCGTTCTTCTGATAACAAAGTACTTGATGTTGTTGGTGATCAGTGGATTCCAGTACAAAACGAAGACGCGTTTAACTTCTTCGATGATTATGTAAAAGCAGGTGGTATGACTATGCACACTGCTGGTTCTTTGAAAGAAGGCAAAATCATTTGGGGCTTGGCAAAAGTCAATGAAACCTTTTCACTGTTCGGTGGTAAAGACGAAGTAGAATCCTATATGCTGCTTTCTAATCCACATAATTATGGTCGTGGTGTTGATGTACGGTTTACACCAACTCGTGTTGTGTGCAACAATACTCTCTCACTCGCTCTTAGTGGTAAAGCTGAACTCGGTATCTCAGTGAATCACCGTCAAGAGTTTGATGTTGAGAAAGTAAAGGCTGCACTCGATGCTGCTTCAAAGCACATGGAAACATATCGAGAAGCATCTGAGTTCTTAAGTTCTAAGCGATTCTCTCAAGAGAAGCTGACTGAGTACTTCGCTCGAGTCTTTCCTAAGACAACAAAAAACGATGTTGTTTCGTTTGAAGAGATGATGAACAAAATTCGTAAAGGTGAAAACGTGCTTTCACGAAATGCAGTTAATGCTCTTGAAGTAATTGATACACAACCTGGTGCAGATCTTGGTCGTGGATCATGGTGGGCAGCATATAACGCTGTAACTTATATGACTAACCACACATTAGGCAACAGCGCAGATACACGTCTGCAGTCAACATGGTATGGTGCCAACAAGAACACAAATATCGAAGCCCTTGGTCTGGCTTGCGAGTACGCCGAAGCGGCGTAACCCTTTGGCGGTGATTAGTCTTTGACGAAAGCCGCCTTTTTTTAACATCAACGATAGGGAGGACAAAATCATGGATATGGAACTACGCATTACGCTTTGGATTATCATTGGCATTTTATTGACTCTTTAATACACAACACACAACGGAGAAAACCATATGGATCTTGCTGAACAAACTTTAGAATTAGTACTACTCGTCGTCGGACTGGCTATACTGGCCATCTTGTTCGTCATGGCTCGAGATAACAGCAGCGGAGTTGTAGAAGGTGATGAACCACAAGAATCAAGTACTATTGTTATTACCCAAGAAGATTTGAGTGTATACACTAAGAATCAGCTTGTAATACTTGCGGTAAAAGCCGATGCTAATCTTGAAGAACGGTGGCTCTCACGGCAGACAAAGCCAACACTAAAAAATCTTTTGGTTGGTCAAGTTGTACCGGCTGACTTTTTCGGCGTCTGATTGTGCCAGAATTAATAGATGATTCGGAAGCAATACTGTTGCAACGAATCTTTAGTGAAATAGATGATATTGCAAAATCTAATAATGGCGACTATATGTCTGCAATTATTGTTTACTGCGAGAAAAATGATGTTGAAATTGAGTCAATAGCGAAATACATTAAGAAGAATGTTGTACTAAAAGCAAAGCTTCAACAAGAAGCAGAAGATTTAAATTACTTGAATAAAATGCCGAGGTTACCGATTTGATAATGGATGCATTTGAAGCTTACAAGAAATACATGGCTGTCAAAATACATTTTAAAAATGATAGCTATAGCTATTTTCGATATGGTGGTAAAGTCAAGTTAACAGCATCAAGTTTCGAAACACGTAAGGATCGTTATCAGTTTCATAAACTTGCCATGAAGTTTAAAGGTAATGTTGATGACTTTGAAATATTTCTTGCAAGTGTTTTACGTGATAATCCAGACGTATGGATTGGCAATCTCTGTGATGCCCCAACACAGACAGCGTGGAAACATACTAAGAAGAATCTAATGGGTCTTAAGTACCATTTTTGCAATGAGGTTAAGCAGTGTGATTCATTAGATGATGCTCTCGTGGTTAGACAAGGAGAATACCCTAAGATATTTAAAATGTTCCAACAGAAGAAAGTATCTGCTGAAACGTTGTGTATACTGAATGGTACTCTCAATATTTTTAATTATTGGGATAAGACTATCGCAGATGAAATCATCTGGCCAAAGATAAAGAAAAGTCTTTTGAAGTATGGTGAGTTCTTAAATTCACGGTACGACAAAGAAGAGTACAACACTATCTTAAAGCAACTTTTTTAAAATAGTATTGTACAAATTCTACACACATGTGTAGGATGCAACAATGGTTGATTATCCATTTAAAATAATCAAAACCTAAACTTAAATTTGGAGAAACATTATGTCACAAGGTCAACGAGTTCTTTCAGCTATGCAATCAGGTGCTTCAATGACTGCAAAGCAAATTGCTGCACGATTTCGTGTTGCCAACCCAACTGCAGTAATTACACACTTGCGCTCCGCAGGTAATAATATTGTAACTACTCAGCGAACTAACTCTAAAGGTGAAACACGAAGCTTCTATAGCCTCGCTAACTCCTAAGTGGTATAAATATATGGCCGACGCTGTTTGTCGGCCTTTAAAAACATTTAAAAAAATATTTCAAAATAGTTAAAAAGGATATACATATGGACTTTAGTCAATTAAAAGCCAACCGCAAGAGCCAATTCGGTGCACTTGCAGATAAAGCCAATATAGCATCTGGTAATTCTCGACCAGCAAAGAAAGAATATGAACCTGACCCACGCTATTGGAAACTTAAGCGTGATGAATCAGATAACGGTTCTGCCATTATTCGATTTTTGCCAGCACCAGAAAACGAAGATGTACCTTTCACAAAGTACTGGACTCACAGTTTCAATAATATAGTGGGTGGCCAAAAGCGTTGGTATATTGAACGCTCGCGAGCAACCATTAACCAACCCGATCCAGTATCTGAAATGAATAAAGCTTTATGGGACAGCAGCGATGATAACGACGGACCTGCTCGTAATCAAGCTCGTCGTCAAAAGCGCAGCAACAAATATGTTTCTAATATTCTTGTTATCAAAGATCCTGCAAACAAAGAAAATGAAGGCCGTGTTTTTCTGTTTGAGTATGGTCCTAGTATCTTTAGTATGATCAATGATAAGATGCATCCAGAGTTTGAAGAAGACGAAGCAATTAACCCATTTGATTTTTGGGAAGGTGCTAACTTTAGGTTGCGTATCTATAAAGGTTCAAATAACTTTATGACATACGATAAGTCTTACTTCGATTCATCTTCAGCTCTTCATAACGACGATCAGGTTCTTGAGAACATCTGGAAGAAGCAATATTCTCTTGAAGAGATTAATGCTGAAAGCAACTTTAAGTCGTACGATGATCTTAAAGATAAGCTTGACTGGGTTTTAGATCTTAAAAGCCCAACACCAGCAAATCAAGATTCAGATTGGGAAGCACCTGTTGCTACACCTACACCTGAACCTGCTACTGAAGCTGCATGGACACCACCAACTGAAGACTTTAAAGCGCCTGCACCTGAAGCGCCGCAAGCCTCTGACGATGATGATGACCTAGACTTCTTTAAGAATTGGGAAGATAAAACTTCTTCGGAAGGAGATAACATTCCATTCTAACCAAGAAGAACCAAGAAAAAGAGAGCAAAAGCTCTCTTTTTTTTAAAAAAAAGTGTTTACTTTTCAAAAGAACTGTACTATAATGGTTTCATCAATTGAGCAACCACTTAAAAAGAGAGAAGATTATGTATTCAATTTGGCAGAACAAAATTTCAAAAGAAGCTATAGACGTACTCAACAATGTCGGTTGGGGTGGTGATCATGGAAGCTTTGATCTTGAGATTCGCATCCAACGAGATGTCAAATGTTTCGGTTCAGAAAAGTTTACTGCTGACATGATGCCACTGTTTAAGCGTGTTGCTACTGTTGAAGCCAACGATCTTGATGAGGTATTTCATATTGGAAATGTGTGCAAAGGTTCAATGAATGTGTTGCATAAAATGCATTCAATCTCTGTCGGTGATATCATTGTAGACGAAACTACAAATACGTCTTACATGGTAGATCCTTTTGGATTCACTGAAGTTAAGGAGGCAGCGTAATGTTGTGGTCTGAAGCCCGCGATCAAAAACGGCTTACACCTAAAGAGATCAAGCAAGATCTAGAATATGCTGCTAACGTTAAGTGGCTTGAAGATGTACAAGAATGGCTTCAAGCTAATCCTGAAGTTGGCATATTGAATAGCCATAGTATTAATATGAAGTTTTATGTTTGGCCTGTTGGTGGTGAGTATCGTGAAATTCAAGCTTTTTCTGAGGTGTCATAATGAATATTGAAAAAGAAATTAAAGAAGCACGTCGAATGGTGCGTTCAGCAGTAGAGATTGAGTACAACGCAAAGATGGAAAATCTTAAAAAGGAAAACGAGGCGATGCACGAATGGTTAACCGCTATTCATAAGCAACAAGGATGGTCTGATCTTGGAGAATTCTTAAAGCAATTAAAAAAGCCTAAGCTTTCATCTCTCGCCCCTTTTATTTAAGGGGCTTTTTAAGTCTGTCAATAGGAGAAAAATATGGATGTCCAAAAAATGAACTGGCAGCGACTAGCGCGTTCAGCAGTTTACACTGAGGCCTATTGCGTCCGCCTTCTTGATGATATACTTCAAGGTACCGGTAAAGAATCATGGACGCTACAAGAGCTTAAGTCTTTATGGAAGCGTGCAGCATCAGGCGATCAGACATGGGGTGAGTTTACTCAAGAAGAAATTGCAAGAGTCCTAAAGTCCTAAGTCTGAAGCGATGAGTTTGATAAGAATTCATCGCTTGTTCTATATCCAGATCTTGCTGTATCAATTTGCGATTGACCAGATGTTGATCCTAGCGGATTTTGAAATTGTTGTTGACTTATTTTTGGTTGAACTATAATAGGAATAATAGCACCTTCTCCAGCTTTTTGTTCAACAGTAGCCATTCTAATATCTGGTATGCTTCTTATCGTTGCTGTGTTAATATTGGTTACGTTCATATTATCAACAATTTTTTCTTGTACCACCGTAGATTCATTTAAGATGTTTGAAATAATCTGTTCTGTTTCTTGTGCAGGCGGCACCACAACTCCCTGAGGCGCTGTCATAACTTCTAATATGTTTCCACTTGTGGTTATATTAGGTTTTGTTAATGATGTTACAGTAGCATCAGTGCGTACTGGTTGAACAAGCGATTGTTGGTTTGGTGCAACCTCTGCCGGTACAATATTCGATTCTACAATATCCGTTTCTATATTGTTGATTTGTACACTTCGAACTGGTCTCTGTAATTGTTTGCTAATTTGCTGTTCAAGTTTTGTATATTCAGACGAGCTTAATTCACTTTTTAGCTGTACATCTAGATCTAATCCAGTCTCAGCTTTGTATGCTTCATTTATAGCAACTCTTTGTGCTTCAGTCTTTATATCTTTAAACGCGTATGCAATTGCATTCTCATCAGTACCAACACCAGACATAGCCTGGTCGAGTAATTTTACTGGAGTCAAATCACCATACTCAGATAAGATATCTTCAGTCGTGGCTAATTCAATACCACCACCTGTTACTATATCGACGGTCTCAATCAAACTGTCCGCATATCCAGCAAGCTCTTTTTTAACATGATTTAGCATTTTATTGCCAAGGGAATTAAACGCTGTTTTATCACCCCTTATAAAATAATCGTATGTAGCATTGACAATGGAATCGATCGGCAGTATTTGAAAAACAGTCTCACCAAGCATTATGCCAAATATTGCACCAATTATTGTTCCTGCTACAGTACCAAATACTGGTAATACTAAAGTGCCGAGTGATCCACCAATTGCAACACCAATCATCGTAGCAATATATGTACCACCCATGATATCAATGAGCTTATTGATTGCTGTTTTGGTCTCTTTGTGAAATGCTTTTTCTGCTTCTGGCGATGGGTTTATTAGGTATGCATCACCCATTGATATTGCCAAAAATAATGCCTCTATACCTACATACCAATTAACTGGTTTTGCAAGCACGCTTTTTAAGACCTTTCCTGCAACATCAGCAACGGGTGTTAATAAGCGAGAAGCACTAGACAATAAAGGAGTTGCGACACTCTTAGCAAAAGAAGTAATAAATTGAGATAATGCTTTTAAACCAGCTACAACTTTAGTCATGACTGGATTAGGCCGAATATCTTTAATAGACTTTAAAGCCGAATTAACTGCTGTGGTTACAGGTGCTGATTTTGTTACAATTGCTTGGGTAGCTCTTTTCATAGGAGCGCTTACAGCAGTCTTTACATTTGGAACTTTTTCATTGAGCTGACTTATTCCTATTGCAGAACCTACAGCAATTGTTTTAAGTGCGCCTGTCGACTTTGCAGCCATAACACCAACAGTTGCTTTTACATAGTTCTCGTGCATCGAATCAATTGTATCCATCTCTTCGACAAGTGCTTCTTCACTATCATCTTCAAACGCAGATTCAGCAGAACTAGCAAGTGAAGCGCCAAGTAATGCAATAGCGGGTAGAGTATATCTTGCGAGTTGTGCTCCAAGTGCAGCACCAATAAAATCACCAGCTTTACTTAGTGCGCCAGGTTGTTTTTGCTGCTGTTGTGGTTGTGGTCTTTCTTCTACATCTGATTCGTCTCTGCGCCTTTCATTATCTCTAAGTGTTTTTTGGTTTTGAAGTACAGCAGATTCAATTGCTTCTTCAACGGTATTCATTCGAACACCGATTGTATTCAATAAACCATTCAGTTTTTGGACATCAGTTTGAAGTGCTTGGAATTCAGGCGATTCTGCAGAAAATGAAACGCTTGCTGGTAGCGACGCTTCAATAGGAATTGGTTTTAATTCATTATTAAAATAATTCTCAACAACAATTTTAGGATCAACCTCAGCTACAACTGGTATTTCTTCGGTTGTTGTTAAATCAATTTTTTCTGGTGCTTCTGGTAGAGTTTGATCTATTTCTTCAGATTCAACTGCAGCTACTATATTCGGTACATCAATAATCGGGTCTTCAATGACCCTCGATGCTTGATTAGTATAGTCAACAGAAAAAGGTGCAGCAAAGTTAGTTTGTTGTTGAACATCTGGACCAGTCAATAAACTGGTACCTACAGCACCTAATGTACCACCTTTAATAATATTGGTAATAGATCTGACTGAACCACTGGCAGCTTTATGGACATCACCGCCAGCTTTGCCAACGCCTCTTGATGTTGTTTTTAATTTCTCTAATCTTTTATAGATCTTTGCTACTGACGCTGCTGACATGTTTTTTTCCTATAGCATGGTTTCGATTGGAACTCCTGCTCCACCACCACCAAGCTGTTCTTGTTTTTCTGTGTTCATTTTTTCAACGATCATATCGACGTAGATTTCTCTTTCGTATGGAATCATTTCATTGATATCCGTCATCGATAATTTGTGATACTGAGTTATGTCAAATAATATTTTGTAATGGTTATACAAATTGATATAACTCAGGCTAGCGTAAAAAAATCGTTCAAATCCCGAAACACAACGCGCTTCTCCGTACCTTCACTATTTTCATATGTTACAACATGCTCAATCCTCGGAGCTGTATTGTAAAAAGACTGTATTTTCTTATAGATCTCAATAGGTAATTCATCTAAAAACTTTGTTCTTTCTTTTTGAACAACATCTCTCCATGGATAAACATCATCAGCATCCCAAATATAATCTATCGAATCTTCAATTGTTGCCGTTGTTAATTCAACCTCTGTTTCAATATCTTTTACTTTTTCTGAAAGTGACGGAGTAGGATACTTCATCATAATGCCAATCTGATCATCAATATCTATTTTCATGCTATGATCTTCGTCAGTCTTTATTTCTACTTCAGTTAAATCCATTTCAAGTTCATACTCGATATTATCAGTACTATCTTGGACTTTAAACTTTACAATTGGACTTACAGATAATGCTCTCAATTTAATAAAAATATAGTTCATATCTACAATTGGGATATCGTTAACGTCAAACCCTTCATTCGTGACACAGTTATTAACGATCTGCTTAATCGCCATATAAATGTCATTGCCATCACCAGATTCTTTTGCTCCTAGTAGTATCTTTTCTTCTTTAACAAGGAACGGCCGAACTTGAAGAATATCACCGGTCGAAGGTTGATTAATTTCATATAACGGTTGTGATATCTTAGGTAACATAATTTTTCTCCATTATTAATTCATTTCATATCTTGTAAATCGATACGATACAGCTAATTTTGCTATATCATCATTTTGTCCCCAACTCATATTGATAGGTTCTACAGATATTGGGTATAAATCAAAAAGCTTTATCTTTTTAGTGGCACTTTGTAACTGTCTATTGAAGACAATAATCTGCCCTTCAACGACATAATCTTTGAAATACTTTGCGCCGAACTTATCATCTCCATTTAAGTCAATAATTTTATTCGTCCAATCCCTAAAAATAGAAATCATATTAGCATCTTCGTCTATAGTATGGACGACTGAGATTTCTTGAGGGCTATAACGGTATGGTATGTTGTACATCAAACCATTACCGTACGCAGAATAATTATCAACACTGAAAAAAGAAACACCAGGCAACATAATACTTTCTGTTCTAAGATTGATTTCTTGACCACCTCCGGCATTGCCAGGTGGATTGACGATCATTTCATAGTGTGTTATTGGTAAACTTTCACTGAACGAGCTTTTAAATTCATTGATGTTCAATGGCATGTGTTTTATCTCTGGTTAATTTTCTTACGAGAATCTTTCCACACAGTACCTTTTCTCGCTTTCTTGAATCTCTCTGTTGGCAACATAAGAGCAATATCCCATTGTTCTGCTGGGATATACAAGAACCTTGACCTTACATGGCCAGTAAGATAACGCTTTACTGTGGGGGTGAAATATTTATATTTCGAAGCAGCTCTCAATAAACCATAGCTAAGTGCAAGCTTTTTACTATCTCTTTGAGTATCATTGCGCTCAATATCATATAAATGATCCATCAATCTTGCCCTATAAACCAATGGCAAATAGTGCATGTTCATACCAAGAAACCCATCGGTATATTTTTCCATCATAAAAATGAGCGGAAATCGATCATAGAACGGTAGTTTGTCTTTGTGCTTAGGATCATAGAAAAACATATACATTCTGCCAGCATCCATCTCAGTGAGATTTGGATACATCGATGCCTTGTTTGTCATAAGCCTTTGTGCGTTAACTCTAGTAATATCCATTGCTCGGTCTCTAAACCAATCTCTAGAGTCGATCGATCCTGGCTTAATACCGACAGCTTCGCCTTCTTTTGATATCTGTTGAAACAGATATTTAGATTCTCTGCGTGCCATTTATAACCCTAATTCCTTTTCGGTCATTATTGTGAATTCCCATCCCTTTTCTTTACAATATTTATTTGCAGCTATCCACTTAGATTTATTTATACCCCAAGTTTGCACCTCAGATAAATAACGTTTAGTGAGCTTCTTTTGTGGTTTTGGTTCTTTTGTTTGAGCGTTTGGCTTAATCTCAATAACCACCTCTTCGATTTTTCCTTGGCGATTCTTTTTCTTTATATAAAAGTCAGGGTAATATCGGTGATACCTTCCATCAATTGGAGACTTATAAGGTATAATAATTTCTTCGCTTGACCACTTTAAGATATCTGGGTGCTTATCACAATAACGCATAAAAACGAGCTCCCAGCGACTTCTATAAATAATGTTAGAAGGATCACCTTTATATTTTTGGCAGTTTTCGGGTTTAAAATAACCTTTGTATGTTTTCATAGTAGCTATTTATAGGGATATCAATGACTGATACTAAACTAAAACAAATCGGACCAGATACCGGGCAGTTGAGTCAAAAGCTTTCTTTTATTGAAAAAACCCAAATAGGCGCGATTACAAATACCGGAGTGTCTATTACAGCGACACCTGGTAAAATTAATGGTAGTGTTTCAACTGCACTGTCTAATATTAATAACACTGCTCGATCGACCATGGAAATCGGTGCAAGTATTTCACAAAACCTAGAATCTGCTGGAGCTGTTCGTAAGAATTCTAGAGAGTTTATTGGCAGTATAATTCCTAAAGTAATACAAGATAAGAATGCAATACACAACGTAGAAAATAAATTTAGGAATAGTGTAGCAAACTCAAAGAATAGACCACTCACCAAAAGAAAGAGCGCTGATGAAGTTATTAAGAGAAACAAATCAGATATTCTTGGTGCTGTTCTAGAAGATTTAGATATGCTCGATTTAAGTTATGCTGGTCTTCAGTTTCCTAATGATCTCGATACTTATGCACCTGTTTGGATAACATTACAATTTGCAAAGTATAGCCGAACAAATCCATTTGCTCCAGGATCAGTTGGTGGGTATACCAATATTCATTTACCTCTACCTGAAAACTTTTCATTTACATCTAGCATTAGATTAGATGATGCTGATACTGGTGTTCATGGTCAATTACTTAAAATGATAGAACCAAGTGCAGCCGGAACTGCTAGCGATCGTGATAATATTGTCGGCAGAGTAAAGGATGCTCTCGGGGATGGTGCTGTATCAAAGGTTGCAGGAAGAGCGGCATTTACTGGTTTAGAATCTGTAGATCCTGTTGCTGGTGGTCTTGCTGGTCAACTTATAGGCGGTATACCAAACCCACACCCATCGGTATTCTTTAAAGGTATGGATTTACGCCAGTTTCAATGGAATTGGAAAATGGTGCCACGATCACAAGAAGATGCTAATATGATAAAAGCTATTCTTTCAGTTCTTCGTGCATTTACAATTCCTCAAGATTTAAACGGTTACCTAGAATATCCATTTTTAGTAAAGCCTAAAGTCAACGGCGATGGTGATACATGGATGTATGGTACATTTAAAAGATCAATGGTAAGTCAACTCAATATTAACTTTTCTGCTGAAGGATCGAGTGCTTATTTTGTTGATGGAAATCCAGTATCAATTAACTTAGGCTTAAACTTCCAAGAAGTTGAAAATTACGACGGACAATAAAATGTCAAATAGAGAAGAGTATTTCCGTAAATTTCCACTCATAGATTACCGTGGAACTGTAGGTGTTAATATCTTAAAGCGTGTTGATTTTAACTCAAACGTAAAGGGATTCTATGAAGCCTTTTATGAATACACGATGAAAGAAGATGATAACATACAACACCTTGCACATGACTATTATAATGACGTCGATTTTGATTGGTTAATCTATCTCGCAAATGATATCGTAGATCCTTATTACGGTACTCCACTAAACAGCACTGATTTTACAAGCTTTATTAAAAAGAAATATGGATCAATCGAAGAAGCACAAAAAAGTATATTGACGTATAAAACAAACTATGCTGCATATATTGATAATATTTTAGCGCTAAGTGCTTATCAAGCGTTACCTGGTAATCAAAAGAAATATTGGCAGCCTATTGTTTCACCAACCGGAGTTGTTGGTTACTCTCGATCTAAAGAAGATTTATATGTCACAACAAACCGCATTATCTCTTTATCATTCACTTCAGAGCAATCAATAACATTTGATGACAATGAAAATGTTTACATTAAAAATAATCTTGATCAGACAGCTACGGTATCTAGTGCAAATTCAACAGGTATCATACTGAAAAACATTAATGGATCTTTTGAAAGATTAAGTAACTATACGCTTGTTGGTAAGAAATCTGGTGTAGAGGTTGAAATAGACTTTGATTCATATATTCTTTTGCAACAATGCATACCTGTCGATGAGGAAGTCTATTATAGTCAATATAGTTATTACTCATACGAAGAAGATTTAAACGAGAAAAAGAGAGACCTAAGTCTTGTTGAAAACTATTACGCAGATGATATAAACCTTAGTCTAACGGAAGTACTAAAATAATGAGTAATGTATACGATGCGGGCAAGGTTATTATTGTTGGTAAAAAGGTATCACTTAAAAAGTTTAGTGGTGCCGACGAGCTCAATATATATGCGCAAGTATCAAGCTTTGATATTTATGAAGACCTTGATAACTACACCGTAACGGCAGACTTTTATATTACTGACGGTATTGAGTTAATTAATAATTATCCTCTCGGTGGTGAAGAAACAATAGAAGTAACAATCCAAACACCATCGAGAGGTGCTATTACATATAACTTTATGATCAACGCCATTCAAAACATGAAGACAAACGATATGGCAAATCTTCGTTCATATGTTTTACGTTGTGTCACAAAGGATTTTCTCAAGAACTCTTCAATGTCGTTTACAAAAAGATATACTGACATGAAGTACGATATTGCACTTGCTACATTGTTAAACGTTGATATGTCAGCAGGAACACCTTTAGTAACACTTGAGCAAACAAAAGGCCACTTTGATTACGTTGTAAATAACAAGAGACCTTTTCAGATTATTGACGTTATTAAAGAAAGAGCCGTATCACAAAAATACCTGTCAAGTGTTTTTGTTTTTTATGAAGACAATCAAGGTTATCATTTCCAGACGATTGAAAAATTAATCGCTGATCGTAAAGCTGGTGCGGCCGGAAAGAAGTACGAGTATCGAACAGGTAACAAAGCTGACTTTAAACTAAATGTTAATGCATGGGAAATACTATCTTATGAAGTAATGAGTCAGGGCCAACAAGCAGAAAAAACAAAAAAAGGTGCAATGAGAAATCAGTATCGCGAGTTTGATATTTTTCGTGGTACATATTTTAATACTGAAGAATATATCAATATATCAGATCATGGTAGCTATACAGCAATTGATCAAGGCATTGATTTAAATAGTCCTGATTTTAATGCGTTTACACAGCAATTACCAAGTGTAACCCGTATGGCAGTTACAGATAGTTTACGGCCTGAAATGGAGCACAACAAAAACCTACACTATCAAAGACCGTTTATTGAAAGAATGACACAGCAAGGTGTACGAATTAGAGTCTATGGTAATACAGATATAAAGGTAGGCGATATTGTGCAATTAAATCTTCCAGAAATATCAGGTCTATCAGGAAGAGCACCTAAGAAAGTAGAAATATTCTCGAAACAACTATATGATAACAGCGTTAAAACATCGCTGTGATAAAAATGAAGCAAATGAATTTGTGCATACAATGGTCTATGAGTTACGAAAGCCAGATCAGTTTGGTAAATCATTAGGATAATGGAGAGATAGATGTCATATTATAATCTCGGAGATTCTTTTCACTGGTTTATGGCCAGAGTTGTAGATATAAAAGACGAGGAAAGATTAGGCCGAGTTAAAATACGTGTTATCCACGATCAAACTGGTGAGTTAGGTCTTAAAAAAGAAACATTTGGTTTAGAAGATGAAGATCTTTTGTGGGCATATCCGATGTCTGCAATCCAATCGGCAAGCTTATCTTGGAAGAAAATTAACGAACTAGAATATGATGAAGAAACATTTGTACCTGATTGGATTGATGCTGTTGGCTTATCACCGACTGGTATCGCAGTAGGGACTTATTGCTTTGGCTTTTATTTAGACGGCCACGAAGCAAATATTCCAATGATCTTTGGAACATACCATAAGGTGTCGATGTATCCTGAACCTGGTAGTGATCCACAATCGATGCTTCAAGATCTAAGAGAACCACCTGAAGAGAACTTTAAGTTTCATGATGTAAGCTCTCTTGCAAAAGGTTATTTCTTTGATGACGAGAAAGAGCGTGGTGGATCTGGTCAAACACTTCCAAAAGAACCATACAGTGTTAGTACTTTGTGGAAAGATGACCCAAAGAAAAAATCACCAGTTGATGAATTCCCTACGGCATACTCAACAGAATATCCATATAACACAACGTACACGACTAAATCTGGTCATGCAATAGAAATAGATGATACACCTAAGCATGAAAGAATACATATTTGGCATCGCAGTGGTTGTTACGAAGAGATATCAAATGGTCCATCACCATTCTTTGACGGCGATACAAGATCATCAGGTGACAAGGATAAAACTACGTGGCCTGATTTTGGACCATCTGGTTATTCTTATGTAACAGCAGGTGGAGTTACCGAAGACGATTACTTAGGTCGCCGTAGCAAAAAGACAATGGACTCTTCTTTTGAGGTCGTTGTTAAAGATAAGAATCAATTGCTTTTAAGAGATCACAACGTAGAAGTTGCAAACACGTCAACCCAAAAGATAGGTAACACTGCACACTGGACAATTGGTTGGGATCAAACACCTGATAATCGAAAAAATAATAACGGTAGGGACAACTATCAAACAGGTGCAATTGACAGCAATAACCTATATTTAGATGTATCTAATAACACAATACAAACAACTGGCAATAACTATGTATTGAGTGTTGGTGTAGATCCGGCAAATGAGTACAGATTAACACCTGCTCCGATTGAGGACAAGAATAATTTTATATTGACAGTTGCTAATAACCAAAAGACAATTGTTGGTGGTGCACAAATAACAACTATTCAACAACAACATTATATGTCAGTAAAAGAAGACAGTAATATTGTTGTTGAGGGGTTTCAAAAGATAGAAGCAAAAGGCGGTTTAGTTATTAATGCTGGTATTTACGTAGACGGCGGCATTAAAGTTGATGGTAACCTAGGAACAACAAAAGGTGCATCAGGCTCATTTACTTCGGCAGATGGTAAGGTAGTTACTGTCATAGCCGGTATCGTAACAGCAATCACGTAGGGCGCATAAGAATGGCGAGTGTAAACGAAAGTACTGCGTACATAGAAGAACTAACTGAAGATATCGATGCGGCCACGAGCTGTCAGGCAATCCAGGGATATGTTGATACTGCGGTAAAGGATATCACCAGTGTTATAGAACAAAAGACAGAGTCTATTACTAATATCGCAAGTCAATGGGCGCCTCTTGTAGACTTGCCAACTGATCCTTTAGATATTCTTACTTGGGCTTCAAAGGTTGTAGGTGGACCAATTGCTGCGCAAGTAGAACTTATGGCAAAACAAGCAATTGAGCTTGCACAACTTGCAGGTGCTTTAGCTGGTCTTGCAAGTTCTGTTACATCAGCGGTTGATAGATTACAGTTTTGTACTGAGCAAGCAGTTTTAAGCGCAATGAGAGATATTGAAAATGAATTGATTGATCAAGCAAACAAAGCGCTTGCAAAAGCAGAAACAATAAAAGATGATATATTAGAAAAGGCCGGTATTACAGACGTAACTGATGAAATACAAGGTGTCGTCGATGATGTATCAGAGGTTGGAGGGACACTTGATAATGTCGAAAATACAGTTGACGGTCTGCCAAACATTTAAGGAAAAATAATGTCTGATATCGATGATGCAATTAATGATATTCTAACGAGATCCAATCAAGTAATTGGTGAATTAGAAGAATATGCAAATACCGTTAATAATATTCCAGTTCCTGATGCGAGTATTCCAACTGCAACTTTTGGTTCAAGCAGTAAGTTAAACCTTGGAACAAACTCTGACGCAGTCATTAGTATTATTACTGATCGAACTACCCCACATGCCGATAATCCAAACATGATCACTTTTTCTGGCGACTCAAACGGCGGTGGTGTTATATCCCAAAGAAAAGCCCGTGGCAGCCAAGCAAACACAGAGGCAGTAGAAGATGGAGATATCGCAGGTGGCATCTATTGCTGGGGTCATGATGGTGAAGACTTCCAACCTTCTTCTGCGATTAGATTTAAAGTCGATGGTGTAGCCAATACCGCTGCATCAAACGAAGTACCAATGAAAATTGTACTTGAAACAAATGATGATACCGGTACTATTCAGGAAAGATTTGTTGTAACGCCTGATGGAAATATTGGAATTGGCACTGAAGATCCAACTGCGCTGCTTGACGTTAGAACCGCTAATGGCGCAGTTACAGTAGCGATAGATTCTCCTTCAGCCGCGGCTTTGCGATTTAGGTCGGACGGAATAACAGCAGCTAAAATCACTAGTGACACTTTCAGCCAAAACTTAACTTTTGCAACTGGCGGAAATAACGATAGGGTAACCATTGACTCCACAGGAAACATGGGCATTGGTACAGATAATCCTATAGAAAAACTTGAAGTATCTACAGGAACTAACACAGACGTAGGCCCTATCTCTATCGTCCTAGGCGGCCCAAGCTCCAACACTCGTAAAGCAATTTTCACCAAGGACACAACTACTCGTGAACTATCGTTTTTCGCAGCAGCAGGTGGCTCATCGTCTGATACTGTGTTCTATAGAAATGCGACAGACGAATCCATGCGCATTGGCTCCGATGGGCAAGTGGGCATTGGTATATCATCTCCTGAAGAACTGCTACACGTTTACAAAACAGGAATTGCAAGAATAGAGGTAGAAGGCACAGACAATGTTGCCGCCTTTAAAGCAACAAATAATCAAGGTTCCTATGCTTGGTATGTTGATGCTAGCGCTGATAAGTTTCATTTATTTGATTTTACAGATAGCGTAAATAGAATGACTCTTGACGGCGATGGCAACGTAGGTATTGGCACTGATAGTCCTTCTAGGCTTCTGACTCTAAGCGGATCAGGAGCAACTCTACTTTCTTTAGTTTCTACTAATGACGATAACTGTCAACTGTTGTTTGGAGATAGCGCCAGCGATACAGTTGGTAAGGTTGTGTATGCCCACGGCACTAATCACATGAGGTTCGAAACTAATAGCGGAGAGCGAATGCGTATCGACGCCTCAGGCAATCTCCTGGTATCTAAGACATCGTCGTCTTTTGGTACAGGCGACGCGGGTGTTGCATTGTTGAACAACGGTCGAGGTCTTTTTGAAGCTACCGGTGACACTGTATTAGCCATTAACAGACAAGACGGTACAGCTTCTGCAAACATTATTCAGTTCTACCGAGGGAATGCTCTAGCAGGTACAATAAAGGCAGCTTCAGCGAGCGCTCCAACTTTTGCATCTAACTCTGATATACGACTTAAAGAAAATATAGTTGACCACGAGTCAGAGATAGACAACATTATGTCTTTACGTCCTGCGCGTTGGGACTGGAAAGATGCTACAGTAGGTTCTGGTGAGGGATTCATTGCACAAGAACTTGAGCAGACAGCTTGGTCTGATCTGGTTAGCGAAGGCGAAGATGGATTCAAACAGGTTTCTGGTTTGGGAACTGTTGAGACCCGGTTGATCAAGGCAATACAAGAACAGCAAGCAATGATCGCAGACTTAAATTCAGAAATAGAAAAATTAAGGTTATACTTAAAGTTGTATTAACGCTACACTTAAAGTTGTATAAATAAAACTATAAACACGGAATATTCTCATGGGCATTAGAATAGCCAAAGAAAACGATGAATATAGACAGTCTGGTGCACTCGCTGACAAGTATAGTGATTTAAACAAATCATTTTTACCTAACCCTAATACGGGTCAGATTACCAGAAAAGTAAATGTCGAATCTGTAAAGCAAGCATTACGTAACCTTTTATTGACGAATAAGTATGAAAGATTACGCAATCCTGAGTTCGGTACACGCTTAAGTAGATTTGTTTTTGAGCAATTCGATAGTCATATCGAAGAAGAAATAAAAGAAGAAATCTATAATGCAATAGAAACACATGAACCGAGAGTGAGAGTTATAGATTGCACAGTAGATTCACAGCCCGATGAAAATGCTATTGTCGTTAATATAGAATTTGCAATTGTAACATCAAACCAAGTCGCTAACCTAGAACTAACACTCTACAGAGTAAGATAACATGGCAAACGTAAGTAACGATTTATCGACACTTGATTTTAATACGGTTAAAGAGAATCTTAAGTCGTATTTAAAGTCTCAGGCTATCTTTCAAGATTACGATTTTGAAGCCTCAAACATTAATGTTCTTTTAGATATTCTTGCATACAACACAAACCTCAATGCATTTTATCTAAACATGGTAGCAAACGAGATGTTCCTTGATTCTGCTATACTAAGAGACAGCATTATCTCTCATGCAAAAGAACTTAATTATCTTCCGAGGTCATTTCGATCGGCGATTGCAAGCGTTGATGTTTATCTCAGAGATACTTCTGATGATGCAACTGTATTAATTCCACGAGGAACATCATTTACAGGAACCGAAGGAAATAGAAACTTTACCTTCGTAACATCAGAAAACATACTTGCTAAAAGCATTACTACAGGCACACCTGGAGCACCTGCACAAGCAAACTTTAAAGCTGAAGATGTTTTGCTCTATGAAGGTGATTATATTCTTGACACGTTTGTTGTGAATGCTAAAAACCCAGTTAAGTATATTGCAAGTAACAAAACAATTGATACAAACAGCTTAATTGTTACTGTTATTGAAGATAATGGTTCAACTGTTTTACAATATCTTAAAAGAGATACTCTGTTTGGTCTTGATGCACAATCACAGGTCTTCTTTATTCAACCATCTGAAGGGGATACTTACGAGATATTCTTTGGTGATGGAGTCATTGGAAGACCACCAAAAGATAATTCAATCGTCAATATAGAATATAGAACGTGTAATGGTGAGTTGCCAAATGGAATCAAGAGATTTACTCCAAACGATTCAATTGATACAGCAACTGTTTTAAGTGTTGAAACTCATACTGCTGCGTCTGGTGGATCTTTACCAGAATCTTTAAATTCAATTAAGTTAAATGCACCAAGAGCCTTTACAACTCAAGAACGTGTTGTAACCTCAAGTGACTATAGTACTTTATTGAAAGCAAACTTCTCAGAAATTAACGATGTTGTTGCATATGGTGGAGAACTATTTGATCCACCTCTTTATGGTAAGGTTATTGTTGCGGTTGATTTAAAGAACAGTGATGACTTACCAGCTTCATTTAAAACAAAGTACAATTCTTTTATTAAACCAAGAAGTCCTTTGTCTATTGATCCAGTCTTCGTTAAACCTGACTATACATACGTTAGTATACGAACAACAGTTAAATATAACATTAACCAAACATCATTAAATATCGATGATATACGAAGCTTGGTTTTATCTTCTATTCAAAGTTATAACGAATCTGAAATTAATGGCTTTGGCAAAACACTTCGTTACAGTAAACTCGTTTCAGCAATCGATAATTCTCAACAATCAATTGTGAGTAATGATACTGATGTACTTGCTACTAAGTTTTTAACTGTTGATATTAACGGATCAAATAACTATAGGATTGCATTTAATATTCCTATTAGACGTGATATTGGTCAAGGAAGAAAATCACATTTTTCTTACGACATAGCTGCCGTTTCAAGTTCTCCGTTTACATTCCAAGATAGTGAATGTTTCTTTGAGGATGACGGCGAAGGCAACATGGTTATAGTTAGAGAAGAAGGTGATCGTCACGTAGCAATTGCACAAGCCGGTGAAGTTAATTATGCTACTGGCGTGATTATTCTTTCTAATGTATCATTCCAAGCAGTTGAAGGTGGTGTCCTTACATTCTCAATTACACCAGAAGATAGAGATATTGAGTCGCAACAGACGAGCATATTAAGAGTACTTGATTCGGATGTTCAAATTAACGTACAACAAGTAAGAATCTAATGGCTATAGAAATTGAAAAGAATATTAGTGCTTTACTGGAGTCACAGTTTCCAGAGCTCTATCGCGAAGAAGGTGATAAGTTTATTGCCTTCATACAGGCGTATTATGAGTGGATGGAACAACAAAATCAAGTAGCATACCATACACGTAATTTGCCTGAGTATCGTGACATCGATAAAACAATCGATGAATTTATTATTGATTTTAAAAACAAGTATTTGCCTAACGTTCAATTTAATACAGCAACGAATAAACAGCTATTCATTAAAAACGCGTTAGACTTCTATCGTGCTAAAGGAACAGAAAGAGCTGTTGACCTTTTCTTTAAACTTATTTACGGTCTAGAAGCTCGTGTTTATTATCCTGCTGATGACTTATTTAAACTTAGTGATAACACTTGGTTAGACACACAATACCTTGAGCTTAAGCCTAATAAGAATAACATTAATTTTGTAGGCGAACAAGTCTTTGGTAGTGTTTCTACAACAAGTGCATTTGCAGAACGGCTAGTTCGTGTTAAGAAAGATAATCAATATATTGAAGTTCTATATATTACAGATGTTACTGGTAACTTTAAAACCGGTGAAAGAATATCTACACAATTATTGACGGATAACTACTCAGCAAGAATTGATGGGTCTTTATCAGCATTTGAAATTACATTTAGTTCTCCTAACTTTTCATCAGGAGAGCAAGTTTATGTTTCGGATGGAAAAGGTAAAAAAGCAAAAGCAGTCGTTAGTAAAACAGCAGACTATATTGGCGTTGTTAACTTTACTCTTATTGATGGTGGTTGGGGTTATACAAACCAAGCAGAGATTATTGGTTCAGATAAAGTCATACAATTAAATGATATTGTTTTTAATGACGACAAGTATTTCTATAACCACGATCCATCATATGTTTTTGACAAGATCGAACAGGATCTTGTGACAATTAAAGTAGATATTACGAACACCGATGTATCAGATGTTGCATTTTCACTTAATTTAAATGAAATTGTTGAAGTACGAACAAACGATGATCCTGCTGGAAACGTAGAATTTGAAGGTCATATTGTTTATAGTAGTTCTGAGAATAACGTCATTACATTAAACTACAATGGCACTGATTATCCACGAAATTCAAATGGAGAAATCATTGTCGACGGAAGATCACTCTTTGGAAATAGTATTCCAACATTTTATGCCTCTAATAATTCAATTGAAATTCCTGTAAATCAAGAAACTACTTCAGCAGTCATTGATGCAAAAGCAGAAGCTAACGTTATTGCATGGGACGATAAATTTACAATTGAATATTCAAATGAAGACCAATTTAGTCTTGTAGCTGGCGACATACTTTATCAAGAAGATCCAAAAAACTTTTTAAGGTATACTGAAATTGAAGTCTCAAACACATACGTTAGTACAGTCAATGGTCTTAAGTATGCTAACGTAGTGCGCAATGTTGGTTGGCCTCGTAACGATCAACCATTGTTTAGACAAGAAACAATATCTAGAACTGCATTCACATTAACCAATGTCTCTAACGCGTATGCAGGTGTCGTAGGTGTCGAAGGTGAGCTTCAGGCTGACAACTACATATTTAATAACGCGAATACATATAACGCTAATACTGGAATGACATCTGGCTCAATTGACCAGTTTGGTTTTAATACGGTTGCTAAGTTCGATGTATTTGAATATGAAGAAGAACAATCTTTAAGAGATTGGGATTCAGTAGAAATCATTGATGATTTGCCAAAGGTATTTCCTGGTGGAGCAGAGATGGTTATCGACGACTTTGATACTCTTGCAAATACATCTATATGGGACACAGCTAATTCTGAGATTCAATATATTTCAGAAGGAACTGGACCTACAGAATTTGCAAATACATTACTTAGCGACTTTTTAAATATATCAGATGAAGCTGTTGAAATAGGTTCATTAAAATCTATTGTTGTTACTGATCCAGGTCAAGGCTATTCACGGTCACCTTATTATGTTGTATTTGAACCACGTGATTATCATATGGAAAGATACGACCTATATTTTAGATACCGAAGAGAACCTCAATTAAAAGCATTCCGTATTAATGAGATTATCACAACACCAACCGGTGATCCTCTTGCAAGAGCAAGGATATTAAAACATAAGCCTCTTACTGGTGAGATATGGGCAGTAAGATTAAATGTATCATCTGATATTACAGATAACAGCCACATTTATACTGAGCGCGATTTTAGAAGGAACGACATAATCACCGGTGAAAACTCAGGTGTATCTGCATCTGTATATGTTGTTGATGAAACACGAATGATGAATCGTGTTGGTCTTAATTCTGATATTCTATCTGAAGCATTCTCAGGTGAAGGATTCGTTACCGATCTTAGAATTCTTAATTCTGGATTTGGATATTTTGGTAAGCGCTTTGTCAACGGTGTTGTTACAGATGGAGAAGTACTTACTCTTATATCAAGTGAAGATTCAAATAGATCAGTAAGTGCATATGGCTATCTTGGTAAGCAAGGAATTGGTGAAGGTAGTTGGCCAAGTAAAAAGTCGTTTTTATCAACAGATAAGTATCTTCAAGATAACAATTTTTATCAAGAATATTCTTATCAGGTATTGACTGCTTTACCATTCGATAAGTATAAGCAGACGCTTATTGAAATACTACACGTTGCCGGCAGCAAACCATTCGGTGGTTATGTTGGAACACAAGAAGAAAATGTTAATATTACGGCTACCGGAACAAGTACAGAATATAACATTAAGCAATTTGGATTGTTTGTAAATGAAAACACTTTCTATCCAATCACAATATCGTAAATAATATAAGAGACAATAATGGCTAAGTCACTAGTACCAGCTGAATTTAAAACTCACATGATCGATCAGTTTATAGAATCGATTACTGAACCGGCTAATACTGTTTATTATTCATTTATTGGTGATCATGTCACTGATGGTTCTACGCTTGATGAAATTTCAGCGCCTATTGAAACCACTCAAAAAATGAATATCGGTGCGTTTCGAAATATGATCATAGGCAAGAAACTTGACGAAAGGGATTTTAACTTTGTTGTTAATCGCAATGATTGGGAAGCTGGTACGATATTCACGATGTACGATGATACTGAAGTTAATCTTTTTGAAAAGAACTTCTATACTGTTGTTGATGAAGATGCGTTTAAACACGTTTATAAGTGTTTGTATAACAACAATGGCGCTCCATCAACTGTTAAGCCTTTATTCCAAGATGCACGATATGATGAGAATCTTTTTGTATCAGGTGATGATTACTACGAAACAAACGATGGTTATCAGTGGAAATACCTGTACAGCATAGATTCTACAACCTTCAATAAGTTTGCTACACAAAAGCTCATTCCAATTACTGCTAATACTACAATTCAAAGCAACTCAAAACCTGGTGCTATTGATGTTATTCGCGTTCTTGATGAAGGCAAAAACCATAACAACTATATCTCAGCTGATTTTTCAGATAATGACTTTAATAGAATTACACCAGATATTGCTGAGAACGGTGCATTAATTGCATCAGGTCAAACACTGACTAGTGTTGCTGGTGAAGCAAATGTTAACCAATGGTATAGAGTTGTTGGTGGACGACAAATTATTGATTTCTACAAGAACTGCATCATCTATATTACATCAGGAGTAGGTGCCGGTCAATATAGACGGATATTAAGGTCTGATGTTGTAACAGGTGTTGGCGTAGTTATCTATGTTGAAGATCAATTTACTACGCCGCTTGACAATACATCATCATATGATATTTTCCCAGAAGTAAGAATTATCGGCGATGGTACAGAAACGAAAAAGCATTTGCTCGAGCAATCGTAGATAGTAATGCATCTAATAGTATTATTCGTGTTGAAATGTTTGATACTGGTGCAGATTATAAGTTTGCTACCGCCAAGATTCCTCCATTGATTTCTGATGAAATTAATGGCGAACCAGTTACTATTATACCTTCTGATTTAAGAGCCATCATACCTCCACAGGGAGGCCATGGGGCAAACAACATTGTTGAGTTAGGTGCATCTAAGATGAGCATTGTTGCTAACTTCAACAGTTCAGAATCTGACTTAGTCTCTCCAGAAAATACATTCTCGCAGTTTGGTGTTATTCGTGATCCTGTTTTCTCAAACACACAATTCTATTTTACTGAAGCAACAACTGAATTTATTGAAGGCGAAGATGTTGTTCAGTTTAAGAAAATAAAAATAGAAGGTACATTTACTGCAAATACAGTACAAGATGATGGTAAGTCTTTAGTATTGCAATCAGGAGATTCATCCTTCGATACATTCTTAACTCCTGGTGAAAATATCTATATGCAATCCGTGACTGGTACTGGTAAATATCTAGGTACGGTTGGTGCTGGCAGTAATACAACAGCAATCATTTTACAAGATACTATTCCATTCTTAGAACCCGGTGGTGATTACAGCATCATTGCATATCAAACAAAAGAATTGGCTACATGTGTTGTTGATAATAATGCACCACCTAAACCAGTTGGAACACCAACAAACTATACATCATTTCTTGGTAACAAAGTAGTTCCTAAGTTTAAGACTGGTGAGCTCATTTATGGTTTGACTTCAAGAGCCACAGGAAACGTTCAGTCAATTGATATAAATAGTAGAATAGGAACATTCAGTGCACAGTTCCAATTTGAAGATTTTAATCAGCTGTTTAAGATACAAGGTAATGTGACTCAAGGTGTATTTCAACTTGATGAACAGGTTTTTCAAGTAGATGCTGCAACAGGCGAAGAAACAACTGGATACATTCACTCTTGGAATGATGATCAGTTAAACCTTACTCGTGTTGTAGGCGATTTTGTAACAGCATCTGCAGGACAATCAGCAATTATTACTGGCCGATCATCTGGCGCAACATTCGCGAGTGTGGTCTCCGGAGTAAATGCAGATATTTTAGATTTATCATACGGTGATTTAGATCCTAACGAAGGAGCCGTCATATATATACAAAATGACGTACCTATTTCACGCCAGCAAGATCAAACAGAAGAAATAAGAGTAATTTTGGAGTTCTAAATCGATGCCGTTAACAACTAATTTTTCCGTATCTCCATATTTCGACGATTACGATTCTGATAAGAATTATTATAAAGTTCTTTTCAAGCCATCAACTGCGGTTCAAGTAAGAGAGATGAACCAGCTGCAGACGATGCTGCAAAATCAAATTGAAGAATTTGGCGATAACATATTAAAAGCTGGCACTATATTATCAGGCTGTCAGTTCACCTTTAAGGATGAAATGCCTTTTATTAAAGTACTTGATAGGTCAAGTACTGGTGGAGCAGTTGATGTTAATGAGTATATTGGTCTGTTTGCAAGGGGTCAAAGTACTGGAATAACTGCTAGGGTTTCCCGAGGAACTGCTGGTTTCCAAGGTGACGGTATCAACTTAAACACATTATATGTTGAATACCAAGATAATGGCATTGATGATCAATATTCAAAGTTTGCTGAAGGCGAATCTGTTAAAATATTTAGTAACCAAGATATTGTCTACGATATTAATGTTGTGCCAGGTGGCGCATCTGCTGGTTTCTCAAACGCTGATATCGTTTATGTTGTTAGTGCACTTAAGATTGCCAACGTCGTTTCAGGAAATACATCTGACATTGAATCATTTACTATTAACGATATTCTTGTAGATGATCTTATTACTCCAACGTTGCGCGTACAGATTTATGATACTCCCACAGTCGATGAAGATACTGGAACACTTATTGTACCAGTTAAACCAGTCAACAGTGACTTGGTTCCTGCTCCTGATTCAAGCAAATGGGATGATATCGAAGAAAACACAGTTCTTATTAACCAGACATCTGGTAACAACGAAGAAGTAAGTGTTACTCAGATTATTGGTTCAGGTGCAACGGGCCTTATTCAAACAACACGAGGCGGTTCAATATCGAGTGCTGAAATAACAAGGGGTGGTTCTGGTTATACAACTATACCGTATGTTACTGTTGGATCAACAACAGCCTCAACACTGAATCTCAACAGTTTAGATTTAGAAGCACAAACCTTCCTTACGCAATTAACTGTTGCGTCTACTGCTGACGGTTATGTTAACCCAGTTGGTGTTGGTTATGGTATCCAAGTTTCTGAAGGAAAAATATATCAGAAAGGATACTTCTTAAACGTTGATGCCCAATTTGCTTTTGTTGACAAGTATTCAAATACGCCGAGTGATGTTGCTGTTGGATTTACAACATTAGAAGGGGTCGTTAACGTATTTACAGATGCTACTCTTTATGATAATTCAAATGACTTTACAAACTTCTCAGCTCCTGGTGCAAACCGTTTACAGCTTACTCCTCAGCTCTCTGTAAAAACAATTGCTGAACAAGAAGCTGACGCTGAGTTCTTCAGTTTAGTTAAGTTTAGTGAAGGTCGACCATACGCACAGTTTAAAACTACTCAGTACAATAAAATCAATGACATGATTGCAAGACGTACATTTGAAGAGAGTGGTAACTATGCACTAGATCAATTTAAATTGACTATACGATCTACAAGCGATATTGCAAATTCAGATACTCACTTCGTTTATGTTATAGATCCTGGTCACGCATACATTAATGGTTATCGTGTCAAGACTGAACGCAACTATGCAAAGAAAGTTGAAAAGTCAAAGAATATATCAATCAAAATAAACCAAGAACAAGACTTGATTTACGGTTCTTATATTCGTGTTAACCAATTAGCAGGTACACACGTATTTAAATCTGGCCAGACAATTAACTTATATAAAGCACAGACTGGAACAGATGAAGGTGTTAAGTATTACGATAACTACGCGACCAATACTGCAGTAAGTGCAGCAAGAATTAGTGGCGATCAGATTGGTACTGCAAAGATAAGATCGGTATTTCTTGAATCAGGCAATCACGGTACAAATGATGCAGTTTATCGTGTATACATTTTTGATATCCAATTAGACCGTGCATCCTTTAGAGATATTCGTTCTATCTACGTCCCAAGCTCTGGTGGTTCAGAAGATGGCATCGCTGATATTGTATTAACAAGTGGTAGTGATGTACTTCGAAAAATTACTGAAACCGGTGAAGAAGACCAATATTCACCTTCAACATATACTCGGTTTGCTGAGTTGTTTCAATCTCAAACAACGAGCCTTGTTGTACCCACTGGGCGTTCACCAGTTACAACCGGTGAAGCATTTGCAAATACGACAGGTTCAGGCGACAGCATTAACTATGTCTATGGCACAACGAGTGTCAACCAATCAGTAAGTTCAGGTGGTGATATTTCAATATCAGGATTGCCAGCTGGTAATATCTTTAATTATATCGGTGAACTTACTGATAGCGAAGAAGGCACTTTAATCATTGTTCCAGAGGATGAAATAACGGTCGGTGATTTTGCAACTGGTATTACTTTAGTTCAAGACGCCGGACAAAGCAATAGTTCAGTTGAAGTATTAGATGCAACAGTAGGTACTCCTCTATTCTCAGATAACTTAGTTTCTGGTGATTGGATCAAGAATAACTCTGGCGATGTTGTACAAGTCTTAAGTGTAGATTCTCAAGACAGAATTACAATTCGAAAGCCTTCGGGTTCATTTGCATTTAGTGCTGAACCAATGCGAAGGGTATTCCCAAAGAATATTCCAATCAACTTAGGTTCTCGAACAACAGCAAATGCTACAGTTAATAGTGATCGCACGTCGATGACAATTAACCTCGGTGCAGGTCAACCTATAACTACGACATCTGTTACTCTGGCTGTTACCTATAACGTCAAAGCAAAGAATGTTTCATCAACACCAATTACTGCAAACCGTAATCGTTTTGTGAAAATATCAACGACCGGTGCATTTCCAAAGTCGCTTGGTTTACCAGGTGTCTTTAGGTTAAGAGAAGTTTATAACGGAACAGATACAACAGCTGCTAAAATTACTCAAGAATTTTATGTTGAAGATGGTCAAAAAGATGGATTCTGGGGTTTAAGTAAGCTGTATCGTGAAGAAGGAACTCCATCAACTTTAGCTGCAACAATATTGGTTGAGCTCGATCACTTTGTGCCTTCTGATTCTAAAGGTGTTAAAACTGTTGACTCATATACAATCAACGACGAGGTTCCTTTATCAGGGCTAACAACTAATGTCAATACATTAGAGATTCCTTACCATATTAGAACTTCTGAAAACTATGAAGTTCTGTTGAGGGATTGTTTAGACTTTAGACCTTATTGCGATCCTACTGCAACGAGTGCAACAACACCTGCAGCTGCAAGTACTGATCCAAGTGATGTTGAGAGCTTCTCAGCGATCGCTGGTTACGCTTTCCCAATACCACAAGGTGATCTTACATATGATTTAACGTCGTATGACGGCCGCACTGACGTGATCGCTCTTACAAACGAAGGTGAGTTTGTTTTCAATATCGGTACTCGTGACCTCAATATTAAGAGCAATGCAAACCGCTTACAGCTATATAAGATTGATGTTGCACCGTATCCTAGTTTACCTCTTGTTCTATCAAATGAGCTTCGAGAGATAACATTAAATGGTGTTATATCAACAAGAGCATCACGAACAAAACTGACAAAGTATACTTGTTCAATTGAAAAGCTCGATGACCAAACACAAGGTTATACGATGGCTCAGATTGCTGAGCTTGAGCGTAGGATTATATCTTTAGAATATAACCAAAACCTATCTGAATTGGAAAACGAAACAAGAACCTTAAGTTTTCCGAGTTCAATTGATTCAACTCTTGAAAAATTCAAGTACGGATTCTATGCTGATAACTTTGAAAACTTTAATCGATCTGATACTCAGAATCAAGAGTTTGCTGCATCAATTTATGAATATAATTTGTATCCACAAAAGACAACATCTGTTCTAAGCCTAGAACCTTGCAATCCCGACCAAGTAACTGGTGGTAAGATTGTTTATCCTGCTCAGCGATTCAGGTTGTTAAGTCAAAAGAATGCAACATATGGTCCATATATTGAACAACCACCTGAACCTGAAATTCAAACTGTTTGCCAGTTTGTAAGAAGCCAAAATACTCGATTTTCTTCAGAAAATATTGGGACATTTATAAAGGCTCAAGGTGTGTGGGAAGAGACTACATTTACTGGAACAGATAGAAATGATGGTACAGCACGGAATATTGATATAAAATTCTATATTCCAAGTTCCGGTGTCGCAGGTATTGGATTTGAAGTTCTTCAAACAAGCACACCACCCAGATCTGGCTCTGTCATAGAAAAGGGTAACGTGATTTGGTCAAGTTCAGTTGAAACTGCTGAAAGTTTAGGTGGTGCTGAAGCATTTAAGATTTATCAGAAGTTTTACGACGTGAGAAATGGTAGCAATTCTGCAATTCCTTTTCAAACAAATCCATGGTTTACTTCGTTATCTAATAGTTCGAAGATTATGACGAATATACCAGGTTTACCTAATAAGACTTATAAAGCTTATCGAGGTGCTGGTAAGATAACGATTCCATACGATGAGTCAAAAGGCCGTTACATTACAGTCCGAGCATTGAAGTGGGGCAAAGTATTTAATTATGAAGTTTGCTATCCTGCTACAAGCATCGTTGATCCTGTTTATGATGCAGGTTCTACGACAATCAACACAACTCCTCCTTGCCCACCTAAAGGTAAGTTCTTGTACGCACGATGTGTTGGTAACGACTATGTAACATATGTTGAAGATGGTAACTGTAAAACAGTAGTTGGATCACGACAGACAAATAGTAGTCGATGTATTATTATTCCTCCAGCGCCTGAACCAGATCCAGTTAATCCATGTCCTTCTGCTGGTACATTTAATAAAGACTACTGCAAAGATGGATTGCTATATGTTTATCAGTACACAGGTAAACAGGATTCTAGAGGTAATTGTTCGATCAAACTAGCTTCTGCTAAAGCTAACCCTGATCGGTGCCCAGTTAAAGTTGTGGAACCTGAACCAGAGATTGAGGTATGTGAACCAGAACCACCTATCGTAATCGGTGATGATGGTTGTGTTATTGGTGTAGATCCTGAATGTGAAATCGAGCAAGATGAGTTAGCATTCTCTCCGGCAGCAACTGGCGGTGTACGTAAGGTTATTAAGGTTCCAACGCCACCACCTGTTATTACTGCCAACACCAGTTCGTGGGCCTCAGGTAACCTTTAATCTTCTTAATACTATTATTAAGAATCCTATTAGGGTAAAAGTACCTGATCGGGTAACAACACAACCGGCTAGTCCGCCAGTACCGATTAAGTCTCCGCCACCTCCTCCACCACCAATAGAGCAGGTAGTTATTCAACCGGTCAGGACGCGGATACCAACAAGAATAAATATCCCAGTACCTTCTGTACCTACTGTGTTCAAAGAGCCAGAACCAGTTAAGAAGCCAACAACCGGCGGAACAAGGTTTAAGAAATATGACCGCGCTCTAAAACTTCGATAAAGGATTGATAGAATAATGTCAAAGAAAATTATACCATTTAGTTCAAATAGGTTAAAGAAGCCTGATGATAATTTTTTCTATCAACCTAAAGATTATGTATTACGTAGGTCACCAGGATATATCAAATATAATTTTGGTAATTTAAAGCCAAATACTCGATATAAGGTGATGCTTGATAATAATCCTGGGCAGCAGTTTGAAGATATTACACAGTGGACGCGCCCTATAAATGAGTGTGTTCTATGTAACTTATTGCCTAACGATGAAGTTAGAAATAGGAAGTATTTAAAAACTGATTATAAGGGCGATCTTCAATTTGAAGTAAGAGCCTTTGGTTCAGATGCTGCGAGCTACTCAGCTATCAATACGTTTACACCACCTCATCTCGGTTCTCCTATTAACGCTAGGTTACCTGATTACAGCGAATATTGGGATAACCTTGGGGCACGATCACGTGAGGACGATAAGAACCGTGAACGAATCAGAATTGTTGAATACTCAGCCTTTATTAGTCCTGATTCTGATGACACCGTTAAGACTGTTACTGTCCAACCACCACTTGTCCCTGGAGATATTCCTGAACCAGGTAAAGATAAGCCGACACTACCTGCTGTAGGTACTGGTAATGAATATCAAACATTCTTTATCGATTCTAAGGTCGTAAAAAACTCTGACTGTGTTGACATTACAGACGTCACTTTATACTTTAGGAAAAAACCACGACGAGACATTAATACTTCAGGTATTAAGAATCCAAAAGTCTCTGTTAAGCTTATGACTTGTAAAGACGATGGAACTCCAAATACCACTGAAATTCTTTTAGGTGGAGTAAGTTCAAAGTCATGGTCAGAAATACAAGCATCACCTGTTGCTCAGGTAGAAACAATATTTACTTTTGAAAACCCTATTCGTGTAGCAACTGATAGATTCTATGCATTCTGCGTTACAATTCAAGATGCTGATTATGTCTTATGGTCAAATACAAAAGGTGATTTACTTCTTGTTGATGGCGATAAGACAGAGACGCGTTCTAGTGGTTCAACAAAAGAGCATATTGGCGACGTATATCCACCACGCTCATTTACTAAAAACCCATTAAGTACTGGTCCTCTTGGAGAGCTTGAGTGGGCACCTGACAAAAATAAAGATTTAAAGTTTGATGTACATATTAATCAATACGATCTTGAAGATCAGACTGTTGATATGTGTCTTGAAGACTACGAGTTTTTAAGTGTAACAAATACAACATCTCGTTGGGCTCCAGGTGAAATCGTCTATAAGCAAGTTACTGCATTTGCAGGAAGTGCTTCAATTGTAAGATCTAAAAATACTCTAACAAATGACGGTTCAGTATCATATGCTAGTTTAATTAACGGCGACAAGCTAGTTGTTATTGATTCGACTAACGAAGAGAATACGCAGGTATTTACTGTTGATACAACAATATTCACACCTACAGCAACAACAGTTGTTGTTGAAGAACCAGCGCTATTTAACATGACTGGTTCAGTACAACATACGGTCGTTGCTGAATGTGATGACTATAATGTGATTAGCAATATATTGCGGTTAAACAATTCATCGGTTAATCCAACTCAATATGCTGTTGATAATTCATTTGCATTTGAAGCGGGTGATACTATTATCGGTATTGAATCGTTTAACTCAGCTGAAATTGTAGGTGTTGGTTCTTTGCCTGTATCAACCTTTAGGTGTAACTTTAACGGTAACATTCCACCTATGTTTGATGTTGATACTGCTTATAACTTCTCAGTTTTTGTAGACTCTTCAAATACGTTTTCTTTGCAGACAGACGACAATTTAATGTTCTTGAATGCTCCTAACCACGTAAGAGGATATGCGAGTGAAGTTTTATCGAGGTCATTAGAAGTAAAAGAAGTTGGTCTTGCAAACAACTCTAATAAGTCTGCAACATTCCAGCTAAATTATACTTACCAAGGAGATGACATTAAGTCATTCTGTGCTCCTGAGTTTAGGACAGATACTCTTCAACTTACAATGCACCGATTTAATGTTAACGCTGACAATAGAGGTGAATACAAGTCATTAACGCGTGACGGTGAATCTGGTAATGCTGAATCTAAGATGATTGGTAAGCCACTTCAGTTTGACGAAGAAAACCGAGCAGAAGATCTTAGGGTTATTGCAAATGTTCATACACCGCCTGGAACTGCTATTGAGTTCTATGCACGTGTTTATAATTCAATTGATGAAGATTCTTTTGATGATAAGCAATGGACTAAGATGTTGCAAATCGGTGGCGAAGGTATATTTGACGATAAAGATATACGAACTTCTTACCATGAAGTTGAGTATCAAATGCCGTTCTTCCCTCAGACAGAATATACTACTGATGGCGAAATAACAACAGTTGAAAATAGTGCGACGATTACAATTGATACAGCAAGCGCAAATACATCTCAAATTGATGACCTATCACAAAATCAAGTAATTAAATTGTGGAGCACATTGTTCCCAACAAACTATCAGTTATATAGTATTGAGTCTGCTAATTCGGCTTCTGGTGAAATTGTGTTACAGCAACCAATTTCTAATACTAATATGATTGGTGAAGGATTTAGGTTAGACGTTTTAGAAGATGAAAACACAGGTTTTAGAAATCCTCAGAATTTTGAAGTCACTCGATACTTTGGATATTCCGGCCAAATATATGATACGTTTGATAAGGCAGCGATTAAGATCGTGTTGCTCTCAGACAAAGCAAACGTTGTGCCAAAAGTAAATGATTATAGAGTAATTGGAGTTTCAGCTTAATGGATAACTTCGTGAAGCAGAACGATGGAGCTGTTATAAATAAAGATATAGCTGCACTTGAAAGATATAAGTCAGCTAGACGCTCCGCTGAAAATCAAAAGAAATTAGAATCGCAAGTGGTTACACTAGAAAAAGAATTTGCTAGTGTAAAGAATGATGTAACAGCAATCAAAGATCTACTCCTAGAACTTAATAGCAGGATAAGTTAAATGGCACTTCTCTCCGGATTTAACGAGATACAACCAAGCACGCAGACATTTAGCGATTGGTTAAACAAAACAAACGAGCTTATACTGATTACCCGCGGTGATACTACTGGTGCTCAGACCTCTATGATGACTGCGAACGGTCTTCCAGGCGGTTCTTTAACTTATGGTAATGCGACACTTTTTGGTCAGTTTGCAGCTAACGCAGTTGTTGTGTTTAACGATGGTCGTGATCCTTCAATAAACGCTTATGCAAATGGTTTGTATGGTGGATTGCGTGGTGGTACTTTTGATTTTTCTTCTAATGATTTTGTATCTGATACGCTTTATGTAACAACTAACACAACGTTTACAGACGAAACTGTAGAAGTTTATGTTGATTCAACATACGGATTGATCGTAGAGAATAACATTGAGGCACGATACGATGTCTTGTTTGTAGGCGATGGTCCTGCAGGAACAAATACAAACCCTCAAATGCATTGGCAAAGTTCCAATAACCAACTAAACTTTAATGATAACGTGCGCGCTACATTTGGTGGTGCAACTGGCACGGAAATATTTGGTGGTACTGGACAACTTGAAATGTTCTACGATACTGGTAGAATGTATGCTAATACAGATAACTTAGATATTCGAGCTGTAACAGATACTAATTTTATTACTGACAATATAGAAGTTAAATCAGAGACAGGTGCAGAACTTTATATTACTGCCGATGTTGCTGATAATAGTACTGTTAAGCTTTACTACGAAGGTGATGTACGACTGTCAACTAATACATATGGTGTAGTTGTACATGGTGACACCATTATACAAGATGATGCTGTTATCTTTGATAATAATAAAATCCTTATGGGTGGCACATACCCCTATAATGGTGGTGAGGATATAGCAACATACAATTTCCAACTTTACACTGACGGCACAGACGGTATTATTATATCTGGCGATAGAGATTTAAATATCTTTGTTCATGAAGGTTTTAATCTTACTGACGAACCAGGTACAACAAATTTTATTACTGCTAATAACGACGGATCAAGCGAAGTTGTTCTTTATAACAACGGCGATGCACGTCTCGAAACGACTGGCACTCAAGCAGGCGAAGTACCTGGTGTTGAAGTCTTTGGCGAAGCAAATACAACTACACTGCGCGTACGTCAAGATGCAAACTTTGACAATGATACTTTAAACTCAAACAGTGTTCATTGGGATGCAACAAGCGAAGTATGGAATTATCGTGATTCAGTCAAAGCCACATTCGGTGATAGCGATGACTGGGAGATGTTCTATACAGCAGCTGGTAGAGCATATTCTAATACCGACAACCAAGACATTCGGGCAAGAACTGATCTTAATGTTATTACTGATACTGTAGAAATTAAATCAGAATCTGGTTCAGAACTGTATATGACTGCTAATGTAGCAGATAATAGTACGGTACGTCTTTACTACGAAGGTGTTGAACGGCTACAAACAAATACACATGGTGTTGAAGTCACTGGTGAGTTGGTTGCAAATGGTGGTATTGTTACATACAATAACCAACCTATTGAAATGGGTGGAGCAGATTATGCTGCGGCTCACAACTTCACAATCGTCACTGATGGAACAGATAGTTTTGTAACAGAAACCACCAACGATTTATTCATGCGCGTTGAGGACAACTTCAGAGTCACTGACGATACAGGAACAACTAGTTTAATCGTTGCTAATACATCAGGTGAAGTTACTCTTTACCACAACAATATATCTAAGCTACAAACAAACACTGCTGGTATCGAAGTATACGGTGAAGCAAATACTGTTACTTTACGAGTTCAAGAAGATGCTTACTTTGATGGATCAGCTGGACTAGATGCAGATAGCCTTGTTTGGGAATCTTCAAATAATACACTAAGTTTTGAAGATGATGTTTATGCAGCATTTGGTACTGATGAAGATTTAAGAATCTACCACACCGGTTCTGCTTCTTACGTTGATGAGCAAGGTACTGGTAGCTTAATTGTTAGATCAACTAATCTACTGTTGACTGCATCCGATGACACTCGATATATTTCAGCAATTGATGGTGATCGGGTTGAATACTATTCACCGAATGCCAACACAGTTGAAATGACTATCAACGATGCTGGTCTTCAGATTGTAAATGATGCCAATACAAATACATTAAGAGTACGATCAACTGCGTTGTTTGAAGATGATGCATTCTTCGATGGTACTACTGTTGATGCATTACATTGGGATTCATCAGAAGATCTACTAAACTTTAATGATGACATAAAAGCCACATTCGGAACTTCAAATGATTTACAAATCTTCCATGAAGTAGCTGGCGATTCAATCATCAAAGAAAATGGTCCTGGTAGCCTTCGTCTTCAAGCTAACAATCTTGTCTTAGAAGATACTGCAGGTAATGATTATATCTTAGGTACAGCGGGAGCTTCAGTTGCTGTAACTCATGCAGGAAATGTTAAATTCGAAACATCTGCAACAGGTGCTACAGTCACAGGAACACTCGTTGCTGATGGCGTTACTGTTGGCGATAATGAAATTATACAACTCGGCACAACGATGCAGTTGTATAACGACGGTTCTGCTAGTGTTATAACTGAAAGCGGTTCTGGATCATTAGTTCTCCAAGGTAACAACATCGTACTTGAAGATACTGCAGGAACTAATTATATTCGAGGTGTTGCAGCTGGCGCAGTTGAAGTTACTCACGCAGGTAATATTAAAATAGAAACTACTGCAACCGGTATTAATGTAACTGGCGAAACAGATACTGATACGTTACTTGTTTCTAGTACATCACAGTTTGAAAACGATATTACGATTTTAGGTACTCTTGGGAATGTTGAGTGGGACAAATCAGCAGACGCATTGCGATTTGATGATGGTCAAATATTAACGTTTGGTACTACAGTTGATCTATCGATAAAAGCTTCTGGAACCGGCAACAACATCGATGCTTTACAAAGCAGTTTATTGATTCGACAGTTTGGCAATGATCAAGATGTTGCAATACAGTCAGACGATTCTACTGGCGGTGTAACAGATTATGTTAGAGCTGATGGTAGTACTGGTTCTGTATTGTTAAGTCATTACGGAACTACTAAACTAGAAACAATATCTACTGGTATTACAGTTACTGGTGATGTTGGTGCAACTACGTTCACAGGTAATGGTGCATCTCTAACGAATCTAAATGCAACTGCTCTTACAACTGGAACAGTTAACGATGCTCGATTGCCTGCTGAAATTAGCTCTAATATTTCAGGTACTGCTGCTCAATCAAATACTATTCAGATGCATACCTCAACGACTAACGCTAACCAACCAGTCGTTTTTGCTGGAGCAACATCTGGTTATCAAGATGCTAGAGGTGACACTACCTTTACATTCAACCCAAGTACAAATACGCTGACAGTAGATAATCTTGTTGTTGATGATAGTGCATCTTTACCTGATGGATTGACACTCTCTGGTAATACTATATTTGAAAACTTATTTGTATCTAATACAGCAGTCATCTTAAATCTTGAGGTATCATCTCTTGAAGCAAATGGTGTTGCATTTACAGGTACAGGTGGTGATGTTACAACGACTGCTGCTACAGTAATTGATAGCTTCGAAGTTGGTCAAACACAAGGATTTAAGTATTTTGTTCACGGCGAAAACCTTAACGATGCGGATTCTGGTTATGCTGTAGAAGTTAATATTATCGTGACTGATAACAAAGATATATACTATACACGATACGGTGAAGTTGATTCGAATATAGGCACAGTTAGTATTGTACCTGTTCTTGCTGCTAACACAACGCATATTGATTTACAAGCAACTTGTTCCGCTGCATCAGTTACGGATGTTCACCGATTTAAGGTCCTGAAGATAGAGACGAGAGTATAATATGGCAAACGTAATATATGATAAATACAAAGAAGCTGTATTAACAAGCGCTACCGATAGTTCTCTTACTGCAGGAAGCGTAAAAGTTACGCTCGTAGATTCTGGTACAACAGAATTTAGATCTACTGATGAATTTTATTCTGATTTATCAAATACAGATTTAGGTATTTTAGAAACTGCTGATTTAACAAATGTTACGTGTATAAACGGTGTTTTAGATGCTGATGATGTTTTATTTACTGACGTAGCAAATACATCGATTGATGCAGAAGCTCTATTATTATGGATTGATACTGCTGATGCTAACACATCAAGATTAGTTGCATGGATGGATACAAATATTAATGGTTTACCAATTACTCCAGACGGCAGCAATGTCGACATCATATGGAGTTCTTCTGGAATCTTTAAGTTATAACAAGAGAGAGATATGGCAACTTCACAAAAATTCGATGCGCTTGATGGTTTAAAAATCACTGGCGGCTTAGATGTTGGTGGAAACGTAGCAGTTGATACAGACACTTTATTTGTCAATTCTTCTACCGATAGGGTTGGTATTAACAGATCAAATCCTGCGTACGCACTTGATGTTACTGCTGCAACTTCTGCTCAATCTGTAATTAGAATTGATGATGGTAATACCACTAGCGGCACATCAAGCTTTTTGTCTAATGATCGTGCAAAGTTTGGTTTTACTCCTAGCGGAGTTACTATTACAGATAACGGTACATCTAAAGATTTTATTATTAATCTTGGTGACACCTAGTTCCAATGTAAATGTAATGTTCATTGATGAATCTACGTCAACAACAACATTTAATACTGATATTACTGTTGCGACTGGATCATCCTCAGGTGTAATTACCGCAGGTGATGCAACATCAACCTCTGGCGCATTAATGCTAGCAGGCAATTATACTGGTGCTAATAAAATAGCGACTGTTGGATCAATGGCATCATCAGGTGGTATTGCACTTGGATATGCAGTTAGGCCAAAATCAGGTGTTGCCGACGCATTTGTTTCTTCAGCTGGTAACTCAGATTTCAATAAACAAGCACTTATTCTTGACTCATCTGGTTTACGTTATTTTTCAGGTGCAGCGGCTACAGTTGCAATTGACGGTGACGTTACAATGTCACAAGTATTTGATGTTAATACTTCTGGTGATATTACAGGCCGAGGATTAACTCTTACGTCTACTTTAGCAACGACTTCTAATATTACTGTATCAGGCTCTGGTCTCATTACTGCTCCTAATGTTACAGCAACAGCTAATGTTAATCTTGGTAATGCTATTGTTCACATTGGTGATACTAATACTTACGCGCAATTTCATGCAGCAGATCAATTTAGAGTTGTAACTGGTGGAACAGAAAGAATTGAAGTTAATAACAATGGTGTTAATGCAGCAAGAATTACAGCTAATGATTGTTTTCAAGAAAAGGTTGTTGCAGGCGGTTCTGGTACTGCGTACACACTTGATGTTAATAGTGGGTCAGTACACACATTTACACCAACCGCTTCATACTCGATTGACTTTTCTAATTATGCTGCAACCGCAGCCGGCGGATCTACAACGTTTACATTAGTCATTAACAATAATGGAACTGCTAGATCTTGCACGTGGCCAGGATCAGGTGAAGCAGATAAAGTTTTTTGGTCAGATGGTATTGAACCACCTCCTAGTTCTGGAATAGACATATATAGCTTTATAAATATAAGTGGACAGATATACGGTAGCTTGAGTTTCCGTAATGCTGGATTTGCACAATAAGGAGTAAGTATGCCAGCTGGCGGTGGAAAGGGTTTTTTAAATAGGACATGGGCTGATACATTTGATGTAACCCGCACAACTCCTGGTCAAATATCTTTACCCTATGGAAGAAAATTATTAGAAGTTTCTTTGCAAGGAGGATCTTCTACTGGCGGTTTTAATACCTATTCATCTGGTACTAAACAACAACCGTATTCTTATAATCAGCCATACGGTTATCAATCACCTTATCCATTTACTGTCAGTGGTACTAAACCTGTAACTAATGTTTTTAGGTTAACTCCATATCCTTTTCAAGCACCTGGTACAAAACCTGTAACTGGAGTTTTTAGGTTAACGCCTTATCCGTTTCAAGCAGGTGGTACTAAGCAACAACCTTATGGTTTTCAAGCACCATATCCATATACTACTCAAGGGCAAACACCACAGCAATATTCATATAATCAACCATATCCTTTTCAGGCGCCTGGTACTAAACAAGTACAATATTCATATAATCAACCATATCCTTTTCAGGCAGGTGGTACTAAGCAACAACCATATGGTTACAATCAACCATATACATATGGTACGACTGGAACAAAGCCAGTTACTGGTGTATTCAGTTCGCAGCCATATTCATTTGCAACAACCGGCTCTAAACAGGCTTTATATTCATATACTGGGTTTTATACATACGGTACATTCGGTTCTACACCGCAATCTTATGGTTTTCAATCACCATATCCATATAATGTAGGTTATGCGTATCAAACTACTGGCCAAAAGCCATTTACAACATTTTCATCCTATCCTTATGGTCAGCCATATTCTTATACGGATTTCAGTACTTTTAGTTTTACTTCGTACAAATATCAATATCCGGTCCCAGGAAGTGGTTTCAAAGTAAGGACTGCGCAAACTCAATGCACAATCAACGCCGACGGTGTTTTTTCAACGAACCGAAGACCAATCCCGCAGTGTGCCTCGCTGCAGGGAAACCCCTCTGGCCCAAATCAACCATCATCGTCGCCTTATACATATACGGCTCAAGGTAGTAAGTGGGGAGCGAAGCCATTCCCATATGGAACAGCAAGATCTGGATGGAGAGTCTTGACTGGCCAAAAGCCAGTTGACAATCAACAGCCATATAATTATACCGCTGCTGGTATTACACCAACTCAAGGGCAAACACCAAACGCTGGTTTTCGGATTGCGCCATATCCTTTTCAAGCTGTTGGTACTTTTCCTGCTTCTGGATACTTTTCACAGCCTTATCCGTTTCAAGCAGGCGGTACTAAGCAAGTACAATATTCATATAATCAACCGTATCCGTTTCAAGCTGGTGGTACTAAACCAGTAAGCGGTACTAGAGTGCAACCATATTCGTTTGCAACAACTGGAACAAAACCTGTAACAAGTGTATTCTTTTCGCAACCATATTCGTATGGTACGACTGGAACAAAACCTGTAACAAGTGTCTTTAGATTAACGCCGTATCCATTTGCAACAACTGGTCAAAAACCTGCAAGTGGTTTTCTGGTACAGCCATATTCGTTTGCTACAACTGGATCAAAGCCACAGCCGTATTCTTATACACAACCTTACACGTTTGCTACAACTGGGCAAAAGCCTCAGCAATATTCTTATAATCAGCCTTATTCTTATGGAGTTACTGGTCAAAAGCCAACAAGTGGATTTAATGTAACTCCTGCGTTTACAGTACAACCATACAGCTTTTCGTCAGGATTTACATCAGGGCAACCTGGAACACCAACTACCGTTAATTTAGGAACCGCAGGGGTTATTACTGCACCCGGCGCCAATGCAAGTGGATTTGGTCCTATAACAGGCCCATCATCTCAAACAACTGTTTGGGATCCAAGAGGTATTCCATCAACTGGAAGTACTGCAACTAAACAGGCAACTGCAACAGTCGGCTCTGGTGGGTTTATAAATATAAAGTACACATAGATTTTATCGTATGTTATAATGTTAATTTTTAAGGTGGATTATTATGTTCCCAGTGCAAAAACTTTTGCCTACTGTACCGTTGCAGCGGCACGGTACGATTCAAGGCGCTTTCGACGCAGAAGAAATTGATAGAATTACTTTTTTCGAAAAGATTATAGAATTCGATGATGCTAAGGTTGGTGATGGGCAAGAAGGCTCAGTAGACCCTAACACACGCATCACAAAAACCGGGTGGCTTCCAATAGATGAAAACACCGGTTTCATTTTTGAAAAACTTGCTAGCATTGTAAGTCAAGCTAATTACGACTTATTCTTGTATAATATCGATCATATAGAAAATCTTCAATATACTATATACCACGGTTCAGATGATGCATATTACGGTTGGCATCGTGATAGTTCTTTGCATGGTTATGTTCCAATGGATCGTATGATATCAGGCGTTTTGATGTTATCAGATCCTAGTGACTATAAAGGTGGTGATCTTAAAATCGATCTTTCGGGTGGTGATCAAAATAGGGCAACAGATATTACCTTGAATAAAGGTGATGTTATTTTATTTGATTCGTCAATGCACCATTGTGTTACTCCTGTCAGTGAGGGTATAAGAAAAACTCTTGTTTTTTGGGTGCGTGGTAAAGGGCAAATACAATGACAGATTTTAATGTTCAGTTTATTGATAAATCAGACATGGGTGTTATCCATTGGTATCCTATTACTCTTGCTTCAAAAACTGAAAACATATCAAATGTTCAAAAAGAAAAAGACGGAAAAGACAGTTTTACTGTTTGTCCAGGAATGGCCGACTATAGAGACACCGGTTGGATAATGCCAGCATGGACGGATATACATGTATTCGCATCAGATAAAAGCACCATGGTTTATTATGGTGATCCAGACCCTGTTAATCAGAGGTCTACACCTGTAGACGAAGCGTTAAAAAAACATTGTCCAATTGTAGCAGCAGGTAACGGATTATCCCCAGATATACCTGCAAGGCTACCTATATATTCTGAACTCATAAGACCAAAAGCAATGCATTTTACAACACCCTGGGCGGTTGAGTCAACTGATCTTTCATTTGCATTAATGCCAGCATATTATCACGGCAACATTGCAAGAAAGATTCATATCTATCCTGGCATTATTGATACTAGCAAAGGATTTAATACTATGAATATGATTGCTGCACCTATTGTAAAAGGGCGGTTTATGATTAAAGCTGGAACACCGTTATTTCATATAATACCTTTACAAAAAGGTAATATAACATCTACATGTAGAATTGCTGATAAAATTGATCTTCACAAAGAAAGAAGTACACCATCTACAGCTAAACAATGGTATCGAAAAATGTTTATGCGACCAAGTAAAAATGAGCACACAATATTATGATTGAAACTTCTTTTTTATATGCATTAAGAGCTGAAATGGAGTATAACGATCATCCTGCAATTATTAGAAAAATGCATAATATGCACATAGATCCTTCAGTTGTTATGGATGCGATAGATAAATTACATCCAGGTATGCAGTCATCAAATAGACTATTTGGAGAAGAAGCACGAAAAGCTTTTGACGAAGAAAATCATTCGCTCGTAATTACTAATTGGGAAATTGATATCAAAGACTCCCAATCATATCAATTAATTGAATTGATTAGAGATATTTTTTCTGCACAAGATGAACAGCCAATTGTAGGTAGTCACCTATATATTTCTAAGGCTCAGGGTGGTGGTTTTGCACCACATTTTGATAATTGTACTAACCTCATATTTCAATTAGATGGTGTAAGTAAAGTTATAGTATATGGCAATAAAGCAGGTCATTTTATACACACAGAAGAGTTAAGTATACACCCAGAAGAATTTAATATGAAGCGGGACTTTGATTTGTCACAAAACATCTTAATAGAAGACGAGTTGCATCCTGGTGATTGTCTGTATATTCCGTATAAACAATACCATTGTATCGAATCATTAACTGATCGAATTAGTTTAAGTGTGCCATTTGCTCCTACTGACTTAGTATTAGGGCATAGATATGTCAGGCAATAAAATCGAACTATGGCACGATGCAATTCATACTTTTGATTTATCAGAAGAGGTTGATAACCTTGCTATCATTGAACATTGCAAACAAGTTCGTAAAGAAGATCCTGATGGTATCATTCGTTCTAATGTAGGCGGTTGGCAAAGAGGTGCGGATAGAAAAATAAATCCTGCACTTGATAATATGTACCAAGTTGCAGAAAAACACATTAACGAATTGTGCCGTAGATATTTTCTCATGAATGAGAATCTTATGATGTCTTATGGCTGGTTTAATTCGAATATGAACGGCGATTACAATTGTGACCATACTCACCCTGGTGCAGTTCTTGCTGCGGTATATTATTTAAAACAAAAACCAGATCAAGGTGGAATTAGGTTTAGTCGCCACGAAAACTTTTCGTTTGGTGTACATTCGATGCTTCCTAATTATATGGAAACGCCTTACCTTCATAATCAATTTAAAAGTTCAATGGTGTATGTGCCTAAAGAATACGAATTGATTGTATTTCCTGCGTGGTTATCACATAGCGTTGAAACCAATAAAAGTGAAGAAGAAAGGTTGAATATAGCTATGAACTTTGCCGATCCCTATAATATCTAAAACCAAGCCTATATAAATAAAATCATAAGAATTTTATTGCTAGGAAATCACATGGCCAGGAACGAAGATTTGACAGTTGAGCAGAACGCTGATTTGTCACATTCATTTTATGTTTATGATACTGATGGTGTCACATACAAAGATTTAGAATCTTATACTGTCAATGCTGAATTAAAGAAAAGATATAACTCTACAACGAGTGTGAGCTTTGACACAGAAATTGTTGCTCCAGCAAATAATGGCCTTATTACTATATCTTTGACAAATGAACAAACAGCTGCATTAGATTGGAATGATAGATACGTCTATGACGTCGTTATTTCAACAACATCAGCAAATACTACTTTCGTCGAAAGGGTATTGGAAGGAAAAATATTCGTAAAAGCCGGCGTCACTTCAGTTTAAGGGGTAATTTAAATGGCAGTTCCACAAAATAGAGACGAATTTAAAGAGTTTTGTTTACGTTCTCTAGGAAAACCAGTTATTGAAATTAACGTTGATGATATGCAAGTCGAAGATCGAATAGACCAATCGTTGCGTTTTTATTGGGACTATCACTTTGACGGTACAGAGAAAATATACTTTAAGCACCTAGTAACGGCAGACACTGTTGCCAATTCATATATAGATTTGCCAGAAAATATTATTGGCGTTGTTAAGATGTTTCCTGTTGGCGATCCAAGTACATCTTCAGGTGATATTTTTAATATCCGTTATCAAATTGCTCTCAATGATTTATATACATTAACCAATGTAGCATTAATTGATTATTATATGACAATGGAACATCTTGCTTTTGTTCAGGAGATGCTTGTTGGTAAACCACAAATAAGATATAACCGTCATCGTAATCGCTTACATATTGATGAAGGAAGAGGAGACTTGACAGAAGGTGAATATTTAGTCTTCGAATGTTACGAGCTTGTTGATCCAGCTGTTTATACGGATGTATGGGCAGATCGTTGGTTACAGCATTATGTTTCACAACAGATCAAACGACAATGGGGAAGCAACCTATCTAAGTTTGAAGGTATGCAATTACCTGGTGGTGTTCAGTTCAATGGTCGACAATTGTATGAAGATGCCGATCAAGAGATTAAACGCTTGGAAGATGAGATGATTAATAGTTACAGCTTACCCGTCAGTGATATGATCGGTTGAAAATACACTTTTATAATCTCTTTAATAATAACATTTTGCTCTACAAAAGAATTGTACTATAGAACATAGGGAATGTACATGGCCACGTCAGTTTATTTTGACAATTTTCAAAACACGGCAGAACAGAGTCTTATCGAAGATCTGGTCATCGAGTCTATTAAAATATATGGCCACGATGTTTGGTATTGCCCAAGAAAAATTAATGACTATGATACTCCTTATAATGAAGATGCTACATCATCGTATGAAAGTTCTTATTTCGTTGAGATGTATATCAAGAATGTTGAAGGATTTGAAGGAGAAGGGCATTTCTTAAGTCGATTCAATATCCAAATCCGTGATGAAATTACATTCACTATTGCAAATCGAGTTTACCAAGAAACTATTGGCGATTATATAGATGCACCACGACCACGTGAAGGCGATCTTATTTTTATGCCTTTAACTGGTAAAGTCTATGTTATTAAATTTGCAGAGCATGAATCTGTATTCTATCAAATGGGTTCTTTGCAAGTTCACGATTTACGCTGTGAGATGTTTGAATATTCAAGCGAAAAATTAAGTACAGGTGTTCCTGAAATTGACGCACTTCAAGCGAAGTATAGTCAAGCACCTGATGAGCTAGATGGATTAATGAGAGATGCAAACAACAATGTCATTATAGATGCTAATACGGGAAGACCTGTTGGAGTTTCAAGTGATTGGAATCCAGATGATCCGTTTAGTGATAATGCATCACTGCAATTAATGTCTGATTTTATTGATTGGTCTGAACAAGATCCTTTCAGTGAAGGGGGAGAATACTAAATGTTCGGCCGTACATATTTTCACGACACTTTACGTAAGTATGTTATTTTATTTGGTACGTTATTTAATGACGTATGGATCAACCGAGAAGATTCTTCTGGTAACGTAAAAGACGTCCTTAAAATACCATTAACATATGGACCTAGAGATAAGCAGCTAGCAAGGATTCAAGGTTTAACTGATGGTTATGATCCTCAAGGGCAACAGTTTGCAATGGTTGTTCCAAGAATGGGTTTTGAAATAACCGGGTTTAATTATGCCCCAGAAAGAAAACTATCAACAATTAACAAATATACAATTGAAGATATAGACAATAATAAAGATAAAAGATATTATCAATATATGCCTGTACCTTATGATATAACATTTAATTTATCTGTATTCGTAAAGAATTCAGTAGATGGCACTAGAATTGTAGAACAAATTGTTCCTTACTTTACACCAGAATGGACAAGCACTGTACAGTTAATAGAAACACCTGATATTACATTAGATGTTCCTTTAACTTTAAATGCTGTTAGTCTTGATGAATCATATGAAGGCGGATACGAAGAGCGTAGGATTCAAATATGGAATCTTGATTTTACCATGAAATGTCAAATGTTTGGACCAATATACCAACAAAAAGTTATTAAACTAGCAAACACACAAATATTTGATTCTTCTACGTTTGATGATATCTTTGAAAGTATTGGAGAACTTGATCCAGCTGCGAAATTGATTTTACAACCTGGATTGCTTGCTAACAATCAACCTACAGTTTATACGTCATTAAATTCAAAACAAGCTACGGCGGTTGCAGTTATAGCAGATGGTGAAGTAACCAATATTATAGTTACAGAACCTGGTTATGGATATTCTGCTGCTACTGTTACTATTACTGGTGGTGGTGGAGCTAACTCGGTTGCAACAGCAACAATTGGATCTACAGATGACGTAGAAGAAATTATAGTTACAAATGGTGGGAGCGGTTATACTTCTACGCCAACCGTCACAATATCTATTCCAGATTTACAATCACTTGATAAGAATGAAATTGCAAGCGAAGATAATTTTGGTATTGCACAAACATCGCAATCACCATATCCACCCGCATAACAAGGGCACAATTGAATGAATGATAAAATAAGTGATAGTCTTGGTATGAAAACAGTAAAGGAAACGACAATCATTGATATAGAAGATGATAATGCACCTTTACCTACAACATATCGTCCTAGCCTTCACCAAAATCCAGGCAACGAAATTGAAACGGATGCAGCATATGTTCGGCAAAATATGTATGACTTAATTGAAAAGGGACATCGATCTATTGATGAACTTTTAAATGTAGCCGATCAATCGCAACACCCTCGAGCATATGAAGTACTAGCTAACATGCTTAAGACAATGGGTGATTTGAATAAAGACCTTTTAGATTCCCACCAGAAAAAACAGAAATTAACTGGCGAGGCACCTGAAGGCCCCAAAGAAATAACTAACAATCATCTTCATGTGGGCACAACCAGCGATTTGCTTAAAATTATAAACGATAAGAAAAAAGATGACTGATAAAGAAGATATAAAAGATATAGAAGAGTATAGATCATATTTAGGTAATGTAAACCTTAAAAGAAAGGGAGTACAAATCGAGTGGACCGAAGAAATGGTCCAAGAGTATGTGAAGTGTGCAGCCGATCCAATATATTTTGCAGAAAAATATATACAGATTGTACATGTAGATCATGGACTCATCCCGATAGAATTATATGACTACCAAAAAGACATCATCGACAAAACAACAAGCAGCAGAAGAACCTGTGTTGTTACGTCCCGCCAAGCTGGTAAGACAACGACTGCTGTATGCCTTATCCTTCATTACGTATTGTTTAATGATCATAAGCTTGTTGCTCTTCTTGCGAACAAAGGGGATGCTGCGAGAGAAATTCTCGATCGTATTAAAGTGGCTTATGAAGCCCTTCCAAAGTGGTTGCAACAAGGTGTCGTCGAATGGAACAAAGGATCAGTAGAGTTTGAAAACGGCTGTAAAGTATTGGCAGCAGCAACATCATCTTCTGCAATTCGTGGTAAGTCTGTATCTTTTCTATATATTGATGAGACTGCATTCGTCGAAAACTGGGACGTATTTTTTGCTTCTGTTTATCCAACGATTTCGTCAGGTAAAACTACCAAAATCCTTTTAACATCTACACCTAATGGATTAAACCATTTTTATAAAACATGTGAGGGTGCTAGAACTAGTAAGAATGGATACGAATTCGTTAAGGTAATGTGGTACGACGTACCTGGAAGAGATGAAGCATGGAAGCAAGACGCTCTCGAATCTATGGACTTCGATACTGAGAAATTTGCACAGGAAATGGAGTGTGAATTTTTGGGCAGTTCAGGCACATTAATCTCCGGTGCAAAACTTAAACAGCTTGTTTACCAGCAACCTATTAAAGAAGTAGGTGGTGTTACTATCTACGAAGAACCTAAACAAGGTCACAATTATATTGGTATCGTAGACGTAAGCCGCGGTAAAGGTTTAGACTACTCTGCATTCGTCATTATAGATACGACTCAAATGCCATATCGTCAAGTCTGTACATATAAAAATAATATGATTACTCCTATTGATTATGCTGGTGCAGTATTGAATGGTTGCAAGTATTATAACGAAGCCTTTATATTAGTAGAAGTTAATGATATCGGCGATCAGGTTGCCAGTATATTATTTGAGGAATATGAATATGAGAACATGTTGCTGACCGAGAATAATGGTCGTGAAGGAAAACGACTTATATCTGGTATGGCTGGATTTGGTGGTAAGTCAGATAAGGGTATAAGAACGACCAAAACAGTAAAATCTTTAGGTTGTTCTATGCTCAAGCTTCTTATAGAACAAGAACAATTAATTATTAATGACTTTGATACGATACAAGAATTATCTGTATTTAGTAAAAAGGGAGTATCTTACGAAGCAGAACCAGGTAACCACGATGATCTTGTAATGTGTCTAGTTTTGTTTGGGTGGTTAACTAACCAAAAATTCTTTAAGGAATTAACGGATATAAATACTGTGATAAACCTTAAAGAGATAAATGAAGAAAAAATATTCCGTGACTTAGTTCCGTTTGGTTTTATAGAAACGGGTCATGATTCGCATGAAGAACAACCGATGATGGCAGTTTCTGATGATCGTTGGCTTCTCTAAAATACGCTATGTTATAAATAATATATTAAGAAAAAAAATATAACTCATAGGGAGAATAATATGCCTTTTCAATTAAGTCCGGGCGTTAATGTATCAGAGATTGATTTAACGACCGTCATCCCTGCAGTTGCAACCACAGACGCAGCCACCGCAGGAGTTTTTAAGTGGGGTCCCGTCGGTAAAGCAACTCTGGTTGTTTCAGAGGATGAACTGCTTAGGGAATATGGACGGCCTGATAATGATAACTTTGAAACCTGGTTTACTGCATCTAACTTTTTGGCGTATGCAAATCGCCTTTATGTTTCTAGGGCAGGATACACTACTGGCGTCGACGTAAATGTTAGCGCTTATGGTGCACTTGGTTATAACTATCTTGTTGTTGCTGGTAATACTGAAACTACTGTTCTTCAGGGTTTTGGTGTTGTAGCATCATCTGATGTTGCAGCTGGTACTACTGTATCATCTGTTGATACTGCTGAAGTTCGTGTTGCTGTTGATTATACGACTGAAGTTGATGTCGGTAATAACACCATTGACGTAGCTCTTGGAACTACTCTTGTTAACGGCGAACGTATTCAATTCGAGCGCGATGGCGGTACAGGTACATTGCCATCACCTTTGGCTGAATCTACTGACTACTATGTCCTTAATGCTACTGCTACAGATTTCCAAGTCACTGATGAACAGCTTGGTATTGCTCCAATAACTATTGGTGATACTGGCGATACTAACTTTGATGTTGTTCGAAACGGTGATACTCGTATTACTTTATCAAGTAACATTTTAACTGCCGACGGCAACAAAATTGTAGAAATCCACGACGAAGATTACACGTTCAGCGCTATTGCAAATACCACAACTCTTGGAACAGATTCAGTTCTTGCAAATCACATTGTTAAGAATGACGATGCATATGCTGATGCTGCTCTGAACTTTGATGCAGCAGTTAAATATGTTGCAAAGTATCCTGGTGAGCTTGGTAATTCATTAGCAATATCTGTATGTGATAGTGCTTCTGCTTTCCAATCAACCATTAGCATCGCACAGCAAGCGGCAGCTAACGCATCTATCGTTATTAACAGTACTGTTGATCTTGAAGTTGGTGAGCGTGTTGCTGCTATTACTACCGATTCTGGTGACGCTGCTGATATCGTCTCAATCACAAATCAGTTTGTTGTTGGTGATCTTTTACGATTCGGTAATACTACTATCGGTTATCAGTTCCTCGAAGTTGAATCAATCGGCCCTTCTTCCTCAACTGAAGGTTCTATTACGTTTACTGACAACCTTGCTCTTTCTGAGAATGTTGAATTAGTTAGCGGTGATTCACTCAACCGATACTGGAAGCATTACAATCTCGTTCAGAAGGCGCCTGGTCAGTCTCAATATGTAACTGAGCAAGGTAACACTGCTGCAAATGATGAGCTGCATGTTGTTGTTGTCGATGAAGATGGTAAAATTTCTGGTGTACCTAATACTGTATTAGAAGTATATCAAGGTCTGTCACGAGCAACTGATGCTAAAGGAATTGATGGCGAAACTATCTACTACAAAGAAGTCTTGAACCAAGGTTCACGATATGTTTGGGCTGGATCAGATGAAACCGCTGCACCTACTACAACTGCTGCTTTGGTTGTATCATCAAGCGCAACAACCCCAGTAAATCATTCGTTCCAACTTGGATCTGATGTAAATGGTGGTGAATCCGCATGTACTTTAGGTCAGGTATTCAGGGCTTACGACGTATTTAAGTCTGCTGAAGACTATGATATCTCTCTTGTACTAACTGGTAAGTCGCGTGGTGGTGCTAACGGTACTCAAACAGCCAACTACATTGTTGATAACCTGTGTGAGCGTCGTCGAGATTGTGTATCTTTCTGTTCACCTGCTAAAGAAGATGTTGTAAATAACTTTGCTGATATTTCTGAAGATGTTATTACCTTCCGAAATAGCTTACGGTCAACTTCTTACTCAGTACTTGATAGCGGATACAAGTATCAATACGATAAGCACAATGATGTTTACCGATGGGTACCTCTCAATGGTGATATCGCTGGATTGTGTGCACGAACTGATGACACGCGTGACCCTTGGTGGTCGCCTGCTGGCTTCAACCGTGGTAACGTTAAGAATGTTATTAAGCTTTCTTGGAGTCCTGAAAAAGCTGAACGCGACGTGCTTTATGCCAATGGTGTTAACCCAGTTGTTAATTTCCAAGGTCAAGGTGTTGTTCTTTACGGAGATAAAACGCTACTTGCTAAGCCTTCTGCTTTTGATCGAATCAATGTTCGACGCTTGTTCATCGTCCTTGAAAAAGCAGTTGCTGCAGCATCACAATTCTCGCTCTTTGAATTCAACGACGAGTTTACACGATCTAGCTTTGTGAATGTAGTAACCCCTTTCCTTCGAGAGGTACAAGCACGCCGAGGTATTACTGACTTCATCGTTATATGTGATGAAACCAATAATACTGGTGAAGTAATTGATAAGAACGAGTTTGTTGGTGATATATACATCAAGCCCGCTCGAAGCATTAACTTCATCCAACTCAACTTTGTTGCAGTTAGATCAGGTGTAGAATTCTCCGAAGTTATTGGAAATTTCTAATAAATACGGATAAATAGAAAATAATAATAGGAGAATAATTAAATGCCTTTCAATATTAACACATTTAAGAATGATGCACTAGCAAGAGGCGGGTTCCGGCCCGCACTCTTCGAAGTGCAGGTTAATACCCTTGGCGAAGAGTTCAATTGGTTGTGTATGTCATCGCAGGTTCCTTCTTATACCACTGGAATTATTGAAGTTCCTTATTTTGGTCGTAAGATTAAAGTTGCTGGTGATCGTACATTCGATGCATGGACTACGACAGTTATGATTGAAGAAGATTTCAGTCAGCGTCGTGTATTAGAAGAGTGGGCTGAAAAGATCAACTCTGCTGTTGGTAATACACGTTCGTATGGTTCACCTGAAGATTATAAAGAAGATGCAACAGTCACTCTTTATACTAAGCAAGGTGCTCCAGCTCAGACTTATACTCTTCAAGGTTGTTGGCCAAGTGACATTGGAACGATTGAATTAGATTGGAACACGACCGATACTATTGGTTTGTATTCTGTTTCTTGGTCATTCGATTTCTTCGAGCCTGGTCAATAAGCTAATAAGCTGATACCACTCAACGTATAATCGGCCTAAAAGGGGACTATAAATAAACCTATAGTCCCCTTTTTTTTCACAGGAGTATGTAATGGAACTTTTTGGTTTTTCAATTAATCGAAAGAAAGAAGAGCGCGAACAAGAAACTCTTCAATCTTTTGTGCCGCCAACCAATGAAGATGGTGCTTTAACAATTCAGGCTGGTGGTGTTTATGGAACATATGTAGATTTAGATGGGTCTGTACGCACAGAAGCAGAACTCGTTAATAAGTATCGAGCGATATCAATGGATCCTACTATTGATTTAGCTATACAAGATATATGTAACGAAGCAATTGTCGAAGATTCTGATGAAACTACAGTAAGCGTCGTCCTTGATGATATAGAACAAACAGATTCAATTAAGAAAACAATACAAGAAGAATTTACTACTGTATTGCGTTTACTTGAATTTAACCGAATGAGTTATGAAATTTTTAAAAGGTGGTATATTGACGGCCGCTTATATTATCACGTTGTAATCGACGAGAAAAAACCAAAAAACGGTATTGTAGAAGTCCGATATATCGATCCAAGAAATATTAAAAAGATTCGTGAAGTTAAAAAGGAAAAAGATCCAAAGACTGGAGCTCCTTTAGAAAAGCTAATCAACGAATACTACATGTTTAACCCAATGGGTTTCTTAAAGAAAACAAATTCTGTAACTGGTAGTGTCACCAATTCATTTTCTAGTTCGTCTCAGCAAGCTGAAGGCATTAAGATTGCAAAAGACTCTATTGTATATGCAACGAGTGGATATCAGAACATTGATAATAAACTAATTCTTTCTTACTTACAAAAAGCAATTAGGCCTTTAAACCAACTCAGGTCGATGGAAGATTCGTTGGTTATCTATCGTATTTCACGAGCACCTGAAAGGCGAATATTCTACGTTGATGTTGGTGGTTTACCAAAACCTAAAGCAGAACAATATGTTTCTGATATGATGACAAAGTTTAAAAACAAAATTGTCTACGATTCATCTTCTGGTGAGATTCGTGACGATCGCAAATTTATGACTATGCTTGAAGATTTTTGGTTACCACGGCGAGAAGGTGGAAAAGGTACTGAAATTACTACTTTACCAGGTGGACAAAACCTTGGTGAAATTGATGACGTAGTGTATTTCCAAAATAAACTTTACCAGTCATTAAACGTACCGCTTAGCCGACTTAATCCAGAAGCAACATATACTCTTGGTCGAGCAACAGAAATCTCAAGAGAAGAAGTTAAGTTCTCAAAATTCATTACACGACTTCGCAATAAGTTTAGTGAATTGTTCTTGAAGATGTTAGAAAGGCAGTTGCTGCTAAAAGGTATTTGTACTCCAGAAGATTGGAAAGAATGGCACGATAAAATTGATTTTAAATTTGCCGTTGATAACTATTACGATGAATTAAAGAATATGGAAATGAATCGTGATCGTCTTGGTCTTCTTCGAGATATGGACGAATACGTTGGAAAATATTACTCACACGAATATATTCGTCGTTGGGTTTTACAACAATCTGAAGAAGATATTGAAGATATTGATAAACAGATAGAAGAAGAAATGAAAGATCCAAAGTATGCCGAAGAGCAAGAGCCTCAAGAAGAACCTGAAGATCAAGAACCAGAACCGCCGATTAGACCTGTAGGTGAACCTACTGCAAAGACAGATAAAGATGCTGAGGTTAAAAAAGAAGAGGCGCATTTGGCCCACATGAAATTGGTGGAGACTGTAACACAGGCATTATCTGATGAATGATATGAATCCATTAGAGGTTGGTATCGCCATTGCTGCTGTTAAAAAAGAAGCTAAAAAAGTTAATGAAAGACTTTATGAAGCTATTGAAAATATAAAACCAATATCGGGTCAAGACGGTAAACAAGGACCAAAGGGTGATGACGGCAAAAGAGGCCCCCAGGGTCTACCAGGAGCGCGTGGTGAAAAAGGAGAAAGAGGGCATACGGGTAATGAAGGACAACAAGGTGAAAGCGGTGAGGAAGGCCCCACAGGACCCGCCGGTCCCACAGGGCAGCAAGGGATTCAAGGAATACCTGGAAAGGACGGAGAAAAGGGCGATCAAGGCGAGGTTGGATTACAAGGTGTTATTGGCAAAACCGGAGAAAAAGGGGAAAAAGGAGAAACCGGTGGACAAGGACCAAGAGGCGACCGAGGAGATGTTGGCACGCAAGGCGAGAAGGGGGAGAAAGGTGATCAAGGACCTGTTGGATCAACAGGCGAAAGAGGATTACCTGGGCCAACAGGACCGAAAGGCGAGAAAGGGGAAAAAGGAGAGCCAGGAGTCGACGCCGATCGAAAAGAAATAGATAAATATGTCGAAGAGCTTTTTAATTCAGCAAAACAGCATTTAAACGAAAAGCAAGTTGAGTTAAATGAACAGTTAGATGCTGTACAAACAAATGAATTATCAGACTTTAAAAAGAATCTTAAAAAAGAAGTATCAGATACTATAGAAAAACATAAGAAGTTTGTTGATGCTCAAATTTCATCGCGGTGGGCTTCTTCAGCTGGCGGTGGTTCAGTAAATATACTTCAGATGGATGATGTTGAATTTAAGAAACGACATCAGGTAGAAGATGAAGCCATTCTCGTATTCGATACAGCTAAAAGTAAATTTGTATCAGAATCATTCTTAGACGTATTAGACAGATTAAAGGCAGAGTTAGAAGTGCAATACGACAAACTTGTAGACACAGCTGGCGCCACCGATCAATTTACCTATATTGGTGAAGCTGCACCGGGTTCTGCGAGAGATGCAGCAGTCTGGCGGATTAAAAGAGTCTATGAAATAGGCGATGATATCGAAATTATATGGGGTGATAATTCAGCTGCCTTTGATAAAACTTGGGATGATAGAGCGACTTACGAGTATAATTGATGGAATGTGATGGGTGTATGGCGTGTTGCATAACACCGCCTATTGACGATGGTATCATTGTAAAAGAAGATAATACTGTATGTAAGTTCTGTGATAGAGGTTGCGCTATTTACGAAGATAGACCTCCTTCGTGTGTCAACTTCAATTGTTTATATATTACTGATGGGTATGATGAAAGTTTACGACCAGATAAAACTGGAGTAATTTTCGATAAAATAAGAACAAAAGTATATCATGCATTAGTTAGTAACGATTACGTAGACACATGGGAGACAATACAGATGAAACAATACATAAAATCTCTTAACGATCAAGGGATATCTGTTGTTGTATCTGCATTTTCTACTGGCATTATTACTGCACTGTGCGCAAAAGAACATACGCTTGAAAAAGTTTTGCAAATTGCATTGGAGTCAAATAACTAATGGCAGCTGCAAGCTATACGACAGACTTATCAATTCACACCGACGCGACGTCAACTACGGGATTTGCTGAGGCAACCGGATTTACCCGAACAGACGGCGCCGGCGTGGTTGATACTGACTTGGCGATTTATGGTGATCGTTGTATTACAGAATCACAACGTAAAGATGGTAAGGGTTCTCTAGTCTTCACATCCGGTACAAGTCGGACAATTCCAACTGATGGTGCTTTTTTCATATGGTTTAAATGGTTTGCTCCTAACGCAACTATTAATAAATCACTCGGTGGAATACAGGTTTTTATTGGTAACACCAGTGCAAATTTTAGACAATACTATGTAAATGGCCGAGATACGTATCCATATGGCGGTTGGGTAAATTATGCAGTAAACCCAACAACAACCGAGTCAGCTACCACCGGTTCGCCTAATACGACGTATAATACAGCTGGGATTGGTGTTGATCTAAGTGTCGGCATTTCAAAAGGTAACTCTTTCAACATCGATATCATGCGTTACGGCCGAGGTGAAGTTATTATTACCGATGGCGATCTTGCAAACGGATACGCAGACTTCGATGGTATTGCTACAGAAAATGATAACCCAACGTTAGGCAGATGGGGGTTATTTCAAGATGCTGGAGGATCATATCTTTATAAAGGTCTTCTTACTTTTGGGGTAACGGCAACTTCTGTAGATTTTAGAGATTCAAACAAAAGTATTACAATCGACAATACAGAATTTGTCACATCTAATTTCAATAAGATTGAAATAAACAACGCTGCTTCAAACGTTGAATGGACATCTATTTCATTTTCTTCTATTAGTACTGTTTCTAGAGGTAATTTTGAAGTAGTTGATAATGCGACTGTTGATTTAGAAAGCTGTAACTTCAATGCAATGGGAACATTCATATTCCTTAGTAATTCTACTTTAGGGAGTACATCGTTTAACCAGTGTGATCAGGTAACGCAAGGTGGTGCATCAATTGACACTTGTACATTCAACGAGTCTATTGGCGCAACAAGTTTACTTGTAAGTGATATCACGGCAATTGGAACGTGTACTTTTGTAAGTGATGGATCAAACCATGCAATTGAGCTAACGACTGTTCCTGCGACATATACTTTTCCGCACACAGCGACTGGTTATGCTACAGGCGCTCTTGGTATTGAAGGAACTGACTTTACTGCTGGATCTACTGGTAACGAAACATTATATATTAATGCAACATCTGCTCAAGATATTGTTATTACAATTCCGGCTGGCATAACAACACCAAGTATTCGTCGAGGTGCAAGTTACACCGGACAAATTACCGTACAAGTCCAAGCAAAAACAATTGATGTTAACGTAAAAGACGAAGATGGTGTTAATGTATCTGGTGCCTTTGTTTATATTAATGACGGTGTTACCACGATCTTTAATGGTACTACTGATGCTAGTGGTAATATTCCACAACAAAGTTATAGTGGAACTAATAACTCTACACTTCGAGTACGAAAATTTGGTGACAAACCATTTGAAACAACTCTCGGTACTGCATCGGGATCAGTATCACAACTAGTTACACTTATTAACGACAGACAGCAGATTGCAGTACCAACGTTAAATAATACTTGGACTATTAATACATCATTAGAAACTATTACAATGACTTCTGGTCCTACGTTACCTTTCAGTGCTTATAGCGCAATTGATACGTCGCAGAATTTATATGAATTTGTAATGAATACATTTGCTGCGACCGCTTTTATGCAGTTTGAGGTTCCGCTTGAATCAATTACAGATGTCCAATACAACTTTTTAAATGGTTATACGTTTGGAGCAAAAGACAACGATTACAAATTCTTATACTCTGGATCATTTACAGACGCCGCTAATAATCTTTTGTGGTCAAACGTTAAAACAATTGGTACCGTAGAAACAGGTACAGGTATTTATGTTGTTCAAGGCGTTGAAGCGTCTGATGCTGCGCTGACATCTTGGTGGCCAGATGGTAACGTTGATATCTTAATCAAAGTGCAAGACGGTACTTTTATACAGTCAACAGATGATACTGCTACAAATGTTAATGGCGCTGTTTGGTTATTTGCAAGAGAATATGGTGATTTATATGACCACTTTTTCTCTGATCTTTCTGGTGGCGGTCAAAGTATTGTTGCACTTTCAACAAACGAAGATTTAAACAATACAACTGCTTCTGGTACTGTCGCTACGTATACTGATATTACACTCACATTTGGTTCATTAACAAGAGATATTGGCGATGGTAATGGACTACAACCTTATGCTGCAGAAGTCGATTGTAATGGTAGACCACTTGATGAAGTTTATGAATATTTAAAATATATTACATCATTTGACTTTTCACAAACAGTAAATGGTGATGATGGTTATGAATATCGAAATGCTGATGAGGCAAACTTTAGTAACGTAGATAATAAACAGGCGCCTTTCGGTACGTTTGCTGGTGGCAGATTCTTCGGTGCTCAGGGCGTATTCCTTACTAACATGGCAGGCGCTGATAGTACAAACTTTCAACTAATCGATTCAAATGGCGTATTAAGATTTCCACCATTAACAGTTACATTCGAATTGACTGGTCTGAAAGATGGAACAGAAGTAAGAATATATGATGCATCAGACACTTCAGATGTTGCGGGTGTCGAAACTATTACTGCTGGTTCTGGAACAGGAGCAACAGCTGGTGTCACCATTACAGGTACAACCGATAATAGTACATTTGCTTATCAGTATATTTACAGTGCTGATATTAACATTATTGTAGTGGTTGTGAATTTGAATTTTCAAAACATATATCTTGAAGGTTTGACTTTGACTAATACTAACCAGTCTATACCGATTGCTCAGGTAATCGATAGACAATATCTTAATCCTTAAAACGTATAAATATTCAGAAGTATAATAACAATAAAACTCTTTAAAGGAGAATAAAGATGGCAGAATTTATTGCCGCTGATGTCATTACAGATCCAGATGATCTAGCAGCAACCGTCGATACGACCGGTGCTGGTTCTAGGGCAGCTGCTTCTGAGATTCATATTGACACAGCCAATTTGTTGATCTATGTGGCCGTTGATCCAGGCAATAACGGTATGACTGTTTCTGGTGTAACACTAAAGTGCCTTTACTCTTTCCTCAAAGAACGATGGAAGAATGATACAACTTTGATTAAATTCCCATTCCCAATGACACCTATTACAGATGAGCAGTTTGAGTTTACGAACGGTTGGAACCTCGACCAAGTAGACGATACTGGTGCTAAAGGTGGTGCTGCTGTTGCAGATACTGGTTCACGTGGTGCATACACGGTAGACCTTATTCGAACAGGTGGATGGGCGGTTAACGCTGGTCCAGGTACTAACGATACGGAACGTTGGTTCTCATTTATTTCGTTGGGTAGTTTGGATTCTAACGACCAAATTTACTATCGTCAAATCAATGACACAACAAGCGCACCAGTAGATATCGTTTTGACTGGAGCTGCAAACCAAGCGATTGAGTTCTATAGCGATCCAAACGCTGATGGTTCAACTGCTGATGGTTTTAACTATAGTCTATTCTTTGAAGCATTCCTTCGAACATGGTCTAAAACATATGATACTGCTAACCTAACAGATATCGGTGCTGAAGCTGGTACCACATATCAAGCATATCGTTTCCCGCTTGTTAACTCTACTGACGTTAAAGTAACTGACTCAGAAGCTGCAGCGGCAGGCGATGATATTGCAATCGATACTCTTACAGGTAACGGTACAACTGTTACTGTTACAGCCTCAGCTGCACACGGACTTGAAAGCAATGATTTGATTACTATTTCAGGTGCAACTGAAACCGGATTTAATACTGGTGTTGGCGGTGCAACTATTACTGTAACAAGTGCAACTGAATTTACATATTTAAATGCTACTAACGCCACTGAGAATACTTCTCCTGCTGTTGCCTCTGGTACATATTATAACAATATGACAATATCGTGGGCTGCTTCTGGTGATGTTACTTCGCAGACAGGATTTAATAATAACCCACCAACATCTGTTCCAACTGCATTCTTTACGGTTGAAATTGATGCTGACTCCGGTTCATTACACACAACCAATCCTACTGCTGAAATCATATATCAGTGGATACAAGCGCAACTTCGTAAGACAACTGATATCAATGATAATACTGGTGTTACTGGTGTCCGTCGTGGTGATATTACTCCACTGAAATTAAACTTCGTTGGAGACGATCTATTCACACTTGGTCAGCCAGATGTACCCGGAGTTGAAGATTACGAAGGTGTGTACATTAACAACTTTGCTACAGCCGATCAGAACAGGTTACACTTCTGGGGTTATGGTTCTGAGGTTAATGCCGCTGCTGTTATCTCATCGATTAGTAGAGCATCAAACGTTGTAACTGTTGTAACGTCTGGAACGCATGGATTGACCAGTAACGACTACATTACAATCTCTGGAACAGGCACTACGACGGATTCGTTTAACGGAACTTTCCAAGTTACTGTGACAAACACAACAACATTTACATATGCACAGACTGGTGCTGATGAATCTGGTACTGTTGATGGTTCTTCGATTGTAGCACCTGCGCAGTTCGTTAACTTGACATTCCCGTTTGTGGCAATTCTGACATTGAACTTTAGTCAGACACTTGTAGATGATACTGATGCAATCTTCAGGGTATTCTTTACAAACGATGATGCTGGTGATAATGCTGGCGCAGATTATGGTACTGCATCTGCAATTATTGTTGATGACGCTTCTAACGTTGATATGGCTGGTTCGATCGTAGCTCTAACTTTGCAGAAGTCATATGCATATGATGAGAACGTACAGCGAGGTGCTGCATCAGCTGGTGAAGATGCACCAATTACTGCTGTAGCGATTGGATTAAATACTGCTCAATATATTTCTGCTGAGGCAACAATTCAGCGATCTATTTCAAACAGTATAACACTGATTGCGCCACTTGAAAGAAACTACGATAATCCTGCATAAGTATAGTATAGAGGGGGGTCTTATAGGCCCCCAGTTTTTATAGTGAGGACATATGAATTATACAAGATATGAAGTAAGAAATGCTTGCAATAGAAAAAAGAAAGGACTACAGCCTTTTATACCAGAAATAATTGATATCATCGAACCAATGATGATTGAAAAGAATTATGGCTGGCATAGTTTTGGTAGTTATTGGGATATTGTTATTCATCCTATAAAAGGAATTGTAGTTGTTCCTTGTGTAAAAGACTTGCCTGTTGCTGAAAACGTTTGTTCACAAATGAAAATTGTTTCAGAAATAGGTGCAGATAAAGAATGGAGTGACCAAGAGACTTCAGTAATTGCATTAGTTGAAGCTCAATTTTTAGACGGTATTATGACTTGGCAAAATTATAGAGACGAATGGGCTTTACGAAAAAATTCCGATACAGATCGAATTGAAACACATCTTCTTAAAAGAAAAGCAGATCAGAAATTTGAAGATGCTCAAGCATTAGTCGATCAAAAAATACAAAAATTAAAAGAATTGCAATCTTCAAATACTGCTGAAGAAGCCAGAGACGAGATTAACACAGTTCAAACCAAACTCACTCTCGGCGAAGATAAATAATGATAACGAATTCTAAAGGAAAACACCGATGACGGGCGAAAGAAGTTTTGTACAGGTACCAATAGATAGCACAGGCAAAAAGATTCGCCATGAGCCGTTTCATCGTGTGCAATACGCAGCTCGAGTCGGTAATCATATTTGGCAGTTACAACAAGATTATCAAATCTATAGAGCGTCCGCTCCATTATTTACTGTTGTAATATTTACAGGGCCAGATAGCGATTCCGGCTATGTAGGTATGAAATTCCCAAGTGGACAAGATTTTAACAATGTAAGTCTTGTATTAGGGGATGAGTTATGGTATAACGGCTCAATCGTAGCTACAATACAAGGTGATGAGATTCTTCACGTTCCTTATATGAATATCAGTGGCGGAAATTCTCCACAAAATACAGTAGACGTAGATAGTACTGGATCTATGAGTATGCGGTTTGACGAAGGCCGCCCACAACTAGATGCATTTGGAAGACTAAGAGTATCTTCTGGTACCGCTTTAGGAGAATATGTATTTGCTTATGACCAACTGCCAAATGATTTCTCCACTCTTAGAGTAGGAAATGGAACGATTGGTCATTCGGGTGATCTTCGTGCTTTAGAATTGACTTGCCCTTCAGGTGCACCTGGCACTACTTTTGAGAATGATTCATCCTTCGATCAAGTGGCGCATACTACTAATACATATCATCACTACTTTCCAGGATTCTCACAGACAGCAATGATGACAGTAGCTTTGACTGCTGATGATTATGGAACTAATGTTACTAGAAATTGGGGATATTTCGACTTTAGTAACGGATATATGTTCCGAGTTAACGATAATACAAATAAATTAAAATTGGTTATTAGGTCTTCTGCAACAGGTAGTGTACAAGAAAAAATAATTGAATCTGATGAATTCAACGGCGACCCTGTCGACGGTACAGGTTTATCGCAAATGAATTTAAGGATTCAAGATGATAATATCTATTGGATTGATGTCCAATGGTTAGGTGCAGGCCGAGTTCGGTTTGGTACATATCACCGCGGACAACGTATCGTAATACACGAGTATTATCATGAAGGTACGGATAATTTCGGTAAACCTACATCTCAAACCGGTTCATTGCCTATTTGTTTTGCAATGAAAAATACTGGTAATAATTTAAATGATGCTAAAATATTTGCTTGGTGTGCAACTGTGCAAACAGAGCATGAGATTGATCTTAATACTATCGGAAGTAATAGACTAGAAACTATTACTAAAACATTTGATCCGACATCGTTAGAGAATGGTCAGGATTACGAACTTATTGGTGTATTAAGTCCAGTCAAAACTTTAGAGGCGGGTTCCGGCGGTAACATTAATAGAACATTGTATATGCCTAACTACATGGAAGTTATGGCGTATCATCAAGACGGCTCAGAAGCACTAGTAGAGTTTGAAGTTTATTTAGATCCTGTATTAGGGGGTGGTGACGCATCATATTCAATCAACAGCGATGAGTTTGTGGTAAATCCTGGTTCCACTCCTTGGATGGTACCAGTAAGTCAATTACCTAATAACGCCGTAGAAGTGTATAAGCCAAATAATTATGTTCTTGCAGATCGCCCAAAGTTTTGGGGTGGTGGCGCTCATATGTTATCAACGTATGTACGTAGTAAAGGGTTTGTTGATGTAAACCAAACATTCAATAATTTCCAAGATGGTGCATTTAAAAACTATTCAGAGAATGGTAGTACTGAAGATCACGGAGTATTTTCTTGGACAACCGGAACAACTACCTCGTATAGTATGCCAGCTGTGTTGCGGCACAGAGAAGGGTATCCAATTCGACTTTATGACATAGTTGGTTCGGCTAGTACTGTATTGAACTTTGACGAAAATGGCGGTCAAGATTTTTATATTAAAGTAACTGGCATTAATACAGCAGAACTTTATGAAGACATTGAGTTTACGACTGCTGTAAATACTCAAGGGTTAACAATTACAAGCAACGGTCGTATGCGTGGAGACTATGGTAATCAGATTTACTTTACTGTAGTAGTTAAGCCATTGCAACCAGCAATTGATTTTAAAACATCGAATACATCTATTGGAGATATAACAGCACACTTCAATCTTGGATGGTCTGAGATTAATCAATAATGGGAATGGGACTTCACTACCATCAAACGTTTAACAACTGGACAGACGAGAACGCGGCAACGCTTCAGTTTGGTAATCAAAAAGTTGCGTTTGATGGTTACTCAAGAATAATTTATATTGCATCAGGCGTCACCGATATAAATGCTAAAGAAGACATTTATGAAGCCTGGAAAGAATGGGTACTTGCGTCACCTGAACAAGGCACTGGAATGACATGGCCTAAAGCTTTAAGTGTGTTAGGTGGAGACCCAGTTACAGATGTTCAAAACGTTGGTACTACATTGTTCTTAGAGAACGGATGGAGAATTCAACCAGCAGCTTCTGGTGACGCGTATACATTAACAGTAGTCGGCAATTTATATACAAGAGAAACTGGAGAAAACCCATTTTTATTTGCTGAAGGTGTTTCTACTTCTCTTGTAAGATCTAACATCGTAGATTTAATTACGATTGAAGCAGCGTCTGTAGCGATTACACAGGCAGATATTGATGCAATTGTTGATTCTGTATGGGATGAGCAATTAGCTGATCATAGAGACACAGGTACTACAGGCAAAAAGCTTGGAAGGATTGCAACGAAAGTGCAGGATATTGCATTAAGATAGTAAAGTATTTTTTATATAAATAATGGAAAGGAGAATAAACTATGAGTGATATTACAGATTTTATTTCGGCTGCTCTAGACGATAAACCGTTAGCTGCGCAACAAGCTTTCGACAATGCTATGGCAGATAGGCTAGACGCAGTAGTCGCACAACAATATCATAGTATAGCTTCAAACGTTTTTAATCCTGATTCTAATGTAACAGAAGATGATAACGAGTACATAGAATTAGAATCAGAAGAACAAATACAAGATACGGAATATTCCAATGAGTAAAGATCTATTACAAGATATCTTAGAAAAGATGAAAAAAGTCGAAGGCGGATATCTAGACCAAGATGAGAAGGGTCAAGGCGAACAAGACTTTATTGACAAGCATGTTGATAATGTCGATGTTACAGATGCGCCAGCGGTTAAAGCTCAAAAAGGCCATCCTCATGATGCAGGCAGTAAAGCTAAAATGGCTCCTCGTAAAAAGCATCGTAAAGGCTACGAGCCAGGAGAAGATGCAGAGGTTTATGAAAGCGATTTTGAAAATTCAGACTTATCTCAAATTCTAGAAAACGTTATTAGTAATGGTAGCGAAGAAGATCTAACAGCATTTATAAACGAAACAATTGACGAGTTCTTACAGACAGAAGCTTCACTTGAAGAGACCGCACTTTTAGAAGAGATGCTGTCAACAGAAGAAGGTTGTCAAGAATTTATCAATTGGATTTTCGAAGAAGACGAAGAAGACGAAGATTGCTGTGAAGCTTGTGGTAAAAAAGATTGTAAATGCAATGTTGAAACAAAAGATGGCAACGTTGATACTAACCCTAAAATTACAAAAAAAGAAGTAGACGAGGCTAGTTGTTCAAGCGGTGATTCTAAAGCAAAGAAAAAATATCGCAAAGAAGATATAGAACGCCACTCTGATTTTAAAATGATTAAGACAAAAACACCTGAAGGTAAAGTTATCTGGAAAAGGAACAGGCCAGAAACTGAAGTAAGCAAGAAGACTGACTAATGTCGCAATCGTATTATCCAGATGATTTTGGTTTAAACGTTTCAAGAGGTGTCGTAAAAGGCACCTCTCATGTGCATAAGTTTGGTGCTGTTCCATCTTTAGGTAATGGTGTTACTTCTACTGTTTGGGATGAAGGAACACTTTATCCGTGGAGTGCTTTTGATACTGCTAATACTGCGACAGTAACTGCTGCTGCTTCTACAGCTGATGATGGAAAAATAGTTACCGTCCAAGGATTGGATGATAATTATGAATTTGTACAAGAAGATATTGTAGTTTCTAATGCAGGCACTACTGGAACAGTAGAATTTAAAAGGATTAATAGAGCTTTTATAAGTACTGGCAGTGAAAATACTGACGATATAGACATAACTGTTAATGGAGATATCGTAGCACTTATACTTGCTGAACAAGCTCAAACGTTGATGTCTGTTTATACAGTACCTGCTAACTCAAAGTTGTATATGACAAAGTTATCAGCCTCATCTGATGCATCAGCTTCGCTATTCGTATATAAGAAATTTCCTGGTGAGGATGCATTTAGAATTGCACACACAGGGGAATTGTTTAGTGGAGTCTATGACTACGATTTTCAGTTTCCACTCGAGATAGGGGCAACCGCTGACATAGATCTTCGCGCGGCAAGTAAAGTAGGGTCTGGTAATGCCAGAATCACAACAGCGTTTTGCGCTTTATTAATAGAGGACGGGTTAGGATCATGATAGTTAAACCATTAAATGCAGAAGCGACCATTAGCGGACCAACAACTGTCGCTAATGCTGTTGTCGTAAGGTTATATGCAACCGCTGCAGGTGTTGTTACTAATATTGCTACTGGCGGATCTTTTTCAATGCCAACTGGTTCTATTGTTTTTCTAGAAAAATCACCAGCAGATACGATCAATGCTACTGGCACTATTGAAGCTGTTAGTGTAGCATACACCATATCGTAAGGACACAACAATGAAACTTATTACAGAAGTTACAGAAGCAGTTAAAATTCTTACTGAAGAAAAAGATGGTAAGAAAAACCTTTTTATCGAAGGTATTTTTCTTCAAGGAAATATCAAAAACCGAAATGGCCGACTCTACAATACTAACATACTTGATAGAGAAGTAAATCGTTATGTAAAAGAATCTGTTGAAAAAGGTCGCGCATATGGCGAGCTCGGTCACCCTGATGGACCAGGTGTCAATTTAGATCGTGTATCTCATATCATTACAGAACTTAAGCGTGAAGGAGATAACTTTATTGGTAAAGCCAAAATATCTTCTACTCCTATGGGTCAAATTGCAAGGGGCTTAATAGAAGACGGAGCACAACTCGGTGTTTCAAGCCGTGGTATGGGTTCTATTAAAGAAGGTAAAGATGGAATCATGGAAGTACAAGATGATTTCCATTTGGCGACTGCTGCTGATATCGTTGCGGATCCTTCAGCGCCAGATGCTTTTGTTAACGGGATTATGGAAGGAGTGGAATGGGTCTGGGATAATGGTAAACTTAATTCAAAATCTATAGAGGATATTGAAGAAGAGATCGAAGCTTCTGTTCGCCGTAATCAATTATCAGAGCAAAAGAAGATTGAAATATTCGAGAATTTTTTGAATAAAATCTCTAGAAATTAATTTATATAAATACTATATTAATAACGTAAAAAATTAGGAGTGCATCTAATGTCTGAAGAAAATACCGTTGAGGTAACCGATCAGGTTGATGTTGAAGTTGTTGAGTCTGCTGAAGACGTTACTGAGGCTTCTGCCGCAGCTGCATCGTTAAAGCCAACAGCATCTAAATCAGCAATGTTAAGCGACCTTATGTCTAAGGTTGCAGGTATGACAAAGCAAGATCTATCATCTTTCCTTGACAAGACTCTTGCTCAAGTTGGTAAAGAAGCTGATACTGTACCTGATACGTCAGGTAAGAACGCATCATCAGTTAGTAACTCAGGAGCTGGTGTTCCATCACCTCGTGTTGCTACCCCTGCGAAAGCTATGAAAGAAGACATGCAAGAACTGTTTTCTGGTAGTGAGCTTTCAGAAGAAGCTCAAACTCGTGTACTTACGATTTTTGAAGCAACTATCAATAATCGCGCTACCCTCATTGAAGCTGAACTCGAAGAGGCCTTTGCTGCTGAACTTGAAGAGCAAGTAGCTGCTTCTGTTTCTACACTTCATGAGCAAGTAGAACAGTATATGGACTACGTTACTGAGAAGTGGCTTGAAGCCAACGAAGTAGCACTTCGAAATAACATTAAAGTTGATGTTACAGAGAACTTCATCGACGGTCTAAAAAATCTTTTCTCAGAATCTTACGTAGATGTTCCTGAAGAAAAGAGTGACCTGGTTGAAGATCTAGTAGCTGTAGTTAACTCTCTTGAAGAAGCACTTGAAGCAGTTGAAGCTGAAAACGTTCAACTAAATAACGTTATGGCTGAAGCAACCCAAGAACTTGCATTTGATGAAGTTTCTGAAGGATTGGTACAAACACAATCTGAAAAACTGCGTCAATTGTCTGAAGGAATTGAGTATGGAAGCATTGATGAATATGTTGAAAAATTGAAGATCATTAAAGAACAGTATTTCACTGAGTCTGCAAAAGAGGAAGGACATACTGGTCTAATTAATGAAGAAGTTTCAGTTGGTTCTAATGATCAAGCTGAAGATAGTCCGTCTTATGTCTCTGAAGATGTTCGACATTATGTCCAGGCTATATCTAAAACTAACCGAAAATAACTTTTTTATAAATATAGATAAGTATATCCAAATAAAAATAGGAGCAACAAATGAATTTAAAAGAAGAAATTCAATCTAAGTGGGCCCCAGTGATTTCGCATCCGGATCTTCCAGAAATTACTGACTCACATCGTCGTTCTGTAACGGCTATGGTTCTTGAGAACACTGAAAAGGCACTTCGCGAGAATGCTGCTATCGGTGCTAATCAATCCATGTTGAACGAAGAGCCAACCAACGCTGTAACAAGCCAAGGTATGGGTTCTGGTTCAGCAGGTCCTATCCAAGGTTTTGATCCAATTCTGATCAGCCTTGTTCGTCGTGCTATGCCAAACCTGATGGCTTATGACATCTGTGGCGTTCAGCCCATGTCTGGTCCTACTGGTCTTATCTTCGCAATGCGTTCACAATATGCAGCTAACACTGCTAACCCTGCTGATCGTGATTCTTTCGAAGAAGCATTCTACAACGAAGCTGATACTGACTTCTCTGGTACTGGTGCTCACACTGGTGACTCACAAGCTGGAGCTTCAGGTACTGGTATGGCTACTGCTGATGCTGAGAAGCTTGGTGGAGCTGACGGTAACGCTTTCGGCGAGATGGCATTCACCATTGACAAAGTAACTGTTACTGCTAACACTCGTGCACTTAAAGCTGATTACTCGCTTGAACTTGCTCAAGACTTGAAAGCTGTACATGGTCTTGACGCTGAAGCTGAACTGAGCAACATTCTTGCTGCTGAGATTCTTGCTGAAATCAACCGTGAAGTCGTGCGTACTGTTAACCGTGTTGCTGTTCCTGGTTCACAAGATTCTACAACTGCTGTTGCTGGTACATTCAACCTTGACGTTGATGCTTCTGGTCGCTGGTCTGTTGAGAAGTTCAAGGGTCTTATGTTCCACATTGAACGTGAAGCTAACAAGGTTGCTAAAGACACTCGTCGTGGTAAGGCTAACATCATCATCTGTTCTTCTGACGTAGCTTCTGCTCTTCAGATGGCTGGTGTTCTTGATTACACGCCTGCTCTTAACAGCAACAACCTTGCTGTTGACGATACTGGTAACACTTTCGCTGGTGTTCTGAATGGTCGTTTCCGTGTATACATTGATCCATATGCTACTACTCAGTATATGAACATTGGCTACAAGGGTGCTGGTGCATTCGACGCTGGTATCTTCTACTGCCCATATGTACCTCTGCAAATGGTACGTGCGGTTGATCAAGATACCTTCCAGCCTAAGATTGGCTTCAAGACTCGCTACGGCATGGTTGCTAACCCATTCTCACAGGGTGCTACTAAGTCAGGTGATTGGGCAACTGGATCTGGCATCGATGCTAACTCCAACGTCTACTACCGTGCGAGCACTATTGCCAACTTGATGTAATAAAAAGATCCTTTATAAAGGACGTTTTATGGGGGGTCTTCGGACTCCCTTTTTTTTCATCAAAAAACGGGAAGTAAATTTATGAGTATTACAATTAGAATTAAAAACATACTCATTGCTATTGATCAACTTCTTTGGACTGTATTTACATTAGGCGGTGGTTATCCAGATGAAACTATTAGTAGTGCTATGTGGAGATACCAGCAAAAAGGTTATAAGTCAGCCGCTATAGCAAGGGCAGTAATAGATAAGATATTCTTTTGGGACCCTGATCACTGCTATATGAGTTTTTTAGTAGAAGAAAATAGAGGACATTTGCCACCAAGATGATACATACCGTTATACTCTACTTGATAATCACAACTGCACCTAACATGTATACAACAAAGCAGTATACAAACTATGAAATCTTTAGTACAATTCCTATTAAGGAATGTAGTGCTTATATAAAGATAAATAAGATGACAAATGAAAAAAGCATGGTTCATTACTGTAAACCAGAAGTATTGTATTCTTATATGACAGGTCAAGGTGATTTTGAAATCACGGTAAACGGAGTATACAAACTATGAATAAAAATATGTTATCCCCGGTTGGCTTTAATTTTCATATTAGAAAGCTTCCTGAGTTAAATTTCTTTGTACAATCAGTTAGTATTCCAGGTGTCAATCTTGGGTATACTGAACAGCCAAACCCATTCAAGAAGCTTCCAGTCTATGGAGATCATTGGGAATATAATGGTGAGTTAATTGTTTCATTTAAAATCAACGAAGATTTAGGCAATTATATTTCTATCTATGAATGGTTACAAAGCATTGCATTTCCTGATACATTCGAGCAATTCAAAAAGATCGCTGAGACGGATAAAACTCTTATAGGTGAAGGTGTTGAATCTGATGGTCACATTAATATACTTTCGAGTGCTATGAATCCTATTATAAGGATAGATTTCGAAGATATGTTTCCTGTATCATTAACCGATATAACATTCGACACAAAAGATTCTACAATAGAATATGTAGAGGCACAAGTTGGATTTAAATTTAAAAAGTATACTTGGTCTTATCTGTAAACAATTGTACAGACGCTTATAAGTATAATATAATGAAGTTTTAATCGTGAAAATTGGCTATGACTTTAGAAGAAATATTTAGTGCTTGGCAAATAGATTGTGAGATTAATCCAGGTGAGTTAGGTAATGCTGCTCTTGAGCTTGCAAAACTCCACCAAAAATATTATAAAATCCTTTCGTTTGAGCGCATTAATCATAAGAAAATACAAGGCGAGCTCAAAAAACTCAGATTAGAAAAACAAGAATTTTATCTAGATGGACCTACTCCAGAGCAAGTTGAAAAGGGCTGGAAACTTCCTTCTAAAGGACGAATCTTAAAATCTGATGTGAACAACTATATTGATGCTGATAATGATATTATTAGAATGAATCTTAAAGTTGCATATCAAGGTGAAAAGGTTGAACTTCTTACAGATATTATTAAGACGATATCAAATCGTGGTTTTCATATTAAATCTGCAATAGATTGGGCACGCTTCCAAACAGGCGCGTAATATGGAAATTAAAATCAACAAAGTTGATGAAGTTTATAACCAAATTCAAATCGATGATAGAGGCGTCTTTAATCAACTCAGTGAACACTTTACATTCAAAGTACCTGGTGCAGAATTCATGCCTAGTTACCGAAATCGAATGTGGGATGGGAAAATACGTCTTTTAAATACTGCTACTGGATTTCTCTATTCTGGTCTCAATAAATATATAGAGCAATTCGCAGAAGAAAGAGGCTACCATGTCAGTTACACTTATGATAGTAGACCAATTGATTTTACAATTGAAGCAGCTAAAAAGTTTATTGATGAACAGCTCGTTAGTCTTCCTCCTAACTTCGACCAAAGAGAATATCAGATTGAGGCTTTTAAGGACGCTATATGTAATAGTCGTTCTCTATTCCTTTCTCCCACTGGTTCCGGTAAGTCATTTATTATTTATATGATTATGCGTTGGCATCTTAAGCCAACACTTCTCATTGTTCCTACAGTAACACTTGTACACCAGATATATTCTGATTTTGAAGATTACGGTTTTAAATCAGAAAAGTATTGTCATAAAATATATACTGGGCAATCTAAAGAAACCGATAAACCAATTGTTATTACCACATGGCAATCTGTCTATAAGTTAAAGAAAGAATGGTTTGATAAGTTTAGTGTGGTTATTGGTGATGAAGCCCATTTATTTAAAGCTAAATCATGTACTACGTTAATGACAAAACTTGTTAACACACCATACAGATATGGCTTCACAGGCTCCCTAGATGATTCTCAGACGCATCAATTGGTTCTTGAAGGTCTATTTGGGCCTGTTAATAAAGTGATCACCACGCGCGAACTACAGGATATGAACTATCTTGCAAAACTACAAATAAAAATTATAACGTTAAAATATTCCGAGTTAACACGAAAGAAAAATAGTAAAAATAAGTATCAAGAAGAGATGGATTTTCTTTGTTCTCATGAAATAAGAAATAAATTCATACGGGACTTGACGTTATCTTTGAATGGTAATACCCTTCTTTTGTTTCAATATGTTGAGAAGCATGGTAAAATATTGCATGAAAGTATTAAAAAAATGGTGAGCGAAGATAGGAAAGTTTATTTCGTGCATGGTAAGGTTAAAGGTGAAACACGTAATGAAATTAGAGCAATTGTTGAAAATGAAAGTGATGCCATTGTTATAGCTAGCTACGGCACTTTCTCTACTGGTATCAACATTAAGAACTTGCATAATATTATTTACGCATCACCTTTTAAAACAAAGATACGGAATCTTCAATCTATTGGCCGTGGACTAAGAACATCTAGCACAAAAGATAGTGCAACATTATATGACATTGCTGATGATTTAAGTTGGGGATCAAAAACAAATTACACACTAAATCATTTGATGGAACGTGTGAAGCAGTATGATCTTGAGCAACACGAATATACTGTAAGAAAAGTAGAAATAAAGGATGTGTAAATGATTGTACTCGTTGTTTTAAAAAATGAAACCAATGTGTTAGGTAAGCTAGAGATATCTTCGGATACGTCTATTGATATTTTAGATGCATTGCGACTAAAGGTTAAAACATATGATTCTGAATATGAGACTGAAGGAAAGGTTTCAACTGGTTTGGAGTTTACTAAGTACCAACCCTTAACGACTGGTGCTGATGCACTTTTTTACAATGAAGATATCCTACATATACATAAAGATTTACAACCAGAAATAATTGAGTATTATAAATCCTATGCAAACAAATATTTTAATCGAGATTATGATGTTGAAAACTTGTTTGCCAAAAAAACCAGTCAAAAGGAATTACACTGATGGCAAACTATATAGACAACAAAGAATTTTATCAACTGCTAGTCGATTATCGTAAATCATGTAATGAAGCACTTGACGGTGAAGTGCCAAGAATACCAGAAAAGATTGGTGAAGCTTTTTACCTTATAGCCACCCGTACTGCCAACCGTGGTAATTTTGTCGGTTATACTTACAAAGATGAAATGATCAACGATTCACTAGAAAACTGTATTGTTGCAGTTCATAGTTTTGATCCAGAAAAATCTAAAAACCCGTTTGGATATTTTACTCGAATTATTTGGTTTGCCTTTTTGCGGCGCATAGAAAAGGAGCAAAAGCAAACCTACGTCAAATATAAATCTCTCGAAGAACTTGTTATCGACGCTGACTTTTTTGAAGCTGAAAGTAGCAATGGATACAAAGACTTTAATATTCAAAATGAAAAAATGAAACCTATTATTGATAAATTTGAATCCAAGAAAAAAACAGACAACAACAAAAAAACACTTAAAGGCGTTGAGAGGTTTACTGAAGAATGAATATTCTCGGCGTGTATGGTGCGTGGGGTTGGAATCCTAGAAATGAAGACCATATTAAAAATGATATCGAACAACATCTGGTAGAATGGGTGCATGATGCTGGAGCGAGCCTGTTTATAGATGGAGAACACATCTGTAGTATCCAAGAAGAAAGGCTTTCTCGCGTAAAATATGATGGATCAGAGCCGCAACAAAGTATTATGTATTGCCTTGAAGCAGGTAAACTAACTGTAGATATGATCGATATGGTTTGTGTCGCTACTCCAGGATCACCTCTTTTTAAAATATCAAGGTTTGAACATCAATTACAAAAACGGCTTGAGGGATTATTTCCAAAAGCAAAAATAGAATTTTATCCCCATCATAGTTGCCACGCAGCAGTGTCTATCTATACAAGCCCGTATGAAGAAGGTGCGTTTATTACAAATGATGGTTCAGGCGAGAGTATTCCGTCACACGTAGCCCGAGACGATGAAGGCAGATTTGTTTTTCCAACCTCTATTACAGAAAGAGGTGCGTTAGGATATTTTAATAAAAACAAATCCATGTTTAGAATATTCCACGATTTGCCACATACAAATTGTTTAGGCTCACATTGGGCAATAGGTTCAGAAAGCATTTTTTGCAGTATTATTGATATAGAGCATAATACAGGAAAACATTACCGTGGTGAAATGGATTCTATGCACGGAAAAATTATGGGACTTTGTGCATACGGTTCAGATTTAGGTAAAGACCCAGATTTTGAAAAAAAATATATTTACACCATAACAAATGAAGAGATTGGTTATAACGGCAGACCATACATTGGAGAGCATCACCCGCATTGGTCATCAGAAGAATGCACTACTCTGTCACATGCAGAAAAAGCATACGTTCTACAGCGTAACCACGAAGACGCACTTCAGAAAATGATGACCTTATATTATAAGGAAGGATACTTAGAAGATAACGTATGTTTTTCAGGTGGTATATTTTTAAATGTAAAAGCAAACACTTGGCTAAAACAGACGCCGATGATGAAAGGAGTACACATTCCGCCGTATACTACAGATACAGGATTACATTTAGGTGCTGCGTTTCTAGGTCTTGTTAGCCAAGGTTGTAAGCATCCTACTATGCCTGATAATATTGCATTATTAGGTAAGCATTATAATAGTAATGAAATAGAAGAGGCGATCAAAGAATTTAATAGATCAACAGAAAATAGTTTGTTTTATGAACATAGACCATTTGATATTGATAACATCGCAGCAGAATGTATTAACGATAATAAAATAGTAGGATGGTTTCAAGGTAGATCTGAGTTTGGTCCAAGAGCACTTGGTTCACGGTCTATTTTAATGAGCCCAAAATTAGCCGAAAATAAAGATATACTTAATCAAAGGGTGAAGCATAGAGAAGAGTGGAGGCCGTTTGCCGGTATTATTCTTGATGAGTATCTTACAGATTACTTTGAAGAAGATTTTGAATCTCCGTATATGCTTTATGCGTTTACAGTAAAAGAAGATAAAGTTTCTGAGATACCAGCAATCTCACATCTTGATCGTAGCTGCCGTATTCAAACAGTTAACGAAGAACAAAATCATACAGTAACAAAACTGCTTCGTGCTGTTAATGAGAAAACTGGTGTGCCGATTGTACTTAATACTTCATTCAATGATAATGGCGAACCTATAGTTGAAACTCCTACTGATGCATTAAATGCGTTTATGAAAATGGATATTGATATTTTATTCATGGGCAATTATGTGGTACGTAAAAATGATTAAGTTGATTAAAAGAATTTTCGGTTTAAAATTTGGTAACCGACAAATGAGGGTAATACCACTTTCTGAATTTACAAGAGGTTGGTTTATCGGTAATTTCGAACCATCCGTTTTAAAGACTTCTAAATTTGAAGTTGGTGTTTTTAAACACAGCAAGGGGGAAGATTGGCCAGCACACTACCATCGATCTCATGATGAATACAATGTACTCGTGACAGGCAAGATGTCAATTTATGGTACGATTATTGAACCTGAATCTGTATTTGTTGTTCCTAAAAAATCTATCGTTAAACCTGTATTTTTAGAAGATTGTGTGATAGTATGCGTGAAAGCTCCTAGTATCCCAGGAGATAAGATAACAGAATACCGTGGAGAACAATTAGATGAACTTATATCGGAAGATGGAAGAGTTAAGGAATGACTATGTCCTTGCTTGCTATGAAATCGAATCTAAGACAACAATTGAAGAAGCAGCTTACGCAATAGCAATTGGTCAGAGTATCGGTAATCCTGATATTCGTAATGACTGGGAAACGCAGGAAATGATAGAGAAGTTCGCATGTAAAATTGTGGACTTGAATCGTGACGACGTTATTTGTATTGCATATCCTGTTTGTAATACAGATTGGAAAAACGACGGCATTAGCCATTTGCTTTGTCAATTGATGGGCGGTCATACTGACATTGAAATTGTTGAAAAATGCCGACTCATTGATATATCCTTCCCTGATAGAATTGAAAAGCTTTTTTATAAGCCAAAGATTGGGTTATCTGGTCTAAGAGAAAAAACTGGGCAATATGATAAACCGTTATTTGGTAGTATTATCAAACCAAAGATTGGGATTACTACAAAGACGTTGATCGACATGGTATCAATGCTGGTTGATGGTGGTGTTGATTTTATCAAAGAAGATGAAATCATGTCTAACCCAGCAATAGCTCCTTTATATGAACGTGTCGATGCAGTCGCAAATTATTTAGAACGAATTAATTCTAATATAATGTTTTGCCATACCATAAATGGTGATCCTCATGTGATTAGTGAGAGAGCTTTGATGGTGAGCGAATTAGGTGGTCGTGGTGTGCATGTTAATGTCTTTAGCGGATTAGGTGCATACCATAGTATCCGTCGTATGGATTTACCCCTGTTTATGCATTATCAAAGCAGTGGCTCAAAAGTCATGTGCGATAAATCACACCGATATAGTATATCATGGCCAGTCATGTGTCGTCTCGCAACACTCTGCGGTGTTGATTCTATTCAAGTAGGAATGCTTGGTGGTTATAGTAACCACGACGATTCTGAAACAATGAACTGTGTACACGCGCTACGAGAATGTAATACAATACCAATACTTAGTTGTGGTATGCATGCAGGACTCATCGAACCGATTACGAATAGAATTGGTAATGATTATCTTGCTAATGCTGGTGGTGCAGTACATGGTCATAAATTTGGTACGAAATCAGGCGCTATGGAAATACGTCAAGAGATCGAAAGGATAAGTAAATGAAGATCGCTTTAATTACAGACCAGCATTTCGGGGTTCGAAATGACAGTACACAGTTTCATAATTATTATGAAAAGTTTTATAGCGAAGTATTTTTCCCAACCTTGGAAGAGCGTGGTATCAAAGATATCATTGAATTGGGAGACATTTTTGATCGACGTAAGTACATCAATTTCGATAGTCTTAAGCGTTGTAATGATTATTTTTTTGGTCCAATTTATGGTAAGGGTATCAATCTCCATTGTATCGTTGGTAATCATGATACATACTTTAAGAACACTAACGCCGTAAACGCACCGTATCTACTCCTTGGATGGATGAAGGATAAATGGCCCTGTCCAAAAAACGATTACATACTCAATACATCAGAGATGTGGGTACACGCACACCCATCTAATGACTTTGATTTTGATGGCTGTAAAATAATGTTTATGCCTTGGATCAATAGTTCGAATTATGATTATGCAATGCATACAATCAAAAACAGCAATGCTGACGTATGTATGGGTCACCTTGAGCTCAGTGGTTTTGAAATGTATAAAGGTACAAAGATAGACTCAGGAATGAGCCACGCGACGTTTGGCAAGTTTGATATGGTGATGTCTGGTCACTTCCACCATAAGTCCTCGAAAGACAATATACATTATCTAGGCGCACCATATGAAATGACATGGTCTGATTATGATGATGATCGTGGGTTTCATATTTTTGATACTAAAACAAGAGAGTTAGAATACATTAAGAATCCTTACTCTATGTTCCACAAAGTATTTTATGATGATAGCAACGAAGATAATATCCATGCATCTATAAAAGAAGATCATGGCCACCTCAAAGATACCTTCATAAAGATTGTCGTAAAGAATAAAGACAATCCATACCTCTTCGATTTATTTGTCGATAGCATCAATCAAGCTAATCCATGTCACGTTCAAATCGTAGAAGATAATCTACGTCTTGATATGGAAAACGCAGACGACATTATTAATGAAGCAGAAGACACAGCTACAATCGTGAACAAGTACATTGATAGTTTGAATCTTCCAGCACCGAAGCCAGTGCACGATTTATTTTACGACTTATATTCTGAGGCAATATCTAATGAGTAGGGAATGCGGTGATTGCTATGCATGCTGCACCGGTATTTTATGGTTTAATGATAAGTCAATGACTGGTGAAGATGTTATAGCATCATCTAATATGCCTGTGTGTTCAAAATATGAATCAGGTTGTACAATTTATCCAGATAGACCAATTACGTGCAGATCATTTAGATGTTCTTGGTTAGAAGATGAAGGACTTCCTGAATCTTTAAAGCCAAATAAATGTGGATTCATAACATACCAAAACGAAGACGAAGAAGGTAAGCACCTTTTTATTAGACAGACTAAATATGAAGAGGTTGATCAGGTACAACTTGTTTGGGCTATTTGGTGGGCAGTATCACAGAATGAGGGTTCTGTTCAAGTGAATACACAGTATAATGGTGAGCTTTTACTTAGAGGAAATACGTTATCATAAACTTTCAGAAAGTGCGTTGGCAAAATTTCTTATCGACCGGTAATCAATGGACTGAACTCCAATTAAATCGTTCAGCATCTACTCTTATTGTAGGTGAAAACGGTGCGGGTAAATCTACAATACTTGATGCAATCATGTTTGCATTGTATGGTAAGCCTTATCGCAATATTAATAAGCCGCAACTCGTTAATTCAATTACAAATAAAGATTGTGCTGTCGAAATAGAATTTACGACCAAAGGCAAACACTATAAAGTTCGTAGAGGCATCAAGCCAGCCGTGTTTGAAATATATGCGGATGATACTTTGATAGATCAAAATGCCAGCATAAAGGAATACCAAGAAATGCTTGAGAAGACTATCCTCAAGCTCAACCACAAGTCCTTCACGCAAATTGTTGTGATTGGCTCTGCAAACTATATGCCATTCATGCAAATGAAGCCAGGTGATCGCAGGAGTGTCATAGAAGATCTTCTTGATATAGAAATCTTTACTAAGATGAATACAATCCTAAAAGAAAGAGCAAACGATGTTAAGGCACAATTGACTGAACACAAGCACGAGATTGAAAAGTGTGAACAGAAGATTGAACTCACACGCCAACATGCAGCAAAGATTACTTCGATGGTTTTGAAGAACAAAGAAGATAAAGAAAAAGAGATACAGATCCATAAGAAAAAATATGAGGATACGGTTAAAACTATTCGAGCATACGATAAAGATATCGAGAAACTAGAAAGCAAACTACCTGATATTGAGACTGCCAAGAATAAAGAAACAAAGCTAAACAAGATTAAAGCCAATATGGAGTTCGAACTTAAACAGGCAGTCGAAGACAATAAGTTCTATGAGAAACACGATGACTGTCCTACCTGTAAGCAAACCATTAACGAAGCTATGAAGAAGAAAAAGATAGCGGAATCTGTAAGTAAGCAAACAGAACTCAATGATGCTTATGAAAAACTTACAGCACAATTTGACAAGATTGACAAAGTACGTGATGAATGGAACGAAGTTAAAGGTAAGATAGCAAAAGTAACCAATCAACAATCAGTATCAACTGCTTTGCTTTCATCTATTAAGCAAGACGTAACTAAGCTGATGAAAGAGCAGAAAGAGATTGTTCCTGATTCGATTGATGACGATATTGTTGAGCTTGAAGCTTTTGTTAAAGATAAGCAAGCCAACTATAAAGTACTTTTAGAACAGAAAGAGATCAATGATATTGGACTGAGTCTACTCAAGGACACTGGAATTAAAGCAAAGATTGTAAAGCAATACATACCAGTGATCAATAAGCTCATGAATAAGTACCTCGCTGCCATGGAGTTTTTTGTGCAGTTCGAACTTGATGAAAACTTCAATGAAGTTATTAAATCAAGACACCGTGATGAATTTACATACGATTCGTTTTCTGAAGGTGAGAAAATGAGAATTGATTTATCACTACTATTTACGTGGAGAGCAGTTGCTAAGCTACGCAATTCAATTACAACAAACCTATTGATCATGGATGAAGTATTTGACAGCTCACTTGATAATACAGGAACAGATGAATTCCTCAAGCTTATTACATCGCTTACATCTGATAGTAATGTCTTTGTGATTAGCCATAAAGGTGATCAGCTTTACGATAAATTTCATAGCAATATAAAGTTTGAGAAGATTAAGAACTTTTCACATATTGCATCTTAAGGAGAAATATAATGGCATATAAAATTCAAGCTAAAATAAAAGAAGATGGTAAGTGGTATAATGTTATTGATACAGCCAAAAGCCGGATTACGAAAGTCGATATGGTTTTTATGAATGAGGCTGAGGCACAACATTACATTGACAACAAACTTAAAATTACAAATGAAAACCTTGTAAGAATAGTTGATTTTGACAGTGAATAAAATGAAAATAGATCCTACATATCTGCATGATAAAATCGAACCATTTGATTTTGAGAATCCTCCATGTGATGCTATAGAGCTAGTAAATGAACTATCTAACTTTATGGTAGAAAAGGGCGGACTAGGTATAGCAGCCAATCAAGTTGGACTTAACCATAGGTTGTGCATCATCAATACTCAAGATGAAGGCAAGCTAGCTATGTACAATCCTCGCATAGTATTTTATAGTGATGATTATAGTGTAAAAACTGAAGGTTGCTTGAGTGATGAGTTTATGCTAGCCAAGGTACGAAGACCAAAATCTTGCCGAGTACGGTGGCATACGCCACAAGGTGAACAAAAGGCACATACATTTACCGGTATGGTATCACGAGTAATACAACACGAGATTGATCATCTAGATGGTATCTATTTTACGCAACGTGTTTCTGAGATTAACCTCAAAAAAGCACGGAAGCGTAGAGATAATTTAAAGAAGAAATTTTTAAGAGCTTTTAAAGGAGCAGTATAATGTCGAATGACTGGGTTTATGATATTGAACGTATGCACAAGCAATACGGTGTTGGTGAATGGGTAAAGAATAACCCAGACAAGTTAAAGGAGTATTTGGACTTTCGTCTTAAGTTTCTTTATGAAGAACTCAATGAAACTGCTCTTGCAGTTGATGCACGTGATCCTGAAGAAATCGTTGATGGTCTTATTGATCTGTGTGTTGTTGCTATTGGTACATTAGATGCTTTTAATGTAGATGCATATGAAGCTTGGGATCGTGTAGCAGAAGCTAATATGGCAAAACAAGTAGGACAAAAAGAAAGCCGTCCAAACCCACTTGGTCTGCCTGATCTTGTAAAGCCAAGTGGATGGAAGGCGCCTGATCATTCAGGCAACCACGGTCTTTTTGAAAATGTCTAGAGAATAATTCTTTTCAAAAAAAGTGTTTACTTTTCAAAAAAACTATTCTATAATGGTTCCATCAAATGAAGTTATTCTGAACTTGAGGGAAACATTATGGAAACTGGTTACTTTTTAAAGCTAAACAAACTCGGCCGTCGATCTGGTCCTTTCAACAGCTTTGCTGAAGCCCATGATAAAATGATGAGCTACCCAAACCCTAAAGCCCTACATATCACCGAAGAAGAATATACTCATTGTTCTAATCACGCTGAAGTAGGTGAACTTATTCAGTGGACCTCGGCTGGTGGCAGTCACGCTGGACGGGTTACGCATATCGATCGCGACATACCTACGGCTGATCCAATCAAAACCGCTGACTACTATTATGTAGTTGACGGATACGGCAAAGGCCACTACTTAAACAGCAACATGATGGATTGTCTTAAAGTTGTAAAACTATAAGGGGTGTACAACGCCCCACTTTCTGTTGTATAATCTTTATGTAGATCATTGAATAGGTTTTTATATTATGCTTATATATCAATCATGTAAAAAAGACGTAGTAGATCATTGCAAATCTCTTGGGTTTACCAACTCTGAAACACAAGCATACTTAAGTTATGTCCAGCGCAAAGAGCAAGCCATCCAGAATGGTGGCATAAAGGGTCTTACAAATAGAGATTCAGATACCCATAGGGTTTATCGATCAGAATGGGCTTTTCAGAAACAAGTGAAAATTCGTAAGTTCGATAACATTAAACAAGTTCAACGGCGCATGGATCAAATCTTAGATTCATCAAGGTGGTATAATCTCTGCGGCCCTTTTGTTACTCTTGAAATTAATACAAGGATGGGAAGGCGGACTGCTGGTCGAGCATTCTCTAACAACAAGATAGAGCTGGCAGAATCCACGGGTATGAATGAGTACACATTATTGCACGAGCTTTGCCACCAACTTCCAAACTGTTTTAACCATTCAATTGAGTTTCGCTCAAACCTTATTAAGTTGGTATCATCTTTTATGGGTCGAGATGCTGCAAACATCCTTAAGACAGAGTTTAAAGAAAACAAGTTGAAGTTGTCACACTCAAAGCCACAGTCTCCAGAAACATGGATCAAAGGTGTAGAACGTGTTGCGATGTTACGTGAACGACGTAAACAAAAACAAGTAATATAAGTTTACTTCTGATAAAAGCTATAGTACAATGCCTGTGTTATCTAATGACAAGTGAGAAAAAGTTATGAATTATGATTTAGAAATGCGTGATCAATTAGTTGCTAGACTACAACGCCGCCTCAATAAAGTTCTTGATGAAAAGGCAAAGGCCGCAAGGTTTGATATGCAGAATGCATACGATTACTTACACCGTCTTCAAAATGATCTTGAGCAAGAAATACGGGAGTATGAATAATGAAAACCATCTTTGTTGCAGGTACACTAATGTTCATTGCTCTATCTATCGTAGGAGTATGAATAATGAAATATGATAGGGGCAAACCGCCCCTCGCTCTTATACCACCTGAAACACTAATAGAAATTTCTAAGGTGTTCGGTTTCGGTGCTGACAAGTATGGCGCGAATAATTGGCGTGAAGATATAGACTGCACAGAATTGTCTCGTAGCTATTCATCGATTCAACGTCATCTTAATTCATTTTGGTCAGGTGAAGACATCGACCCTGAATCAGGATTAAGCCATTTAGCCCATGCTGCTACTCAGATTATGATCATGATGATAGCAATGGATCAACAAGATACTTCTAAAATAGATGATAGGTGGAAAGATTAATGATGCATATTCGCACTAATGATATACGAGAGTTTTTTAAAACAGCACTGTTACGAAAGGATTTTGTCACCGATCGTACTGGTTGCAAAACAATTGAAATGTTAGGCGCTTCATTTTTAGCTGACCGCCCAACAATCTTTGGAGAAGTAAACGATGAATATATCTTTAGAGAGCTACGGTGGTACGATTCTCATAGTACTAATATTAATGATATATATGGTGGGGATCGTCCAGCGCCTAAAGCATGGGAGCTCTCAGCAAACAAGTACGGTGAAATCAACTCGAATTATGGATTACTTCTACATGGAGAGCAATACTATGATCAATACAATAACGTACTCGACTGTCTGTTGGGAGATAGTAACACAAGACGAGCAACGGCCATATATACTCGACCATCTATCTGGGTGGAAGCTGTCGAAAATGGAAAGAACGATTTCATCTGTACAAACGCAGTCACCTATTACGTCAGAGACAATAAATTACACTGTGTCGTGCAAATGCGTTCTAACGACGTAGTCTTCGGCTATAAAAATGATTATGCTTGGCAAGAAGAAGTACTGATTCGACTGACCGATGATTACAACTCATATTCCGAATTGGATCATGTCGAAGTAGGTAATATCTATTGGCAAGTACAGTCGTTACACGTTTATGAAAGACACTTTGACTTGGTGGTTTAAAATGACTGATTGGGAACTTGCTTGGACAATGGTTTTAATTTGGGTATTTTGTACTTCTTTAATGATAGTTTTTCAAGGTGATGATCATGACACCACAAGAGATTGATGACTACAAAAGAAATTGGTTACCAAAGCATTCTTTCAACGTGCAATTACACAGTGATTTGGAAACTAATGGCAAAGAGTGGTGCAGGTTTATGTGTCGCAAAGAAGAGTGGCACTTTAAACATTGGACAGATGTCTATGCACACACATTTTGCTTTGAAGATTTAAAGGCTGCACAAAACTTTAAAATGGAATTTGGAAGTTATGCAGAAATCATAGAGAGGGAATAATGCGTGATTATAAAGCAGCACTAACAGAAGCAACGATTGATACTATGATAGCATTACCGTTGAATTTTATTATCAACTGGGTTATACTTACTATCGCTTTTGGATTGCAGTGGAATGCAACGCTAACAACAATCGTTGCTACGTCTATTTTTACTGCTGTTGCTATTTTCCGTAAAACATACGTGAGGTTGCATTTTCAAAAGAAGGATAAGTAGGTATGTTATTAGATCTAATACGAGAAGATATTGAAAAACAAAACCAACGAAGAATATAAAAGATTTGATAATGACGTACGTGCAAAAGCGAAAGCAAATAACATTACAATATACAAAGGAAGAGGACAGCTAGTCAATTGTCCAGGTGATAGCATGCGAGTGCTTGGTTTCTTTTGTGATGAGACACGGAGATTACATGTTGCGACAGGTTGCCCACCAGAAATGTTTATTGGTGTGTATGTACATGAAAGTTGTCACATGGATCAATGGATAGATGGTTCTAAGTATTGGCCAGAAAATATTGGTGATGATTATATGATATGGTCTGCTGCATTAGATGGTGAAGATGTATCAGAATCAAGTTTACGGTCTGCTTTGTCAAATATCGTTATGCTAGAGGCAGACTGTGAACGCAGAGCAGTTGAAAAGATTAAACAGTATGATTTGCCTGTAGACCTAGATAAGTATATTCAGTTAGCAAATGCTTATTTGTATTTTCACACTGCAATGGCAAAGTTTAAAAAATGGTATAAGCCACAAAATTCGCCAGGAAGAGTAGGTGTCAGTAATCCTTTACCTAAGGTACTATACGAACCTGAACATTACAGAATCGGTAACCACAACGTAGATCCAGATATATTTTTGCCATGTTTTAGAGATTGAGTTATGCCTACATCATTTAATATTACTGAAAGTGACCTTAATAAAGATTTGTTTTTAGGTATGTCTCGTCAAGACGGCAGAGATTATTACCAAGAAATGTGGGGTCAATTTGATACCCGTTTCGGTTCACCCGTCGTTGAAAAATACAAAGACAAATATATTCTTCGAGCTGACCTTGCGCCTGGTGGATTAAAAGCATTTGGCGGTGAGAAGGTTATTGCTCAAGCTCCATCTGACACATTCGTCTACGTAGCACCTAGACAAGGACACGCGCCTGATGCAATCGCTGCTATTGCTGAGAGGTATGAAAAGCGTTGCGTCTTCTTTATGCCTGCCTCTAAAAAAGTTTCTGATCACCAAGGTGCATTGTTTGCATATGACAATGTAGAAGTTCGCTTCTTTAAAACTGCTGCGATGCCTATGCTTAATAGTTACGCAAAGAAATGGGCTGAGGAAAGAGATTTTACCTACATTCCATTCGGATTTAAAGATACACCAACAGTCACTGCTGGTTTGGTAAACATGTGTAAGAATGTCAGCAGCGATCTGGGGCACGATCCTTCAGAGATATATTGTGCAGTATCTACAGGTACAATGATTCGTGCATTGCAAATGGGATGGCCTGAAGCTACACCAAAAGGTGTTGCAGTTGCACGCAATATTCATGAAGGTGAAAAAGGTGTTGCTATTCTTGAAACAGCAACGATGCCTTTTCTTAAGAAAACTCCAATTGCAGATACAATGCCTTGTCCTACTACAGGAGCATATGATGCAAAAGCTTGGGATCTTTTTGATCGTGAAGGTAAACCAGGTTCTATCTTTATTAATGTTGGTTCAGACGATCAGATCAACCGAAACTTAATGAAAATAAACACCGACGCAATCAATTCACAAAGAGAATGGAATGATCTTGGTGATTGGCATGCAAACAGATCACTCAAAGATGGATATGAAACCTTTTTATTATGATTGAAACTACACGATATTATGACGAATTCATTCGATACTTTGATCTTGCTAAACGTCAGCAGGATCTTTGTAATGTGTGCGAAGATGAACCATATGGCATGATTGCACATAAAGACTCAGGCCTGAACGATGATCTTATGGAGAATGTAGAACTCTATGATGTTGTTGAACGTAAATATGCAGGCTTTTCTCAGATCATCAATGATTGTTTTTATGGTTGGAATCCATCTCATCCATATTGGAAAAAAATGGAAGCAGGTACGTGTACTCGTCAAAGAGAACAGGTAGCCAAAGACTGGACTGGAAAACAACACTTCTATGATTTACCTGAATGGTTGTACATATTCATATTGCATAGAGTCACAGGATCAGCCATCAACTATGCCCAGAAGCCTTCTGGATATCACAATACAATCCTATTCAATCTGCATCAATGTGATACCATCGATGACATGGTAGGCCTGATGAAACATTATCCAGTGTCTTTCTATACATCAGTAGGTTACCAGTTTCCACAGTTTCCAAAACCGCGTGGAGATTATAAAAAGGGCGGTGATTATTATTTAGGAGAATACGCGCCAAGGCTTGCAAGAGCCCTCGCTGCTTGGTTATCTCAAGGAGATAAAAGGGATTTAAGAGAGATTGGAGAGTTCATGCTTCAGTGGAATGAAGACAATGGCTTAAAGCGATATAAGTTTCAATATGCTGCTGTTGTTGCTGACATTGCTGATTGGTTTCCTCAATATGTTAACAAAGAAAGTATGTTCTATTATGGTACAAATGCTGTAGAATGTATTTCATACCTAGCAACACCAACTAAAAAAGTAAAGAAGGAGGTATTTCTAGATGCAGTTATGTCAAAAATCTATGATGATACTGGGTCGATTCCTTACAATGCTGAAGATGTGTGCTGTGACTTTATTCGTTACGTTGAAAATTATGTCCGTCCTGGTCCTGATTACGATCACTTGGATTATGATAGCTTGTGGTCTTCTTGTGGTATTACCGATCATCCATATGGTAGACAGCGTGCGATGTTGGAGCTCGGATTAGTTGAAACATTTAATGGAATGAAAAGTCATCCATCTGATGATGTAATTCTTAAACAAGCAGGGATGTCTACTAAAGATTATCAACAAAAGGTGAAATTATTATGAAAAACAGCTCTATGAATGAAATTTTGTTATTAGCGCTACGCAAAAAATATGAAGGCGATGTAGCCCTTGCGCGCTGCTAACATCGAAACATATTTGCGGCACTCTGTAGGTATTGGCGAGCATTCAGATATCACAGGCGCTATCGATGAAGAAGTTGCCAAGTTGGCAGAAGCAGACGAAAAGTTAGAGACGCTTAACAAATATTTTTAGGATAATGATTATGAAAAAAGGTATTGTATCTTCACCGTTCAATACGATTTCTAAAGCCATGACTAGTCATAGGGCTGCGCAAGCCGCCATCTATACTGATCAAATCCAAGCATCTAGAAGTTGCACGATGACAATGAATATTGCTGGTCCGATGTATAAATCGGAGCTCAATGATTACGATGAGCTTTATGTATATCATGGAAATGATTGGAGTGGCTCTATTAATCTTTTTGGTGGTGTAAAGAATTACGCAGGTATCGGTAACTTCGTTAACTTTTCAAAATTCAAAGGCAAAGTTTATTCGATAGCAATTGATATGCCAGATTATTATGGCATGATGAAAGAACGGCTTGAAAAGAGCGACGAGTACAACCCTGATTGGGACAATACTGATTGGGATAATTTAAAAAGAATGTGTGAAAATGCAGAAACATTATGCACAAACAATCTTGTCAACGGTCAAAATATTTCTATAGGTGATAGCCACGCAATATGCATGTATAGACCGGAATGGAAAAACGTATCAGTTCCATTTAAAACATTACATGGTGCATTAAAAGAAGGCCTAAACAGTTTTCTACCAAAGAGGGACGTATGGGAAAACATTGAATTATATTTTGGTAATATCGATGTCCGCCATCATTTATGTCGCCAACCCGATCCATTCAAAGCAGTAGAAGATCTAGTCGATGAATATCTAAGACAAGCTATTGAGTTATCTGCGCGTTATGGATGCAAAGTAACGATCTATGAATTGTTGCCAATTGAAAATGAAAGTAGATCAGTTCCAAAGACTGGTTGGTATAAGCATACTCCATTTTATGGGTCATGGGAAGAACGCAACAATGTTCGAAAACATTTTAAAAATTATCTTAAGCAGCAAATTGAAAAATCGTCAAGTGCATTCAACTATAAAGTAGAACTTTATGAGTGGATCGGTGAGATGATTAATTCACAAGGTGAACTTGATTTTGATTGTATGGAAAAACCAAAGTCGGTACATTTATCACGCGCATGGTATCCACATTGGCAAGGATACGAATGGTCACATGCTCCATTTATTGATTACACTCCGACCCCTGAAAATGAAATACAAAAAGAATTTGGTCTTAACGCATTCTTTTAATTTACAGGGATATATAGTCGTAGTATAGTGAGCTAACATTAAAATGAGGATACACGTAACATGGAAATAAACGTACCAATTGAAGATTTACAAAAACAGAAAATATTTCTAGCCACTCCAATGTATGGAGGTCAATGTGCTGGTATGTATGCAAGATCTCTTGCTGAGCTTACTGTTATGTGTAAGCAATATAAAATCCCACTACAGTTTTACTTTCTCTTTAACGAGTCATTGATTACACGAGCACGTAACTATTGTGTCGATGAGTTTATGAGGAGTGATTGCACACACCTCATGTTTATTGATGCTGATATTATGTTTAATCCCCGTGATGTCATTGCGTTACTTGGTTCTATGTTGCAAAACCCAGACGATTATGATGTCATGTGCGGACCTTATCCTAAGAAAACAATTTCTTGGGAAAAGATTAAGCAAGCTGTTGATGTGGGTGCAGCTGATACAAACCCCAATGAACTAGAGAATTTTGTTGGTGATTACGTATTCAACCCAATAAGCAAAACAGGTCATATTAAAATTGCAGAACCGGCTGAAGTAGCAGAAGGCGGCACTGGTTTTATGATGATTAAACGCTCTACCTTTGAGAAATATCAAGAAACATATCCACAATTTCTTTATAGGCCTGATCATATTCGAACAGAAAACTTTGATGGCTCTCGTGAAATTATGGCATACTTCGATGCACTCATTGATGATAAAACACAGAATCTTTTGCCTGAAATTACAGCGTTCTACGATAAAAACCCTGAAGCAACAAAGGATGATGTCATAGCATTCTTATCAGATAAAAGAAGTGGTATCGATCAAGAAAAATATTCGAATAGATACTTGTCCGAAGATTACATGTTTTGTTACAATGTAAGGAGGGCTGGTATGAAAGTTTGGATGTGTCCATGGATGAGTTTAAAGCATGTTGGTACATATGTATTTGGTGGATCGTTAGCACACATTGCTTCAATCGGTGCTGCTCCAACTGCTGACCCTGAGAAACTAAATAAGAAATCATCACTTAAATAGGAAAACTATATTATGAAACTATCACCACGAACAGTGCAGATCCTAAAGAACTTTTCTCACATCAATCCTTCTCTTAAGTTTGACGAAGGCTCAGTGATTAAAACAATCTCACCTAATAAAACCATGATGGCAAAGGCTAATTTAGATAACGTGATCCCTCAGACGTTCTCTATATACGATCTATCAAGGTTTCTTGGTGTATTAAGTTTGTTTGAAGATCCAAGTTTTGAATTCGAAGAAACAGGTTTGACTATCCGATCAGATGGTCGCACAGTAGGTTATACTTACGCAAGTGAGTCTACTATCATTACTCCTCCTGATCGTGAGATTGTAATGGAAGCTGACGTATCTTTTAAATTGCCACAAGATCAGTTTGTTGAAGTGATGAAAGCATTGGGTGTAATGTCTCTTCCTGATTTTGTTGTAGCAGGCCAAGGCGGTAAAATATGGCTTCGTGCAACTGATACTAAAAATCCATCAGCGGATAAATATGATATCGAAATCGGGGACAATACAGCAATGGATGGTTTCGAAGCGATCTTTAAAACTGAAAACTTAAAGATTATTCCTGCTGATTATGATGTTACAATATCTGCAAAAGGGCTTGCGCACTTTAAGTCAGATGATATAGAATATTGGATTAGCTTAGATAGTAATTCCAGCTTTTAAAAATAGAGGGACCCCGCATGGGGCTAAGTTGATGACGAAGGGTTTCGGGGTCACAACTAATTGGGTTTTTAATATTATATGAAGGATATATTATGCGTGAAGATTTCTTGTGGGTGGAGCGGTATCGGCCCAAGCGAATTATAGACTGTGCTTTAACATCACAACTTAAAGCTACCTTTCAAAAGTTTGTCGACAGCGGCAATGTACCAAACCTCATCCTTAGTGGTGGTCCAGGTGTTGGTAAGACAACAGTCGCCAAAGCAATGTGTGAAGAACTAGGATCTGACTATATAGTCATCAACGGTTCTATGAACGGCAACATCGATACACTTCGCAATGAGATTATGCAGTTCGCATCATCGGTATCATTGCAAGGTGGTCGTAAGTATGTCATTCTTGATGAGGCTGACTACCTCAACGCAAACTCTACACAACCAGCTCTTCGTAACTTCATGGAAGAATACTCTGCAAACTGTGGATTCATTCTTACGTGTAACTTCAAGAATAGGATTATTGAACCACTTCATTCTCGTTGTAGCGTTATAGATTTCACGATATCTAAAGAGCAGAAGTCTCAAGTTGCAAAGGACGTGTTTACATCAATATGTGGTATACTTAAAGCAGAGAACGTAGAATACGTAAACGGGGCCTGTTGCCGAGTTTGTTAAAAAATACTTTCCTGATAACCGCCGGCATTATCAATGAGTTACAACGTTACTCAGCGACAGGTATTATTGATAACGGAATCCTTGCAAATCTCAGTGAAGAGAATTTTGATAATCTCGTACAAAAGCTGAAAGATAAAGATTTTACAGAAGTAAGAAAATGGATTGCATTTAACTCTGACAGCGACCCTACCGCCTTATTTAGAAAGCTGTATGATAAATGCTCAGGTTTTTTAAAACCAAACTCTGTTCCACAACTTATTCTGATATTATCTGAGTATCAATACAAGACGGCATTTGTTGCAGATCAAGAGATAAATATTACTGCATGCCTAACAGAGATTATGGCAAACTGTGAATTTTCTTAATCCTAAAACTGTAGCTGATTATCTTGGTGTCGAAGAATCATTAGTAGATATAAAACACCCAGAATTGTCCTCTAAGATATGCTTTCTCTGGGGATCACAAGACTGTCTAGATAAACTAACAGAATGTGTTAGCTATGATTATACAGCGCGAGGAACAAGACAGGGGTTTGAATTCGATGTTATCAATGAACTACAGTCTTTGCTTATGGTTCACTTAGAAATGTATCCAACCATACAAAATAGTTGGTCTTTATCTAAATCTGATATATGGTAAAAGGTGGATATTATGTTTAAAAAAGATAGAAAATTACATTGTGAAATTACTGAATGTAATAATGAACGCCCTGAACCGTGTGCAGTTATTTACGTTGGGGACCATGCAATATCTGTGTGTGAAGAATGTGAAAGGCTAATGGAAGTAATAGAACAGAAATATACTGAAGCAGTTGAGGAACGATTTAATCATGACGAGCCCATTTGATTTTTTAAATAGTATCAATACATCAAAGAAAAACCTCATTGCCGAAGATCCTGGTCTTGAGAAAGATTACAAGCCTTTTCTTATGAATCGTGGCCTTTCATACTTTCAAGATACGATCATGTATGCCAACCAAATGAATATATGCCGTGATTTAGACCCAAAACTCCAATATGATTTTTTAATAAGTACCATCAGGCCAAGGAAAAGATTTTCCAAATGGTTTAAAAAAGAAGATGATAGTGATGTTGAAGCTGTAAAGGAATACTATGGATATAGTAATAGTCAAGCAGTTCAAGCAATATCAATACTTTCTTCAGATCAAATTAAAATAATAAAAACTAGCTTGGAAAAAGGCGGTTAACATGGATAACATTGTAGATTCACTTGTTGAAATAACATTAATAGAAGATGATGATTTTTTAAAGATCAAAGAGACCCTTACTCGTATTGGTATTGCTAGTCCGAAAACAAAGAAGCTATACCAATCGTGTCATATTCTGCACAAGCGCGGTAAATATTATATCGTGCACTTCAAAGAGTTATTTGCGCTTGACGGTAAGCCTAGTAATTTTTCTGAAGAAGATCGCGGACGAAGAAACGCTATCGTTAGATTGCTTGCAGAATGGGATTTACTTGAGGTTGTAAACAGCGATATTGTCGCCGCTGAATCAGCTCCTACAGGGCAAATCAAAATCATATCTCATAAAGATAAAGCTGACTGGGAATTAGTTGCTAAGTACAACATTGGAAAGAAATTATAATTATGTGAGGGATTTATTATGAATGTAAAAGTATTGAGAATTAATAGCTGTAAAGATGGAATGAAGTGGTATAGAAATATGATTGGCAACATAGTACCTTTGTTAGATATAGAAAAGAACGAATACAAATCACGTGAACCGGCAGGCTACATAAACTTCGTATCTTTAGAAGATGGAACCGTTGAAGACTGTGATCAACCTCATGTAAAATACTATGGAGAATAGAAATGGCTAAACTCGGTGAAGTAATCACAGTCGTAACAGTTGTAGGAGAAATTATTGGTCGCCTTGAAAGTTTTGATAACGACGAATATCGTATCGGAAGCCCACGCACACTTGTAGTATCTGAAAAAGGCGCAGAATTTGCACCTGCTATCTGTATGTCTGGTGAACGCAATCCTAATAAAGTTACTATTAATGGTAGTCATATTATTTTTATGCAAAAAACAGAACCAACTATTGAAAAAGTATGGATTCAAGCAACCTCAGGTATTGTTGTATAAATGCATTTTGATAACGATGAAACACCAAACAAATATATTACCTTCTTTCAAGAAAAAAAGAGAGGGTCACATGATGAAATTAATTTTGATATTAAAAAATTCTATCATGATATAAAGCACGTTAGGAAAGTTCCTCTTAAAGAACTGATAGAAAAGCTTGATGCTGGTTGCTCTGGTCAGACCGCAGCAGCCCGTGATCTAATTTTGTATAACTTTAAAAATCATCAAGCTAATCTTCCTGATCAAAGCTATATTGCGTTTGGTTCTAAGCCAACACTACAACACCCTGATAAGCAAACCCCTCTTGAATATGAAACAGATGGTCAATTGCGTAAAATAACAAAAATGCATTGGCTTATTCATGAGTTACAAAGAGAAGAGCTTCGTGATCCTCCTTTAGTAATACTTAATCATGGTCATGCAACCACTGCGCAGTTCCATCCTGGTGGTTGTCGTAGCGCTGCGTCTTTTATGTTAGATCAAAATCCTGATTGTATTGTCTATGATCTTTTCTATGAATTTGCAGACTATCCTAAAATAGGATGGGAAGAAATAAAAGAGATGTATAAAGGACCAAGGAATTTGTCTGTTGACTGGCATAGATACTTGTCGTATGGCATTCCAGATATTGCTAATCAGCATGAAGAATCTAAACTAATGTCGTTGGATAATGATATCGTAGAATGGTCAGAGAAATCAAGTATAATGTTTGATCAGCCGCTCCGTATCTTTATTGGATACGATAGCACCCATGGGGATTGCTCTGAAGTCTGTGCTCGTAGTATTCTTCAACAATTCTCTGAAATTCACGGTGTTGATGTAGAAAAAGCAGAAAACTATTTCCAAATCAACAGGATTGATATATCTAAAATACCAGAATATACAAGAGAATATGCAGAGCAATCAACTGAATTCACTTATTCAAGGTTCTTAGTGCCTTATCTATCGAACTATGAAGGGATAAGCGTTTTTGTAGATGATGATTTTGTTTTCAAGAATTCAATCTTAGATCTGTTTTATTTTGTATCACCAGATAGTCCTGTCGCATGTGTTAAACACGACTTTAAAGAAAGCAAAGCAGAAAAGATGGGCGGGTTAAAAAATACATCATATGACAAAAAACTCTGGTCAAGCATGATGGTATTCAACAATGCTCATCCAGATTGTAAAAAACTGACTCCTGATATTATTAATACTTGTGACGGTCAATATCTGCATCAATTTAAGTGGGCAAGTAGTGTTGATGCAATCCCAAATAAATATGTTTGGACAGAAGGGTATTCTGATATAACTGATATTGAAAGAAGCCACAGTGTACACTATACGCATGGTGGTCCATGGATTGATGGCATGGAAGTATCAGATATAGAGGGACTTGTTTTTTATTACCAGGCGGCATTGGGTGGCTCTAAGAAGATAAATTGGGGTGAAGTATCTTACTTAAACCATAAAAATTATATACTTGATGATGTACCCGAGTAAAGATTTTGCTCAGCAATATTTTATTGCTGTTCCATTTGACTTTGAAGAACACAATCAGCTTTTTAAAGCCGATATGATTGATGTTTTTAAAGTATACCTAGAAAATAAAACTCCATATGGAAACAACACTGCATATAAGAATGCTGAATACTCAGTACCAATTATGTCAGAGTTCGAAAGAATTGTTCAAAGAGAGTTTGACGTTGGCGAAAACATAAAAGCTGAAAAGTTACCATATATTTATTGTCAAACAGACAAAACTTTTGTCAGCGAATACCATAATCATATTAATTCATCAACAATCAATGCAGTCACATATATAGATTTACCACAAGAAGGTGGCGAGTTAGAGGTGGAGTGTTGTGGTCTGCATACAATAAAGGTGTATGAAAATTATCTTTACCTTTTTCCGGGTTGGATGATACATAGACCACTACCCCAAAAAGATACATCATGGAGAATTTGCGTGAATTTAGAGTATGTAAGCAGTGGCAATGCGTATTGTAAATCAACAAAGACTAAATGGTGACTTATGAAAGGCGAAAGAGACTTAGCAACAGCAGTAAATTCATGGAGAGTATTTCCTAGAATTTTTATAACAGTTTATATGGTTTTGCTATACAATAGCACGATGTGGTTTATGGCACTTGAGGCGCCAACTGTTGAGCAGATGGGTCTTATCGGTACGATTGTGGGAGCTGGCGCCGCGTGGTTCAATACATATACCAAGACCGGCAATATAAGTGAGAACGATTAAAACGGAGATATAATATGAAACATTATGACAACCACGTAGTAATAAGTCAAGACGATAGGGAAGGCACGAGTATCCAGAAAAGAACCAGTGAAAACCTAAACTGGGAAGATGAGTCTCAATGGAAAGAGCTTAAATGGAACTCGAAATACAAGCGATATCACCTTACAACGGATCAAGCGGCAAAACTTTTTAGAGATGCGGAGAAATCATGAGTAGTCAAAGTACAGGCGGTAAAGGTTCAGCAAGGCGTCCTTCTATTGTTGATCGAACGACATGGGAAGAAAACTATCACCGTATCTTCGGATATAAAGGTGGGAAAAAATGTTTAGAGTGCGGCGAAGTTAATGACATGCACACTAATAAATGCAGTCTAAAGGCAATCAAGGAGGGTTAATATGGCACCGTTGATCATACCATTCTTTCATCCAACCTTTTGGGTGTTATACTATCAATCGCAAGCAATACAACTGTTAGAGCACATGGAAAATAACGTTAAGAATGATTGAAAAAAAAATGACAAAAAAGTGTTTACTTTTGAGAAGAACTGCTCTATAATGGTTCCATCAAATGAAGTTAACCCTTGATTGAAGAGAGAAAATATTATGCAAAACCCTAAATCAGTACAAGACGTTATCGATAACATCACAAAAGATGAGTCGCGTGTAGTATACCAATCATACGATTTCGTAGAAACTGCAGCTCAGGATGAGCGTTACTTCTGGAGTTCTAGCGGCCCCATCACTGTCTGCTTGTCTATTGAATTTTACAGCCGCGAAGATTTTAACAGCCGTAAACTTGCAGGTCGTCCGCTATTCAAATACAGCATCAACCGTTCAGCTGGCGGTGAAAACGGTAAAGGTATTGTTGAAACACAGCGATGCTTTGCTAAGTTGCTAGAGAATGCGTGTTCCTTTGTTGAATCATGTCAAGAAAATGAAATGCGTATGGCAGAGGTCGTGTTAGCTAGACTTGAACAGCACGAAATTGATAGGAAGCGTCACCAAGCTCGTGAGCAGGAATTATACGATAACGACACTTCTTTCTCTAAGAAAGATGCTGATATACTTGTTAATCAAATGCGTCGCTTAGCGAAGAATGGCGAACGTGTTTCAATTACCTTGCGTCACCGAGGTAAGCAATCATCTGTCACTTTTAAATGCCACCGCGTAGATTCTACAGTGCGAGTATTCAATCAGTGGCATGAGCGAGTCAGCATGGATCGTGTTAAGAATCTCATCGTCAACAAAATGGCTGAAGTCGTTGAGATGGACTCGAAAGCAGCATAATAAAGTTAACCACTTAATTGAAGAGAGAAAATATTATGTCAAGTCTACAAGGGTACGTTACCGCAACATATGATCAAATCGTTGAGATTTTAGGTGAACCAACTTATAAGACCGGACAGTTTTATGACAACGAAGATTTTGATGATATCGGCGATAAAGTAGAAACAGAATGGGAATTTTACGACGGCGCTGGAAACCTTGTTCGTATCTATGATTGGAAGTGCTATGACTCAGGTGCGACTAGCCGATCCGGCAAAAATTATACATGGCATATCGGTGGTGAAAACCATGGTGCAGTTGATGCCGTAGAAAAATTTGGATTTCGTAAAACTGATTATTGCTAAAACGGTCTTAAAAAAAAAAATAAAAACACCTAATTTATTATAAGATGTTTCTCCTTAAAAGTAAACCTCTTTTCGCGCATATTTTTTTAAAAAAAAGTGTTTACTTCTCAAAAGAGCTGCTATATAATTGTTCCATCAAATGCAGTTAACCAACCAAGTGAGAAAGGAAAATAGTATGTCATGTTTGCAAGGGTACGTTAAAGCAACATTCAGCCAGATCTGCGAAATCATGGGTGCACCAGATTTAGAAGAGTCTGGAGACGGAAAAGTCAGCACCGAGTTTGTGTTCACCGACTTCGAATCAAATGAGATACGAATCTACGATTGGAAAGAGTACGACGGCGGAGAGCGCTGCCGAAGTGAGGCTGTATACGAGTGGCATGTCGGTGGACGCACACCATATGTCATCGAAGTCGTCAACGAGATGCTGGACGCTGAGGGCTACGAAATGACAGCGACTAGGAAACGTACATAAAGCTAAGGGGGTTCGCCCCCTTTTTTTTAAAAAAAAATAAATAAAAAGTGTTTACTTTTCAAAAAAACTATCGTATAATGGTTTCATCAAATGAGCAACCACTTAAAAAGAGAGAAAATTATGAACTTAAGCATCGTACTTCAAGAGCGTTACTTCCCTAAGCAGATCGTTGAGTGCGCTTCTTTAGAAGAAGCTTCTGCTATCTTTAAAGAGTGGCGCGACTCTAACTTCTTAGGTAGTCGTGATCTTGCCAAAGACGCTGGTCGTGTTTTTAGTGGTAAGAAGCGTGTTGCTACTATCGCATACAACGGCAGAATCTGCGAAGCATAATTTTTTTAAAAAAAGTGTTTACTTTTAGAAAAAACTGTACTATAATGGTTTCATCAAATGAAGTTAACCTTTAATTGAAGAGAGAAAATATCATGGCAAATCAAGTTGATAAGTTAAAAGAGCGAAGTGTCTTTCTTGCGAACAAAGTAAAAAGCCTCGAAGCAGCAGTTTCTCAGATTGATGGCTACATCAGAGAAGCACATCTAACCGCAGCGAGAATCAATCGTGATCGCTTTGAAGGAAAGGTGCCATGTGCTGATGATACTGTTCGAATGATGGAATTGCTTGATAAGATAGATTTTAATCAATAACTTAATGGACCGTTCGTCTAGTGGTTAGGACACCGGGTTTTCATCTCGGCAACAGGAGTTCGATTCTCCTACGGTCTACCAATTAATTTATCTTTTTGTTGTACTTTACATAAGTTCTGTTGTATGGTGTTCAATTAAATTCCCAGAAGGAGAGTGTTATGGCTTGTTGCGATCTACCTGAAGACCTACGTAAAGTAGGTATACATCGTTTACATGGATGCACTACAATTCGAGCTATGGATAATAACATCGTCTGTGGTAGTCAATGGCACTTTTCTAATTACGAATGCGGCGTTACTTTGGTCGATTTAAATCATCAAGACGATTATTATCTTGGCAGGAATTCAATCAAAGATCGCACCAGAGACGAAATACCATTGCCGATGCGAATAATGCCTTATATGGTGATGGTATTAAGTGCATTAATTGTTGCTGTTAGCATTGCGGGGGTTGCAAAATGAATCTTAGCAAAAGACGCCTCGAGAATCTAGCACTAGTTGCAATTGTGCCATTCATATTAGTCTCTTTCAATGCGCTCTCGACGCATTTAGAATTAAGTATAGATACTAAACCAAAGCAATGTAAGGTTTATCATGCATCTGCACCGCCAGAGCTTAGATGTCAACCTATGGAGGAATCATCATGAAGAATAATCCTACAAAACCTGTACCACCACCTATCGATATTTCAACTCTTAAAAGATCTTCGCTCGATATTTTCATCTGATTTGGTTAACTTATGAGTGAATCAAAGAAGGTAATCATTGGAAATATAGGCGAAGAAATTATTGATTTCATCTATTCACGGTTTGGATCTAAACGAACCGATGACTGGTATGATGCCAAAAAGGATGGTACTATATACGTACCATGGAACGGAGGCAAATGGCTGACACAAGAGTGTAAGACAATGCGCCTCAACAATAAGACTCAAGAATTCTGGATCGAAGAAAAACAATTCTGGAAGCTTGATAATGTTGATATTCTATTCTTTATAAAGGTTCCTGAGTCTCTTGAAGAGGGAATCCATGTCTATAGATGTAAAGATCACAAACATTTCTATCGGAATTTTGTCTTTAAGGATAAAAAATTCCGTGGATATCCTATAATTAACTGTAAGGAAATAGCGGTAACGCACGAACAGTTTTTGGTTGAAGAGGTCTATAACAATTCAAAAGCAATATCAACAAATGCAAGATTTTCAAACAAATAAATTTTATAAATAATACGCTAACAATCGTATAAGGAGAAGTACAATGGAAATGACGACTGAATTAGTAATTGGCGGCCTAGTTGTTTTGGCTGTAATTGTATGGGTTGTAAAAAGCAGGAATTCTGGTGGCAACGGTGGTAATGGCACCGGTGGATCTGGCGGCAAAAATGACGGATCAAACCAAAACCTAAAGTAAAAAGAATTGGCTCGGGCACGGAAACACCAGGTGTCCACGAACTGATAACTTAGCCAATTATATTAGTGTTAGCGTTCTTATAATACGCACACCAGTTCGAAATCCTTTCTAGCTCTTCTTGTTATGTCCAATAAAAAATAATAAACTTTTAAAAGGGCAATTCAATGTTACGAGTACTGTGCACTGCAATTATGTTAGTGTCGTTGGCTGCTTCTGCAGCACCAGGCAATGTTCCAATCAATTCATCACCAGGAAAGGTCTGCGAAGACTGCGCTGATAATATTCATTGGTATCAGCAAGAATCAATTAAAGCATTACGATACGCACAAAACCCACCTGATATGCCTCAGCCATTTATATGCAATGAAGCTGATCGAAAGGTATCATGTAGTGGCAGAGACATGTCACCATATGAGTTATATAAAATGCCAGGGCTTGCTTATGTCATGGTATACATCGAAGTTGACGATGAAATTAGAGAGCCATGGAGATTTGCACTTAAGCAAGTCAGAAAATTAAACAACACGTTTCAATTATCAGGTGTACCAGTTCAGTTTATTGTTACTGAAATACAGACAGTAGCGTGGGACGGAACAAGTATGATCAGTCAGCTCAATGACCTACAAAGTAGAATGGATAATATATCCCGCCGTAACGGTGCTGACTTGGGTATAAAGTTGTTGCCAGAGTATTTCCAAGCGTGGAGATATTGTGGTGTTGCAAAGGTAGGAACGACCTCATGGCCAAGAGCAAGTGTGACTGCCTGTTATGGTGCTAACATGACTCTAGCACATGAAATAGGCCACAATTTTGGCCTAAGACATGATATCGGTGAGGATACACGAATACAAGGTGGTGTTGGCTATCGTTTGCCAGAGGACGATACAAGAGGCACTATAATGTCCTATGCAGAAAGGCGTATCCCATTCTTTAGTAACACCAATACCAAATACGACGGATTGATGTGGGGTTCTGAAGAAGCAAATGCTGTCGCTGTTTTGAATGATACGCTAGGTAATATTGCAATGGCGCACGAAACTATGATGAATGCACCACAAAATTTCATTGAATTAGATCTAGATGCGTCTAAAAGTAGTATAGAGTATTGTGAATAGTTTACATTTTAAATTTGTTATGTTAGTATAAATACATGTGCTGGCATTTGTCAGCATCTCTATGCGGAATAATCCGGTAGAGTAAAACAACATTCTTGCTTTTAAATAAGGAGAACCGTTATGGTATCAACTAAAGCATTTTCTTTTCCACGTTCACATTTCATTGGTTTTGACCACGTATGGTCGGAGATTGAGAGACTGTCAGATATGGCAGACAACAAACTCTATCCTCCACACAACGTAGTGAAGCACGATGAAACTCAATTCTCTGTAGAACTGGCACTTGCAGGTTATTCGAAAGATAATCTAACAGTGGAAGTCAAAGACGGCATTCTTGTCGTTCAAGGCAACAACACACCTACTTTGGATAAAGAAATTGAACGTGAGTACTTACATCGTGGAATCTCTGCAAAGAAATTTACACGTACCTTTAGATTGTCCGAACACGTTGTTGTAGATGGAGCTGACTTTATAGATGGGCTTCTGGTCATTGACCTGAAAGTAGTCCTACCTAAGGAAAAGCTGCCTAGAAATATTACGATAGGTAAATCCGAGAAACATCTACTAAATGAGTCTGATGGTGATCTCTTTTCACCTGAAAGAATAGACGCATTACTCAACGAGGACTAGGAATGAAACGCTGGGCAATTATTGCCTTATGTTTTGCTTCTACGTTTGCAAGTGCCGATGAAATGGAAGAGATTGTTGTCAAAGCAAGGCAAGTTCGTATTGTCATGCAGAAACTTTCCGAAAACCATGTTCAAAATCCTATCACAAGGAATTGGCATTACGTAGAACGTCAGAAGAAACAAAGCAAAAAGGCATAAACTGTTTTACACCCTATAAGACCTGCGGCCTTCCCGTTGGCAAATAATGTGGGATAAAGAGCAATCGGGTGCCCACTTTTTTGGAGTATAGTCATGTCTAAAAAGAAACCAAAAATACCCATGAAGGGTGGCGATGAATTTGATGCTCTTACTACGGCTCGTAAGTATTATGTTTATCTCACTCGTTCCGGTGTTGCTAAAGCAATCAAAAAGAAATACAATAAACGTTTCCGTAGAGTTCAAAAAGAAGAACTACGAAAAGGCGATGAATAGAATTATTCGTATTTGAAATGGTGTTAAATATTTACATTTATAAATAACACCGTCTACTACTTCATAGGAAAAGGATAATGAAATATTTGTGTGTATTGTTGTTGCTCATTAGTGGGTGCAGTAGTACAGAGCGCGAGCCTTGTGAAATCTATAAAGAAGTACCATATATAGAAAGAGAATACTTTCGTTATCCTGCAGAAGGGTATATAGAAAAAACAAGCTTCCGATTACAATGCGTTGAATTTTGAGGGCATAACATGTTAGATTACATTATAAGTTTATTGATGGTTATCCTGATTGTTATGTCTACAATTTATGCTGCGTTGATTTTAAAAATTAAGATGAGTGACGATTTATTTAATAAGCACGACGATTAGACATTCTCTAATCTTGTCATAAGTCTTTCTGCTCTTGCTGTTACTTGGTTATACCACAACGAATCTCGACCTTCTGTCGCAGCAAGCTTCCAATTTTTATCATATAAATGAGTGTTCATTTTCTTGAATTTTGATAATCGAGGTTTACCAAGATTAAACATCATGTTGACTAATATTTCCTGTACTTCACCTGGGAATCTATCAAAAGTTCCTTCGCCGTATAAAGATCTACAATCAACGATTGCTTCATTCAAATCTTGGTTAAATGCTTGCCATACTCTATCGTGTGAAATCTCTGTCCCTACTTCCAACCAATATTCTGGCTCGTTGTCGTCAACTAAATGTCCAACACCAAATGTTGGATTACCAAGGTGGTCAAGATAAATTTCATACTTAATACCTTCATCGATTTTGAGTTGCTCAAAGACAGATTCTCTATTCATGTGGTTTACTTCTCTAAGTTTCCGTTGTACAATGCCGAGGCTTACTAAAATAAGGTGAAAAAACCGATAGTATGAATTCATTTTACACCAGTGTTATCCAGCAAGGCAATTACTTGTATGTTCGTGGTATTGACGCCGACGGTCGTTTCCAAAAAAAGATTGCTTACAAACCATATTTATTCGCTGCATCTGCAAAGCCTACAGGAATCACAGATATCCATGGGTCAAATGTAAAGCGCGTAGACTTTGATAATGTTTGGGAAGCCCGTCAATGGAGTGAGCAATGGCACGGGTTTGATATCTACGGATCATCTCGCTGGGCTTATCTTTATATTTACGACACATACAAAAATTTCCAGCCTGACACATCAAAGATTAATGTCGTCTACATAGACATCGAGGTAAAATCTGACGATGGTTTTCCAGAACCTGAGAAAGCAGAAAAAGAAATTACCGCAATTACAATTATCAAAGGCGGTCTATGTGTTGCTCTTGGAATACGTGATTTTAAGAAACCTAATCTTGAAAAATACAAAGACGTTTACTATATTAAGTGTAAAGACGAGACTCATCTGCTCAATAAGTTTTTGCAGTCTTGGGAAAGAATGGATCCCGATGCTGTCACAGGGGTGGAACTCAGAATTTTTTGATATACCGTACTTAGTGAACAGAATTCAAAAGGTATGCTCTAAAGATTCACATAAACGTTTAAGCCCATGGGGCATCGTTAAAGAAAAGATGGTGTATCGAGCAGGCAGCGATAAGCAGTCGCAGACATATTCTATACTTGGTGTAGCAGATCTTGACTACCTAAAGATATACAAAAAGTTTAGACTGCAACCTAGAGAATCTTATCGCCTAGACTACATCGCTGAAATAGAGATCGGTAGAAAGAAAGTAGATTATTCAGAGTATGGTAATCTACATGAGTTATACAAGAACAATCATCAAAAGTTTATTGAATACAACATTGATGACGTTATGCTTATTGTAGAACTAGAGAAGCAACTCGGTTATATCGACCAAATATTTTCAATTGCATATGATGCAAAAGTAAACTACCAAGATACTTTAGCTAGCGTGTTACTATGGGACGTCATCATCCACAATTATTTAATGGATACAAACAAAGTGGTGACGTATGACAGAAAGAGTAATCAAAATACAGGCAGTATTGTAGGTGGCCACGTAAAAGACCCACACGTAGGTATGCATGAATGGGTAATGTCATTTGACCTCAACTCACTGTATCCTCATCTCATTATGCAATACAACATATCACCTGAATGCAAGCGTGACGTACATATTAATAACGTAAGTGTTGATACAATGTTGAAACAAGAAGTTAATCTTGATCAATTAAGGAGCTCACACTGCACACTCACGCCTAATGGTCAAGTCTATGATACTATAGAACAAGGATTTTTGCCTGCAATTATGGAAAAAATGTATAATGACCGTGTAGAATACAAGAATAAGATGATAGATGCAAAGAGAGAATATCAGAAAAATCCAACCAAACAACTTGAGGTTGACATCTCTCGTTATCATAACCTACAACACAGTAAAAAGATTCAATTGAACTCTGCATATGGTGCGTTAGCAAATCAATATTTTCGGTGGTTCGATAACGAGAATGCTGAAGCAATTACAATGGCCGGTCAACTATCCATTCGTTGGATTGAGAATAAGATGAACGACTATCTCAACAAACTGCTCAGCACAAAGAACAAAGATTATGTTATAGCAGGAGATACTGATTCGATTTATGTATGCTTTGATAAACTTGTAAAGAAAGTTAATCCAGATGATCCTATTGAATTTTTAGATTTCGCTGCGAAGTCGAAGATTGAGCCGTTTATTGACAGCGCATATAAAGATCTTGCTAATTACACCAATGCAAGATCACAAAAAATGTTTATGAAGCGAGAAAACATTGCCGATAAGGCTATATGGACTGCAAAGAAAAGATATATCATGCACGTTTATGATGAAGAAGGTGTTCGATATACAGATCCTAAGATGAAGATGATGGGCATCGAAGCAATACGTTCATCGACTCCTGCTGTATGCCGTGATGAAATTAAAAAGACACTTAAGCTCATTATGACGACAGATGAGGGAACCGTCCAGAAATATATCTCAAACTTCCGTACTGAATTTAGAACATTGAGTTATGAAGACATCGCATTTCCAAGGAGTTGTAACTTTGTTAAGTGGGAAAAGAATGCACAAGGTAAAATTTATCCTGGTACATACGCTGACAAAACAAACATCTACAAAAAAGGAACGCCTATACAAGTCAAAGGTAGTTTAATCTACAATCATTTGTTGAATAAATATAACTTAGAAAAGAAATACGAAGAAATTAAGTCAGGTGAAAAGATAAAGTTTTGCTATCTTGTTAAGGCAAACCCAATCTTCCAAACAGTTATAGCTTCACCTGCTGGATTGCCAGAAGAATTTGCTCTAGACGAATTCTTAGACTTCGAAACACAATTCTACAAGGGATATCTTAAGCCAATGGAAACAATACTTGATGCCGTTGGATGGGACGTAGAAAAAACAAATTCAATTGAGGACTTTTTCGGATGACAGAAAAATCAACGCTAGACTTACAGAACTTCGATTTTGGATTTTCTCTTGTTGACGCAGATGAATTGTCTGAAGTGCAAGAAGTTAGATCAGAGCTTACACAAACAGAATCGACAGCAAACGAGTGGATGGAACAATCTGAGCAGTGGCGACAAAAGGCACAATCAATCTATGCAGCTGTTATACCACTACTCAACAATCTTTCAACTGAGCCAGAAAAAGAATATATCTATTGGCCAGGTGAAGACCGTGTAAATAAGATTAACGCATTTAAACTTAAGTTAAACCAAATCCTGGAGGATTAAATGAACGTACACCATCTTGTGTTGATGATGGGATTGATGTTGACATGTGTGGGTGGGTATTTTTCAATCGTTGGACTTGCAACAATTTTTGCAGGTGCATTTTGGTCAGTTGTTGTAATGGCAGCGACATTAGAGTTATCAAAGGTTGTAGCAGCATCGTGGATTTATAGGTCGTGGTCAATTGCGCCTGTACTTATTCGCACATACATGGTATTATCTATCATTGTGCTGGTGTTTATTACTTCTCTTGGTATCTTCGGTTATCTTAGTAAGGCACATCTTGAGCATTCTATATCAACAGGTGGAACAAATGAGCTTCAGATCGAAAACCTTCAAAGACAAATTGGAAACCAGCAGCGTTCTATTAAGGATGCAGAAACGGTTCTCTCGCAATTGGACGCCACAGTTCAAACCCTCATCGATTATGATAGGATCAGAGGCAAGGACGGTGCGATCGCCACACGGCAAGCGCAAGGCGAGGAACGTGCAGCTCAAAACGAAAACATCAATAATGCATATGCTAATATCGAGCGACTCCAATCGAGTCTCAGTCCCTTGCAGAGAGAACGACTTGAGCTTGAAGTTGAAGTGGGTCCACTCAAGTATATTGCGGAATTAATTTATGGAAAGGATAATGCAGCTGAGTATTTTGACGTTGCTGTTAGGTGGATTATTATATTACTTGTATGTGTATTTGATCCCTTGGCCATCGTGATGATCATCTCTGGTAATATTGGGTTGACACAAAGAAAGCCAGAATTTAAAATGATGACAGAAAAAGAAATACTAAAAGATATATCAACGCAAGGGCACAATTTAACAGGATAAAGTATGAGTTTGAGAATGAACGTTGTAATACCTATGGCCGGTAGAGGTAGTAGGTTTTCTAATTACAAAGACGAAGGCGGAGAAAGAAGGTTTGATTTTCCAAAGCCATTGATTGAATTTAAATCAATATATAAAGAACAAGATATAATGCTTCGGGCTGTTATTGAAAGCTTATCAATTGATGGACACTATGTTTTTATAACTCGAAATTATCACCGTTATAAAAGAGAATATGACAACATATTTGAAAAAAGTTGTTCACATTATGATATTGTTGATATTGATCAAGTGACCGATGGTGCAGCATGTACTGCTTTGCTATCAGGTCACTTGATCAATAGTGATTGGCCAGTATTATTTGTTAACTGTGATCAACTTATGGAAGATTGGAATGCAGAACATTTTTTACAGTATGTATCTCGGCCAGGATTGAGTGGTGGTATGATCACGTTCAAATCAGATAATCCAGGTGCATCATACGCAAAAATAGAGAATGGTTTAATTACTGAAGTTGCAGAGAAGCAGCTGATTAGTGATAATGCAACTGCAGGATTATATTATTGGAAGCACGGATCTGACTTTTATCGATACGCCAATCAAATGATTAAAAAGCCAGAAACGAAAGTTAACGGTGAGTATTACATGTGCCCGGTATATACTGAAGCTCTCAATGATGGTCATAAGTTTGTAGCATATGATTTAAACGAGCAGAATGGAAATGTTCATCTTATTGGGACTCCAGAAGAGTTATTTAATTATGAGGAAAGTATATGCTGATTATTTCACACCGCGGTAACACAGAAGGTTCTGATCCACCACTTGAAAACCACCCAACGCAAATCGATCGCTGCATTGCTGAGCATTCATTAAACGTAGAAGTGGATGTGAGATTTATTGATGGTGAATGGTATCTAGGCCATGATACGGCACAACACAATGTTTCTAAGCAGTGGCTAATACTCAGATCAAACTTTTTGTGGTTACACTGCAAGAATATTGAAGCAATGTGTGCTCTTCAGAATGACGTACTAGATTTACACTACTTTTGGCATGAGACAGATCAATATACTATCACATCAAAGGGTTGGATATGGGCATATCCTGGTTGTGATGTACCATTTAACACAAGAAAATCGATTAGCGTTATGCCAAACCACTATTTTGATACAAGTAAGTTTAGCGGTGTATGTACTGATGACGCAGAGGTTTATCTAAGATTGAAATCTAACGCAGGTGCAACATGAAAATAATAGTATGTGTTTCTGGTGCAATACCAAACAATGATGGATTTGAAACATTGACTTCTGTCGAAGAAAACATTATGACAATGAAAAGCATTTTACCTGATGCTGATTATGCATTCACGACATGGGAAGATCAGCCGTATAATGCTTTTACAAACCGAAGATATAAAACCCCTCCAATGACATATAATCCCGGTAAAAAACAAATACTTCATGATATTGAGCAGCTGCGCAAACTTCGAAAAAAAGATCCTAGTGCAATTAAAAAACTTAAAGAATACGCCGAGGATAATTTAAATACTGAAAATGAAATAATGCGACAAATGGAAGACAACGTCACAAAAAGGACGTGGTTCCGTAAACAACAAAAACAGCTTATTATTCACGCAATGACTTGTCGTGATTTTGTCAAGCCAGAACATGATGTTGTAATTCGTATGCGATATGATACTTTGCTTGATGAAGGATTCTTAAAAAGATGGGTTTATGAATTAGCAGAACTTTGCTATAGAGAAAGAAGGCCAATTGGTTTCCATCGTTATCCAAGAACAGGTAGCCAAATATATTCAAAACAACCTATTATGGAATTTAGCCACCAAGGCAATTCAGTAGATAGTAGCTTATGCCGTGATTTTCTTCTTATGCATCGGGCAGATATGATTGACTATAATATACTAATGAACTTATACGATACAAAACGATTACAATTTAGTGAACCTGCATGGTACCAACTTTTATGTGAGGCCTATGGAACCCATGCGATTATTATTAATCTTCCGATTACTCTTTCAAAACTAGGTTGGTTTGAGGAACAAGAGAAAAACAAAGAAAGCGACAAATTCTTGTCTGAACTAATTTCACAAACGTATCCGGCCCTTAGCGTTTAAAGTTTACAAAATACCTAAAACATTATATGATTAGCAATACACATTTATTGGAGAAAGTGAATGAGCTTACTTAAGAAGTTGACTGCCAGTACTACTATCAAAGAAACTGCACCAATACTAGAATCAGATGTCTTTAACGGCAAAGACAATATCCTAACAGATGTACCAGCAGTAAACATTGCTTTGTCTGGTACACTCACTGGTGGTCTTACATCTGGACTTACCATCTGGGCAGGTCCGTCAAAGCATTTCAAAACAATGTTTAGTCTTTTAATGGCAAAGGCGTATCTTGACAAACACAAAGATGGCGTGATGCTTTTCTATGATTCTGAATTTGGAACACCACCAGCATACTTCGAATCTTTTGGTATTGATATGGAACGCGTCATCCATACCCCAATCACAAATATTGAACAACTAAGAACTGATCTATCCAATCAATTAAATGCAATTGATAAAAAGGATAAGGTTATTATTGTTGTTGATTCAGTAGGAAACCTTGCGTCAGCAAAAGAAATTAAAGATGCAGAAGAAGGTAATAGTGCTGCTGATATGACTCGTGCAAAAATATTAAAATCACTTTTCCGTATCGCTACACCAATACTATCATTGAAAGATATTCCTATGGTTGTTGTGAACCATACATACCAAACAATGGAAATGTATTCAAAGTCTGTTGTATCAGGTGGAACTGGTGTTTACTACAGCGCTGATAACATCTATATCATTGGTCGTCAGCAAGAGAAAGAAGGCAAAGACGTTGTTGGATATAACTTTATTATCAATGTAGAAAAATCACGTTACGCATTAGAGAAATCAAAGATACCAGTTAATGTTACGAAAGAACATGGTATCAATAAATGGTCAGGTTTACTTGAGATAGCGATGGCGGGTGGATTTGTCATTAAACCATCAAACGGTTGGTATTCAAAAGTCAACACAGAAAGCGGTGAAGTAGATGAAAAGAAGTTTCGTGCTAAAGAAACAAACAATCCTACGTTTTGGAATGAAATACTTAACAGCAAGGCATTTGCTGACTATGTAGAAAAAACATATACTGTTGCTCGAGGATCTATTATAGAAGATGATGAAATAGATGACTTCATTGCAGGATAAAGATTCTTTCTTAGACTATAGGAAACAGCAAGAGTCAGAGCATTTCGAAAAAGTGGATTTAACAGATCCACTTAGCTCTATTCTTACTGTTGAAATTAATACGACAGAGTTGTGTAACCGCACATGTGTATTCTGCCCAAGACATGATCCTAAAGTATATCCTAACCGTAATTTAAATATGACTGTGATGGGTGCAATGTATATTGCAGAAAATCTAGCAGAAATAGATTATAGTGGTAAAATCTCATTTTCTGGTTATAGTGAAAACTTATTGAATCCTCAATTTGATGAGATTATCAGGGCCTTTAGAATATGTTTACCAAAAGCAACTTTAGAATGTAATACGAATGGTGATCGGTTAGATCCGAGCGTTGTTGAAAGACTATACAACTATGGACTTGATTTTTTGTACATAAACTTATATGATGGTTTACATCAACAACTCCACTTTGATACTGTTATGCAAGACGTTGATGCATCTAAGTGGAGTTATAGAGCACATTATTCTCAAGACGATTATGGTTTGCATCTAAACAACCGTGGGGGAAACATTGATTGGTTAGGCGATGACGAAGCCACTGTTAAAGAACTAGAAGGTACGCCTTGTTATTATCCATTCTACAAAATGTTCGTAGATTGGAATGGCGATGTTTTATTCTGCTCTAACGATTGGGGCAAAGAAATTGTTGTTGGAAATCTTATTCAACAATCAGTGAAAGATGTATGGTTATCTAAAGAAATGAAAAAAATCAGAAATCGTTTAGGAAGTGGCGACCGATCTAAATCACCATGCAACAAGTGTTCGGTCAAAGGTAATTTATTTGGAAGAAAATCAATGGAGATATTAAATGGTTCCTGAGCAATATAATAGATCTGGCAGTATAGGTATTACAGGCTGTGGCGGGATTGGTTATACATTTAGTGGAATGTATCCAGATTATTTACGAATTGCAGATGTACTAAGGATGAAAGATTATGATGATTACCCATGGGAGGTATTCATTAATCAGGCTCACCGTGATATTGATCAAGTGCTTATACTGGAAAAACTGGCCAATGCATGGGCAGACAATCCAGAAAAACTCATTATTAATATTTCTTCAAGAGCTGCATTCCCAAACCTCTCACAAGATCATATCTACGGCGCTCAGAAAGCCGCTCTGGATCATATGTCAAACAGCCTAACATACAACTCAAAGGTTAAATGCCGTATCACCACGCTCAATCTGGGATACATAACAGGGCACGATTTTGAGACTAAAGATAATGAAGATGAAGATGGAATTCCAGGTTGTACATGGGAACAAGTACACGATATGATCTGGCATATAATGGAGCTTCCTCAACACATTGAAATACCACAAATGACTATGCAACATAGACATCCATATAAACTCGTACAAGAAATGAAAGAGAATATTAAATGCAATCGATAACAATTGAACAAACTATATTCACCAATTTATTTAAAAATGAAGTGTATGTTAGACACATAATTCCATTCTTAAAGGAAGAATATTTTGCAAAACCCGAAGAAAAGATTGTATATAATTTAGTTACAAACTACTTTGAGAAATTTAATAAGTGCATAACGCCGTCGGCTTGTAAAGTTGAGCTTGACGACTTAGAAATAAATGATGGTTTATACAAAGACACAGTTAAGTTTCTTGTTTCGATTGCAAAAGAAGATATAACTCAAGATTTCGATTGGTTAATGGAAGTATCTGAAAAGTATATACAAGATAAAGCCATTTACAATGCAATCATGGAATCTATAAAAGTCATTGATGGGAAGTCTGACAAAGAACGTGGAGCGCTACCTGAAATATTAAGTAAAGCTTTAAGCGTGTCATTTGATACGTCTATCGGTCACGATTTCTTAGAAGATAGTGATGAACGCTACGACTTCTATCATCAAAAAATTGAAAGAATACCATTTGACTTAGAATTATTCAATGTTATTACAAGGAACGGTATACCAAGAAAAACTTTAAATGTTATTCTTGCTGGTACAGCAGTCGGTAAGTCATTGATGATGTGTCATTTTGCTGCTGCAAATCTTATGGCTGGTAGCAATGTTTTATATATCACTTTGGAAATGGCAGAAGAACGTATTTCAGAACGTATTGATGCAAATCTTTTAGATATAGCTTTAGATGATCTTGAAGTATTACCATATGATTCGTACAATAAAAAAATGAAGAAGATCAGAGATAAAACAACTGGAAAACTTATCGTTAAGGAATATCCTACATCTAGCGTCAACGCAGGTCATTTCAGGCATCTACTTAATGAGCTTAAAATTAAGAAAGACTTTACTCCTGATATAGTTTATATCGATTACATTAACCTTTGTAATTCATCGAGAATAAGAGCTGGTAGTACTGCAAACAGCTATACTATAATTAAAAATATTGCAGAAGAATTAAGGGGACTCGCCGTTGAATTTAACTTACCGATCTTTACAGCAACGCAAACAAATAGAGAGGGCTACTCGTCTTCGGACGTCGACCTCACAAATACATCAGAATCCTTCGGGTTGCCCGCCACGGCCGACTTTATGTTTGCCGCTATATCTTCAGAAGAACTCGAAGAGCTCGGACAACTTAAAATCAAACAACTCAAAAACAGATACGGACCCACTGACGTCTACAGAAAGTTTACGGTGGGTATCGACAGATCAAAAATGAAATTATTTGATGCAGAGTATCAACCTGAGATGTCAGAATCATTTCAAGATACTGGCCCAGTTATGGATAATACAGCATTCGGTGCAGGCTTAAAATCAGAGAAGATAGATAAGGGTATATTTGATGCATTTAAATAGCGAGCAAAAAATAAAGGTAAAGTTTAAGCACTGGAAGACTGGAAAACTTCTTGAAGTTAGCGGTCATAAGGTAATATATAATTCATGTTCACAGAGCGATCGATATATTCTATTAAAAGACAATGGAACATATGAAGATATTATTAAAGCGACTATCGTGGATATACAAGAGATAGACTAATATGATTACGGAATTACACGACTACGTGGATCTTAATCAATGCAAAATACAAGGCATGATTAAAGACCGAGAAAGGTTGTTGCATATCGATGAACAACACCTAAAGTGGTTAGATGAACAAAAAGCTGAACCATCTGATGATTGGACTGTAGGCAAAGCAATACAGGTCCATAAACCGCCAGTATTGAAGGAGCTTGCTTTAGAGTTATTCGAGCAAATGAAAACGTATATCCACCCTGATTTAATACTGACATATTGGTTCAGTAGCGTGTACAATAATGGTGACTTTTTAACCCCGCATACCGATAGGCCTTGTTGTTCTATTTCATTGTCATTCAATATTAATCAAATTGGTGATGAGTGGCCGATTTATGTGTGGGATTACGGCAAGAAAAAATACCAAGGCTTTTTAACAGATCCAGGCGATGGTGTTATATACAGCGGATGGAATACACACCATAGAGACCAATATTCGGGTGTGCACTACCACCAACTATTTGTTCATACAGTACTACCAAACACAGCGGATCATGAGTGTGAAGATACACAAATGACAATTAAAGCACCGTGTTCATTTAAATTTAATGGGGAGCATAAGGATTATTATGAGTGATGATATAGATTATAAGTTTCGTGAAGGTGAACTACTTGCTGAGTTCAAAAAATACATTGACAGTACGTACGATCAGCACTATGCAAAGAATGGTAAGCAGACACTTGAGTCTATTATTCGAGATGGTCATGGTACTGGTTTCTGTATGGGCAATCTACAAAAGTACAAAGACAGGTACGGTGAGAAAGGTGATGGTCCTGATGAGTGGCGTAAGGATCTGGTTAAAGTAATGCACTATGCTTTATTTCAACTTTATATTCATGACAAGGAACACGGCCTCAAGTAGTACCAACACCACATAGCACCTCCACCAATAAGTACACTAGTGTCCAATTAAGTTTGGAACACATCTGATAAAGTGGCTAGTGTACTTATTTGTGGAGGGGTAGTTTAAATTCTTTTTAAAAAAAGTGTTTACTTTTCATGAAAACCGCTATAGAATGGTTACATCAAATGAGCAAACACTTAATTGAAGAGAGAAAATATTATGATCAAGCATTTATTCGGAGCAACACTTACGCCTAATGAAGCAGCAAAGTTAATCATCTCTGATCTAGGCATCAGCAACTGGTGGACGTGGCAAGAGAAAAGTGTCTTGTGTGACATGACACCTCTTACCCAGCGTGAAATTGATTTAATCGACAAAGCCTGCGCAAAGCAAGCCGAGAGAGTTCACAAGTTTCTTAATCTAGCTCCACTTCACCGGCGCGTAGTGTTAGAGCGAGGATAATATTATTTTTTTAAAAAAAGTGTTTACTTTTAATGAAAGCTATAGTAGAATGGTTCCATCAAATGAGCAACCACTTGAAAAGAGAGAAGATTATGTTTAAATATTGGGTTGGTGATAAAGTTTGGGTTAAGTGTGCTGGTAGTGATGCTTGGGCTGAGGGTGTTGTGGTTGGTTTTACTGCAAAGCGAATCAAAGTTATTAACTATGGTCGTATGGATGATAAAGTTGTGTGTGTCGCCACTCATAATGTGAGGGAAAAATAATGGTATGCTATTCGTATGTTCACTGCATCGGGCAAAACTACCACAAAGTAGAACTGCTCGATGAGGACTACAGCGCTATTCAGGAGTTTGAGTCTTCGGTAGGTATTGATGTTCTTAAGCAAGCCAAAGCTCACATAACAGCGAAGCAGAATGAAAAGCTCGAGCTTTTGATTAAAGTGTGTAACCGCCCTAGCTTACCAGTATTTATTAATAAACGCGGTTGCATTGTATAAATAGGGATGAAAATGAAGAAATTTTTGAAGGGACTTCGTATCGCAGTAGTATTTATTCCAGCACTTGTTTGGGATGCTTTTTACTACTTAGTTACGCTGCTTTATACTGTATGTACAGTATTTGATGAAACCGGTGCAAAAGCACTTGATGAATGGATAGGAGATTAGTATGGCTAATGTAGTATTACCAGTTGATTTAGTAAACCGTGTCTTAGCGTATATGGCAACTCGCCCTTACTCAGAAGTCACAGATATTATTAGTGAGATTCAAACAACTGCAACAGTTCAAGAATCTGTTGCTGAATCGTCTGATGAAGACATGGAGACCTAAACCATGAATGAAGCAGCGATGGCAAATATGGAAACCTTTGGATTTATTGTTATAGGAGTTTGGTTCTTCTTGGCATGTGCCGTACTATACGGTGTCTTCAAAGTTTTAACAACGCCTACAGGTAAAGCAATTATAGCAGGTATTTTTCAAACCATTTTGTGGATGCTGTTTGCCGGCTTTGTGCTGTCTTTCATCTTCTGAGGAAATAAAATTATGAAGGACTCTTTTAGTGTCGGTAAGAAACCTAAAGTTACAATGAAAGATAGAACGCTAAAGGCAGGTGAAGCTATCTTAGATTGGGTAGTTTCATTTCTTAGTATGGCCGCAACGGTAGCTGTATATTTTTTCGTAAACTTCACATTTTTTGGAGGTTAAAATGAAAGACGATGTAGAAACAACACTCGGAAGTCGCATGAAGGATTCGGCGATACAAGGCATATTTGTTGGAGTTATTATCATCATTGCTAGTAACTTTATGGGTTGCGCTTCACAGCCATCCACCTACACTGATACGTCTACACCTGCTCAACGTAATGTTGAAGCAACAGGGGCTGCAGCAACTGAAGCGGCACGTTCAAATAGAAGTACGAACGGTGATGTAGAGATGCGTGGTGTTTCTGTTTCTCAGATCAACCTTTCAGGTTTGCCAAAGTATGACTCAAGAACTGGACGTAGGATTATCTACGATCAAAACGGTAACCGTGATCATCGTGCAGAGCTGCAAAATATCTATAGGACAGATCACCAAGGTCGGCAAGGATATCTTGGTTACACCGCCAGCACATTTAAGCGTGAAGCTGATTACGAGCTAAAGCGAAAGATCAATAAGAAGATTGATCGGATTATTGATAAAATCTTTTAGTGTACTTTCTCTGAGTTATAGAGTATAATTTATTTAACAAATAAATGAGAGATATATCATGGCTCGTAAAGAAAACACTTCTAGACCTCGTAAGAAAGAAAACGTTTCTGTTGCTGCTGACAAAGACTTTGTTGCATATACCCCCAATAAACTTGCCTATAAAAAAGCAGGTGTCAATTATAACCCTGGTGATTCTGTGCAAATTACAGATCCTGTTGATGGTATGATATACGGCAAATTACTTAATGTACTAAGTAGCCAACTTGTCGTTTTGCCTGATGGCAGCACTAATCCAAGGTTCTTTTTTACTTCAGGTCTTAAAATCAGCAAATC